AAGTGTTTAGTTGCTTCAGAGGACTACTTTGAAAAGCTCCGATGTTTTCGGCCTATCGGTATTATACCACAACGAGCCTTGCTTGTTAAGGGTCTATAAGTTCATTGATGCCCGTTTTACCGGAAGGGAAGAGTGAGACATGAAATGTCTTTCCATTCAGCAACCGTTTGCATGGTTGATTGTCAACGGCTATAAAGACATCGAGAACCGCAACTGGTCAACGGATGTTCGCGGCTGTATCCTCATCCATGCAGGTAAGCAGGCAGATATATCTTTCTTTGATAAGGATGGCTTGCTCTACTTGCCTTATGCAGAGCATATCTGTAGCGAGGCCATAGCCTCCCTCATGCCAGAGCGACTGGCAGACTACGAACGGGGCGGTATCGTCGGCTATGCCACGCTACAGAAGGTGGTCAGCCAGTCAGAGAGTCCCTGGTTTCGTGGCAAATACGGCTTTGTGCTGACGCAGCGCCGCCCCGTTCCCTTCATGCCCTTGCGCGGGCAACTCGGTTTCTTCGATGCGCCCACGGAGATTGAAGAGGAGATCACCCGTATCCGGGATGAACGCGGCTGGTCAGCGGATATGGCTGACCTCACACAAATCAAGCAGGAGTGGCGGGAGTACCGCTTAGCGGGCAACGCGCCGCCGCCCACACCGCCCTCGGAAATATGGAGCAATGACTATGACGACTGAACCTCATCCAACACGACTCATTGCCTTGCGCACAGCACCCATCACCGATGCGCAGCCCGTGCTGTGCGTCACGTGCCACCGCCACGCAGGCCCGCACTGGCTCTATCTCGACTTCTGCGCGTTTCGCAGCAACCTGCTCTACCTGCGCACGGCAGTGCTGGCAGAGGACAGTATCCTCTCCCTTGCCGCCCATGAGCAGTACCGGCGGGTGGAACGGCGGCGGCGGGAGGCGCTGTGGACAACGGTGCAGCGTGAGCATACAGGTCATGTCCCGTATGCGGCGCTGGGCCTTGTAGAAGTGGGGTGGGTGCTGGACGACGCACGGCAATTACTGAACAGGCTGTACTGGCGCTATCAACCGCGCACAGCGCACAGATAGGGAAAGGGGAAGGGACATGCATGCACCCGTTGGCGAACTGCAAGCCCTCTTTACGGATTTGCAGGGCTATCACCTGAGCGCAGAAGAACATGCCCGCCTGCTCAAGCGCGCCAAAGAGACGGGGGACGAACAGGCAAAAGACGCCTTTCTTGCCGCCAATATGGCCCTCGTCGTCTCCATTGCTGTCCGCTATGAGGGCCGTGGCGTTAGCTTACAGGATTTAGTGCAGGAGGGGGCGCTCGGACTCTTGCGCGCCTACCACAAGTTTGACCTGGCGCGGGGCTATCGCTTCTCGACGTATGCCACGTGGTGGGTGCGGCAGGCAGTCTCGCGCGCCTGTATGGAGGCCAGCCTTATTCACGCCCCCGGCTACGTGCAGGACGGGCTGCGGGCGGCGCGGGCGTACCAGAATGCGCGGGAGGTAGCGGGGGAAGAGGCCCCCACCGAGGCGGAGTTGGCAGAGGCGTCGGGCCTCTCCCTGCCGTTCTACCGCGCAGGCGTGCGGGCAAGTGCAGTCCTCTCCCTTGATGTGCCGCTGGCGGAAAACGAGGAGAGCAGCCTTGCCGAAACGCTTATCTCCCCACAGGACGCGGCGGAGGAGGCAGAGGCGCAGGTGGGCAAGGACTGGCAGCGCGCGCGCATTCTCCACGCCCTCGAACTGCTCACCACGCGCCAACGCACCGTCCTCATCCTGCGCTACGGTCTCTCAGACGGGTGCGCCCGCACGCTGGATGAGGTGAGCGCGGCGCTCGGTATCAGCCGGGAGCGGGCAAGGCAACTGGAAGTTGGGGCATTGAGCCGCCTGCGCAGCGCAGAGGGACGCAGACGCCTTGCCGGTGAGAGCGCCCCGCTGGCCGCGCCATCCGTCTACGCGCGGGCAATGCGCGAGCAGGAAAAGGAGCGCGTCTATGCTTGAGTCCCTGCTGACCACCACCGATGCGGCGCTAGAGGCGGTACCTGCCCCCGTTATCCCCCACTGGCATATCGAGGCCACCTATAGCGGCGGTATCTTCCCCGGCTATAGCGGCACGGATTTTACGCAGGCGCGGCTCTCCATTGCCGACTTTGTACTGGCAGCAGGGACGGAAAGCGTGGTGGTGTGGCGTAATGGCATCGTGTTTCGGCAACTAACGATAGAGAGGAATTGAGGATGGAGGCAGAAGAGAGGGAGCAGCCCAGATGCTGCTATGTAGATGGCACGGCTGCATGCGCACGCCTGGCAGAATATATCTTGCGCATCAGGGAAGGACAGGCGTCCGGGGAGTTGCCCCTCTGTGAGCAGCACCTGGGATGGCTGGCAGTCGCCCTGGCGCCCATGAGAAAGCGAGAGCGCCGTGAAGACGGAAGATGAGGCAAGAGCGGCGATTGCGGCCTGGGGTGAGAACCACTGGAGATGTTCAGGGAACGCAACGCCCCCGGTTGTGACGGTAGAGACGATCACCTACTGCGAGGTAGAGCAGTGGTGGGAGGCGCGACTCTCCATCACAGGGGAGCCTGGACGGCGCCATGTCATTTTCTGGCAAGAGGACAGCCCGCCATTCAGGTTAGCCGTGAGTATCCGTGAGGAGGTGATGGTCTGATGGAGACGCCCATCCCGGAGAGCAGGCCGCTTTGCATGGCAGCCAGCCTGACCTTCGTGCGCCGTTGTGAGGATACGCTGTACTGGACGTGTGACACCTGCGGGGCGATCATTGCCGATGACATGCGACACCCGCGCCCGCTACGCGACCTACATCCCGTGCCTGTAGTGACATGGGAACACAGCAGAGAGGAGAGCATGGTATGACCTCACACCGCACGAAACTGACGCTCTCCATTGCCGCCGGGGCCACTGTCCCGCAGGCCCGTGACGTGGTGGAGGTTGTGGAAGAGGGCGGGCTGTATGAGGTCTGGATACACCGCGTCTTGCTGGCAGCACATAACCAGCAGGATGGCAGCACCCACCTCTACGTAGATGCCACAAAGCGGCTAATACGGGAGGCCGTACAGGAAGCATAAAACGGGCTGGAAGGGGAAGACCCGCCCCTTCCAGCACATGCCCCTTGACAAGAGTATGTCAGGGCGTATCAAGGAGTATCACAATGAAAAGAACGGACACGCGACCCGTTTTTCTGTGCTATGCTAGTGAGGACGCGGGGAAGATGGATGAGGTGGAGAGATGAACGCAGCAACACAGCAAATACTTACCGGCTTCTATGAAGCCTTTGCCGATGCCCTGCGCGCGCGCATTCGCTTCATCCTGCATGACCCGGAACTCAGTGAGGACGTGCTGCAAGAGGTGTTCGTCAAGGCCTGTTGCAAGTGGGAAACGCTGGCCTCCCATGCACACCCATATGGCTGGCTCTACCGCGTTGCTACCACGACGGCTATTGATGCGGCCCGCCATCAGCGCCGCTTTGCCGCCCCCTGCGTCACGCTCTCCTCGGAACTCCCTGACCCCCGACAGCCTGACCCGCAGGAGAGCATCCTTGCCCGCGAACACCTCTCCGACCTGCTCTCTCTCACGCGAGAGCAGGAACTGGCCTTGCTGCTGCGTGAGGCCAGCACGGGCGTCTCAGACCGCAAGCGACTCTGGAATACCCGCCGCAACATTAGCGACCGCGCAAAGCGGCGTGAACAGGCAAGAGGCGGCAATGAAAGGAGACCCATCAAATGTTCTCCTGCTGTCGTTCCGATCAGTGACGGCGATGAAAGGAGCGCCACATGAAATACCTCTACCTGGCACAACTGGAAGCCGTCTATGACGCCGGGGGCGCGGCACCCGTCATCGACTTTTGCCCGGCCCTGCTGGTAGCTTCCTCAGAGCAAGACGCTGAGCAGCAGGCACGGGCACGCTGCGCAGGCTTCTTCTCAGAAATGCATGGCTGGCGGCACCACGCCGTGACGGTGATGGCCGTGCCGGAAGAGACGCTCCTACAGGCGGGCTACCAGCGCAAAGAAAGCGAGAAAAGCAGATGAGCGAGCATCTCACCCACTTTACCGCCCTGCGCGAGCGGTACCACGCCTTCTACCGCGCGCTCTTCCTGCTCTCGCGTGAAGAGGAGATCGGCAGCGCGCCGGAGGCGTACATGCAGCAGGCACGGGCGGCAACTGCTGAGAAACTGGCAGCCCTGAGCGAGACGCTGGAGAGCATCAAACGGGAATACGGACTACTGGAAACAGGGGAAAGTGAGCGTTAGATAGAAATATGTCTCATTTACCATTGCACTTGAGTGAACAATGTGATACTATTACAGCGTACCTCTTACAAGAGAAGGGAGGCTACAATGTTGGTTATGGAAAAGCCATACTACACCGTAGAGGAGGTAGCAAAGGAACTGCAAATCCATCCGGTGACAGTGCAACGCTACATCAGGAGCGGGGAACTGACTGCCTACAAAATCGGCAAGATATACCGTATCCATGCCGAAGACTTGCGGCGGTTCATGGAAGGACGCAGAACCGACAGAGAGAAGGAAAGCTGACATCTGAGAAGCTGGCAAATTCTCTGCCAGTGATAGAGCAGTGGACGCTTCGCAGTTTCCACCCCGCAAGCGACTCACTGTGTCCCTCTACCACTGTGTCTACAGTGTATGACGGATTGCACACAACCGTCAACGTCTAGAGCAGTGGTTAGGTACCATATGCTCTTTTTTGTTGCTAAGGGAAGGATGAAGGAGAGAGCATGAAGAAGTCAAAATACCGGACGCTCAGCAGTCTCTATCAGGCTATTGCACAAGGGAAAGTTGACCTGAAGGGACTTATCGCAATGGCAGACGGCGGAGACTTTACCGTTTACCGGCCCGCCCCTGCTTCCAGCATGGAGGAGGATGAGGTGTTCTTTGATGGACATGAGCGTGACGCCATCAAATTTGCTGCAAAAATGCTCGGTGTGCGCTACGTGGAGCCGTAGCAAAGAGAAGGAGAAAGAAGGAATGCTAGACATTCAGATTATCAATTGTAGTCGGTGCGGCGCGCCCTGCAAACTGGCGACGGAGGCGACGGAGGAGGCACGATTGCTCAGGGCGGCAACGCGCTCCGAAACGAGCGGCTATTGCGTTGACTGCGCAGCCACAGACTTTTTGCAAAACCAGTACCCGCACCTTGCCAAACTCATCGCAGGCAACCCGCAGGGCAAGCAGATGCTCCTTGACACCCGCGTGCAGGCGCAATTTGCACGGGTGATGCAGGCGGGCAATGCCGATGCCCGTCCTGATGAGATCAACTGGGGGCGCGTGGTTGACCTGTGGGAGATGCCGTTTGCGAACAGGCGGGCGCGGCGCACAGGAGGGAGATCATGACCAGAGCAGCAGAGGGCAACCGGCGCAAGGGCTTCGCCACGTTCTCGCCGGAGAGGCGGCGTGAAATTGCCTCACGTGGCGGCAAGGCAGTGCAGGCGCGCGGGACAGGCCATAAGTGGACATCAGAGACCGCCGCCATTGCCGGGCGACTTGGCGTGAGTCACAAGCGAGCGAAACACAGTGCTGAAATAGCGGGAGAGGAAGCCGTGACCCCGTTACAGCATCATCTCACCCGCTTCTGGTTAGAGGTCTGGCGCATTGGCAGCCTCACCCGCCTCTATATGACGGAGCGCGGCCTGAGTGAGCAGGAAGCAATGGCAGAGTTGATGAGTCTGGCCGATGTGCCAGGAGAGGAAGAGGCAGGGCTATGACACAGGCAAGCATAGGGGAAACCTTTCACAGCTACAGCGTGGCCGTTTCAAAGCGGGTATTTGACCGGTATGCCTATCTGGAATACGGGACGCTGGAACACCCTGAACTCTTAGAGCGATATATTCACACCATTGGCTTTGAACTTCCCGGCGGCTTTCACGGTGATGACGGGAAAGTCTACCACCATATCTTTGTCGTCCTCTCCCGTGACGATATTACTGATGAGTTAACCACCCTCTTCCCCAAAGTCACGGGCAACTGGACACACAAGATTGAGAAAGCAACGGGAGAGGAAGATACAGGGGCGGTGAAGTAGTCGAACCACTTGCCCCAAAACGGCAAAGTCCTCTGCTAAACGGCAAGCTAGCAGAGGACAGCCAAATTTACTGTTGTCGATGCACTTCCTAGTATACCACGAAACTAGGAAGTTGGAAAGGGGTATTCGTATGCAATTCACTACTGTAGCGCGTGTTTTTGCGCCTATTTTGATAGATGAAGCCGTGTGGAGGCGGTGGAGGTGGCATCATGAGTGAGGATATAGCAGGCTATGCAGCCCTGAACTTTGATGGATTAGAGCGACGGGCAAACTATCGGTTTATTGGCTTTCGTGAAGACATCCTACAGGCTCTTGACCGCAATGACGCGGCGGCGATTCTCTTTGAAATCATCTGGCGCTGGCAAATAGAGTACCGGCGGGAAGAGATCATGAAGGAGAATGAGCGACGGAAAAAGGCCAACCTTCCCCTCTTAAGTACAGAGGAAGTGGAAGAACGCATGTGGGTCTACATGTCCTACAATGACTTTGTACGTGAGTCAGGCGGGGCCATTGGCTACAATACCGTGATTCGCACACTGGATTTTCTCATCAACACCAAGAAAGTCTTCAGGCAACGCCCGAATCACAATCCCCACTACCCGGACTTTGAGTACAGCATCAATAAAGAGGAAGTACGCAAGCTCCTCAAAACCCTTCCTGCTACCCCAAAGTTCACCCCGAAAAAGCCGAAAAAGAAGGGAAAGCAGTCTACCCAAATGGGTATACCCGAACAGGACTCTACCCAAATGGGTATACCTGCTCAAAACAGAGGGTCTACCCAGACAGGTACACCAGTCTACCCAAATGGGTATACCCCGTCTACCCAAATGGGTACAGGGGTATACCCATTTGGGGGTACATCACAATATCACACAATATCTTCCACAGAATCATCACAGAGAGAGGGTGTTGCGCTTAGCGCGCACACCACACCCACACCTGCTTTTTCATCAGGAGATCACCATGCCACCACAGACACCCCTGCTCCTGCTCAGCTGGACACTGCTCCTGCTGACATGGATAGCCGCCGTGAACTACCTGCCACGCCACCTGTAGCACATGAGAATGGTTCTCATTCTCACTTTCAAGCTGAACCGTATGCATATAGCCAACGGTCTATGCAGACGACACAAGGAGACGTACATGCAACAACTTCTCATCCCCTTTCTGCTGACGATCATCATTCTTCAGTTGCTCATGCATTCCATCCTGCTGAGATGGATAGTGCAGGAGTTGAGAGAGTTGAACCGCCGTCGGTAGCCGCCGTGCCTATACGAAACACCTCATCCATTGGCGTGACCTTTCTGGAGGATGAGCCAGAAACCGTGACGGAGACGCCCTTTGCGGCAATGGATGCATCTGTGCTGGCGGTGCTACTGGAACGGGAGCAGGTGATGCTTGCCGCCATGACGCCTGTACAGCGCGCACAGGCAGAGAGGACGTACCCTGACCTCTGTGTGGTGATCGGAGAGGACAGCGATTATGACCGACTCTTGACAGCAGGGCAGTGCCTCTCCGGGCGCGCCGCCCTTGCCGCCGATGTGTGCGCTCTTGCAGAGTTATCCACAGGGGATGTGGATAACAATGGGGATGAGGAAACGGTGAAGGGCGCGGCGGTGGGCTATGCCCATCCTCCGGTACTGCGCAAGACGGCCCGGCGCCCGGTTGGGGGCGAGAAAGGAGGCGTGAGAGATGGAATGCGACCCGCTTGCAGTGGGGATCGTTCTGCTCTCGGTGATCGGGGTACTGCTCTGCCTGCTGAGCCTCAACCTGGCAGCGCACGGCCTGCTCTGGCTATGGCGGAGGCAGCAGCGGCGGAGGCGGGACAGGAAATGAATGCCGTGCGCGTGACGCCGCCTGATAATGCCGTTCTCATCGATACGGGCAAGCGGGAGGCGGCGCGCCCGCAAGGAGAGCAGGAAATACCGGCAGGTGGCAGGAAGCGGGGGAGCCGCTCCCCGCGTGGCAGCACAAAAAAGACGCTCTCGGCTGAGCAGGAGGGACGCATTGCCGCCGTCTACGAGGCGCTGGACACTTTCTACCGCGAGGTCATGCCGACTGATGCGACAGGGGGCTACGCCCGCACGAAGGCGGGGGATGCCGCCATCTTAGAGTTGATTGATAGCCGACAAGTCACACGCACGGACTTGCTGGACGTATGCCGTGACATGTGGGATGAGGAGAGTAAGAACCGCGATACGGGCGTGATGGAATACTGGTGGCGGGCGCACGGGCATATGACGGTTGCCGCCATTTGCCATCAGGTGCCCGTGCGCCTGCTCTCTATTCGCAGCAGGCGGCAACCAAAGTCAGGACAGCACGGCAGTGGAGTGCTAAGTCGTCCTACCCTTGCGGCAGAACTGGCCGCAAAACAGGCAAAATATGCAGGAGTGTAACACAATGGAAAAAGTGCTTCCACACAACATTGAGGCGGAGCAGGGCGTGCTTGGCAGCATCATCCTTGACCCGGAGTCCGTCGCGCAGGTGATCGACTTTCTTGCGCCCACCGACTTCTACCGTGACGCCCACCGCACCATTTATGCCACGATCATGTATCTCTACAGCCAGCATGAACCCGCGGACTTCATCACGCTTTGCGATATGCTGGAACGCACCGGTTCACTGGAAAACGTGGGCGGGCCGTCCTACATCAGCAGTCTGCTTAATGAGGTGCCAACATCCGGCCATATTGCCCATTATGGTCATATCGTGGAGCGCACCAGCATCTTGCGCCAACTCATCCATGCCGCCGGGCAAATTGCCGCCCTGGCCTATGAGCAGGGGGTTGAGGCACAGGACGCGCTGCGACGGGCAGAGGAGATCGTGTTTCGTGTCGGCAAACGGGCGCAACAGGCATCGTTTGCCCCCATGCAGCACATCATGGTTGAGTATGTGGAGCGCCTCTCAACCATTCATGAGGCGCTCAGGCAGCACAGGAGCGTCATCACGGGCGTACCAACGGGCTACGGCGTCCTGGACAGCCTTACAGGCGGGTTGCAGCCAACTGACCTCATCATCCTTGCGGGCCGTCCTGGCATTGGCAAAACGGCGCTTGCGACCTGTATTGCCTACCATGCCGCGCTCAAAGGTCGCAAGAAGTGCGCCGTCTTCAGTTTAGAGATGAGTCAGGGACAGTTAGGCGCTCGCCTGCTGGCAATGGTGACGGGCATCGATACGCAGCGCCAGCGCGCTGGCTGGATTGGAGAGGATGAGTGGGAGACCGTCATTGCTGCCTGTGGCAAGATTGGGCAACTCCCCATCTGGGTCAATGACACAGCAGGCAATCCCATCCTCTCCATGCGCTCTCAGTTGCGCCGCCTCATTGCCGAGACAGGCGGCATTGATCTGGTGCTGGTGGACTACCTGCAACTGGTGGAGCCGGAGGAGGGAGAAAGCCGGAAGCACTTTGAGAACCGCACGCAGGAAGTGGGCAAGATTGCGCGCGGCCTCAAGGCCCTGGCCCGTGAGTTCGAGGTTCCCGTGCTGGCCCTTGCCCAACTCTCCCGCGAGGTCGAACACCGCAAGCCACCGCGCCCCCTGCTCTCTGACCTGAAGGAATCGGGAGATATCGAGGCGGCGGCAGATATGGTGCTATTGCTCTACCGCGAGGACTACTATGCCAGAATGGAGAAGCGGGAACACTACACCCCGACGAACCTGGCAGAACTTACTATTGCGAAGTACCGCAACGGCCCGGTCGGGGAAGTGGCTCTGTACTTTCAGGATGAGCGCACGATGTTCTACAACGTGGAGGACGTGACCCATGTGGAATGAGCAGGCGGCCATGCAATGGGCGCGCAGGTGGCACTACCCGCAACTCTGCCTTGCCCGCGGCGTTCGCATCTATGCCGGGGAGCAGGCATGGAGACACTTCCTGCGGGAAGCAACCGATGAGGCGCTGGACGCTATTCACCGCAGGGTCGTGCGCTGGAACGCCCGCGCCAGTGGGTACATGCCGGTATTGGCAGGAGAACATCCATGAAGAAAGGCTATCTCAGCAAAACAACCTGTGCCAGCCACTATTGCCCGACCATGCAGGCGCTCCTGGATAGGGCAACGAGCAAAGCGGCAACGGTAGAGGAACTGGCGTCTATCCGCATCGCCATCAACAAGGATGATATGTGCTGTGATGCTACCGGTACGTACTGGTGCCATGCCTGTGCCGCACGCTGCGCCCTCATGAACTACGGCGCCTCGCACGGCTATCCTGCCCTCAGTTTCCCGCCCTACGCCGTCGGGGCGGGGCAAACACTCTGGCGCACGCTGGCAGGGTTAGGTATGCCAGCGTGCATTGAGGCATGGATGAGAGCATTGGGGTTAGACGGGCAGGAAGAGGAGGGAGCAGCGTGAACGAGCAGACTGAGGCAATTCTCTTCTATTGCGGTGTGTGTGAAGGACAGTGGAACCGGGGCGCATGGGGTCACGGTTCGTATGTGTGCATCGGAAATGCAAAGGAGAATGAGAGAGGGTTATGGGCATCTATCTGATTGGGACATTGAGCATGTTTCTTGTGTTGGTATTACTTTTCTCGACAGGTATTGCGATTCTCATCAGGAAAGCCATGTCCTATAAGCAGATGATTGACTATGCACTTGAGCAGACGCATCAGCTCAAGGCAGTCAAGTGGACACGAGGGAGGCAGCTTCCAGGGGAGTTTACCCTGCTTCAGGCAGACACAGCCGTCTACTTGCAGTCAGTCACAGTATTCTCGAAAGGGCAAGAGCAGCTATCAAGTGGTTCAGGTATTCTATTCCCAACGAGACAATTCAAGGGAATACCTCATAGAAACTGCCCATACCATCTGTCAAGAAGTGTCATAAGAGAGAAGTGAGAACATGAAGAAAATCATTCTGGTTGATAGCATCCTCTACGCTGTAAGTATCTGGCTGCTGGTTGCTGCCTGGAATGCACCAAAGAATGAAGCGCATACCCTGCTCTCCATTGTCCTCGGTATCATTCTGACGGCGCTTTCTAGCCCTGTTATGGTCAAGGCGTTCCTGTTTCTCATTCTAGCACCCTGGCATGAAATCGTAGTTGCAAAACGCAAGCGAACGGCGGCGCATATGCTTCAGTATACCCCGTTCGTCTCTGTCATTATTCCCGCCTGGAATGAGGAAGTAGGCATTGTTGCAACGCTCAAGACACTGCTTGCGAGTTCCTACCGGAAGATGGAAATTATTGTTGTGAATGATGGCTCAACAGATAATTCTGATCAGGTAATTCGTACCTTTCTTGCGAAATATGCACAGGCCACTCTTGGGGCAAGTGACGTGATCTCAATTGCTTACCTCTACAAGCAGAATGCAGGTAAAGCGGCGGCACTCAATACTGGCATTGGGGCATCTCATGGAGAGGTCATTGTCTGTATCGATGCTGATTGCCTGCTGACGAAAGACACTATTCTCCACTTTGTACTGGCAATGCAGGATGAGAGCATAGCAGCGGTATGTGGAAACATCAAAGTAGGCAATAGAACTACCTTGCTTGCTCAGATTCAGATGGTTGAGTACGCGCTCTCTTTCTACTCACGGCAGACTGATGCGCTTCTCAATACTCTCTACGTGGTTTCAGGGGCAGGAGGCGCGTACCGCCGTGAGATATTTGACCGAGTTGGGTTCTATAACACTAATTTACGAGGAGGAGGTGAAGACGTTGACCTGAGCATACGTATTCAACAGGCGGGGATGCGTATTACCTTTGCCCCACGAGCCGTTGTCTACACTGAGGTTCCCGAAACACTACGGGGACTCCTCAAACAGCGCAAACGTTGGACGCGCAGTCGTTTCGATACCTTCCGGCGTTATCCCCACTTTCTCTTGAGTAGGAGACGTGAACACAATAAGCTGCTCACCTGTTTTGTGCTTCCCCTCATTGCCTTCAATGACTGGTTCTATCTGCTCAAGATGGTACTCAAACTCATGCTTTATGGCTATTGCCTGCTTATCCACCAGTATGAACTCCTGGCAATGCCACTACTGATTACAATGGTGATGAGCGGTATCCCCCTACTTATGAACAAAGAATATCGTCCATATCTCTTCCTTGCGCCCATCTACTGGCTTCTGGGATTTATTCCTGCCTTCATCGAAGCTTATGCTATCGGTGCTGCTTTGTGGGGAATACTGCACCGCCAAGAAGTGCAATGGCAACAATGGCAACGACAGGGAGCCACCCGGCAGGTCAAGAGGAAGTGAGAATGCAAACAGAAAGGGAAAAATCATGATGGATGCACACCCCATCACTACCAGGGCAGACTACCCTGTGAACATACAGGGCAAGATCATCTACTGGATAGTACCGGAGCAAGAGCATAGCAGTGATGCCCCCTGGTGCGAGCATGACGGGACGTGCGCCTGCCACCCCTGGCAAGCCTGCGCCTGCCGCTTCGACCACGCCTACATGGAGCAGCAGTTTGTGCGCCCTATTGTGGCAGGGGAGCAGACCATCGGGGAGATGCTTGCACGCTACCGGTGCAAAGAGCAGGTACTATCAAAAAGGAAGTAGCATACAAAAGAAAAGAGAAGGAGAGAAGCGATGACGACTTTGACACAGCGCGAGAGGCACCATGACCTCAGTGTGGCACAGACCCGCAGCCTGCGTGAGCGCAACGGCGTGCCGGAAGGCTACTTTACGACAGGAGGAGCGGCCACCTACCTGGAATGCAGGATGGATGCCATCTGGACGGCCATCAAGACGGGCAAGTTGACAGGAGAGCGGTTCGGGCGCCTGACCTGCTTCACGAAAGAGGAACTGGACGCCTTTGATGCTCGCAGGCGGGGGACGCCTGTTCTGGATACGGCGGTTGATACCCCCCCCCGTGCAGACAGTCGAAGCCCCTGAAATGGCACAAGAACTACCGCAAGACGGACAAGCGCAGGAACAGGCAGTACCCCCTGCACAGGAACAGGCAGTACCCCGCTCGGAAGTGCAGACGCGCTACTCATGGAGTGATGTGCAGGCAATGGCACTTGTCGGCAAGACAAAGAAGATTGCGCTCTCCGGCGGCGGGCTGCTCTATCTCTGCTATGACGCCGACCTGTTCACGCTGACGGAGCAAGAACGCAGCCTGCTCTTTGCCCTCATTGACGCCATCAAGCAGTTTGAGGGAGAGCAGGAGTAGCATGCAGGTGGGGATGATGGAAGGGTGAGAGCAGTTTAACAAGCACGTGCTGGCTACAGAGACGTAGCCAGCACCGACCATACATCATTTCCAGTGGGGGATAGCAAACTCGTAGCGGCGTTTGAAAAATGAGCCGCGCAGGGACATATCCGAGAAGAGGACAAATGTCCCATCCTGGCCGTAGCAGGCGCGTTGCAGCACGAGGATGGGTTCGTTGCTTACCATCTGCATCTGCTCCTGCTCATAGAGGTTGGCGTGGCGGCTACTCACCTCCTCAACGGCGCGCACGGGAGAGCGTCCCTTTGCCGCCAATGCACGGGAGACACTGAAGTCGGGGTCAGTCTTCATCGCTGGGAGAAATTCCTCTACCAGGGCGTAGGGCCAATAGGTGTCCCACGTGCAGAGGTAGAGCTTGTTTGCCATACTGAAGCGCGCACGGCAGAGCATGCGCACATGCCCGTCAAGCCCGAATGCTGCGCATACCTCCTCTGGCAGGTAGAGCGGCTCTTGTATCCCCCTGATGGTTGCCATGCCCGTGGTGACAGGGATACCGAGCGCGCGCGCGTCTGTTGTCCAGTCCTTGTACATCCCCTCAATGGCAATGACGGGGTTCTGGGCAATGCGCCCGGCTTTGAGGTCTGCCACCTGCTCCTCTTTGTACCAGGGACGCCGCCTGCCGTCAAAGAAGTAGCGCGTGAGCGAGAGGATACTTTTCTCATAGAAGTGGTCATGTGAGACGCCAAGCAGGCGCGCTGCTGGTTCTGCCGTAATGTATTTCACCCCGCCCTCGACCCGTTCTGTCGGTCGCGGGCGTAGTTTCCTGCCTTTTTGTCCGGTCATGGTTGCTCCTTTGCATGATAGTTTCTGAGAAAAGCATACCTGAAAATCAACAAAATGTCAAACGAAAGTGGAACAACACCACTTGACAAAAGAAAGAAGGTCAGGTACTCTTAATGCTATATGGCTGTTTGCTGAGTTCAGAGAAGGAGAGAAGGAGATGGCAGCAGCAGGGGCGGGTACCGCGCACAAGAGCGCGCCCATCATCTACATTGTCTTTGGAGTGCTGATTTTAGTGCTGTCCCTCGGTTTCACCATCTTTCAGATTGAAACCAATGAGGCATTCGTGTTAGGGCGGCAGGCAGGCGGCTACGTGGCTATGCTGGATGTCCTCAAGCAAATCCCAGAGTTCTTCGGCGGTGGCCTCTCTGCGGCAGGGGCGGTGGCCTTTGAAGTGGGTTACGGCGTTGAGGCCATTTTTATCATGCTGGTCATGCTCTATGAAGCGGCCCATGATGGGGTGATGCACATGAGTCCGAAGCTTGCCCCCCTCTTTCGCTTCGGCATGTACGTGGTGGCAGGCTACGATTTCTGGACGGACGTGCATTTCAATGTCCTCAGCAGCATTGCCGCGCAAATCGGCTTTGCGATTGTCGCCTTTCTCATGGTGGCCTTTGGCCCGACGGCGGGAGTCGCCTCGATTGTCAAGGGTATCAAGGAGTGGTAAGCATGTTCGCATTCATCGTGCTTTGCCTGTGTATCGGGGCCATCTTCTTCAATATTGCCCTTGCCTGGATGCGACGGCATGGCCTGTAAGAAAGGAGAGCGGCAATGGCAGACAACCAGCAACTCGTACCGCAGGAGCAGCAGGAGCAACCTGCCCAGACGCCGTTCGACCTGGGACGCTCAACGAAGTTAGGTGTCGTGACCTTGCTGGTTTCCCTGACTCTTGACTTCCTGCTCAATGGCTCCTTCACCAACCTGGGCGGGCAAACGGGCCTCTGGCTCGCAGGCATTGCCACTATCGCGGCCTTTCTTGAGGCTAATCCCATCATAGAGCAAGTGCAGGATTTGGCTCCGATGCGCGCTCTGGCACGCCGCAAACGCGAGGTTCCGAAAGGGCAACTTCCCCACTGGAAACGGGCGCTAGGCCTGCGGGAAGAAGAGTCCCTTCCGGTTGATGATGAGATTGATGGGGATGATGCATTGACTCTTGATGAGGAAGAGGATGAAGAGGAGGAGAGCGCATGGAATGCAGCGCCCTCACTTTCGCCTTTGCCTATCCCTGCTGCGCGTGAAAGTAGCAATCATTCGCAGTTCGTGATCGTTCGTGCGAGCGACCCCCGCCGGGAAATCCTGCTTGGCCCACAGTTCGGCCTGGACATTGATGCAGTCATTGATGCAGGCGTTTTCATCTCTGGCATGAAAGGCTCCGGCAAGTCCACCGTTGCCGCCCGCCTCATGGAGCAGGTAGGGCGCTTCGGGGCCATCCCGCAGGTGATCTTTGATGTCAGGGGAGATTTCACCTCCCTGGTAGACTCCCACTTTGCACGCGGGGTCATTTCGACACATGGGAGGCTTTACCGCCCGGAGGAAATCCTGACGCAGCGCCTGCAAGTTGTGGTAGATTTGCGCCCCTTCACAGCTGAGCAGCGCGGCCAGATCATTGCGCGCATGTGCCATAACCTGCTCAAGCTTGCCATGAGCCTGCCGCCAGAGGCGCGCTTCCCCTGGTTCGTGCATGTGGATGAGGCGCAGCAGTACGCCGCACAGGCGCGCCCGGAAAGCCTGGAGGTGCGCACCTGGCGTGCGGTCTGCCAGGCCCTGAGCAACCTGGGCGTGCTTGGCCGTGCCTACGGGGCAGTTCCCTGCCTCTACACGCAGCGCATCGCTGACATCAACAAAAGCGTCATCAGCCAGCAGGAGTTGCGCATCTTCCTCAAAGCGACCTTGCACAGCGACCTTGCCCGCTACCGTGACTACATCAACCCTGATGTGGCAACGGATGAGACGATCCGCGCACTTGGCGCAGGGGAGGGTGTGGTCTGCCTGCCGGACGGGCGGCAATTCCTCGCGCGCTTCCTCAACCGGGAGTCCGCGCATGGCTCCCATACTCCGCACTTGGAGGAAGCCCTGCGTTTCCCCGTCGTTTCCCCGTCGTTTCCCTGTTCATTTCCCATTTCCAACTCACCTATTAATGGAAATGAGCGGGAAATGGCTCTAGAGGCCGATAGAGAAGACTTTGAAGCATATGGAAATGAGGCGGGGAAATCTCATTCTGAGGGTGAAATGACGGTTTCGGACGAGGTAAAGGAAATGATAAGGCGCATGGTGAAGAGGGGATTTCGACATGGGGAAATCGCTTCAATCGTTGGGCTTGCGGGTCGCAAATATGGCATCTACAAGCAGGTTTGTCGTGAGTTAGATATTGAAGTTTCTTGACAAGTGGTTACAAAAAAAAAGAGACACAAGAGAAGGAGAAACACTCGTATGGCAACACAGGTGGAAGAGGCGGCAGGACAATCAACAACACAGGAGAAATGGCAAGCCTTTGTTTCGCTTGACTGGTATGATGGCGTCATCAGCTTCCTTTTTAGATTCGTGGCGAAAACGAGCGAACCATTGCTGGCAGCGGGCGTCATTGTGAGCGCCGCTGACTTTCTGCTCAAAGGGGAACTGATGGCAGATAGTCCCTTGCTTGCCGGTATCTGGGCATGGACACAGGCCGTTGCCATTGAGGCATCTACCGGCCCTGTACTGGTGTTCGCTCTTCAGGCATTCAAAGCCCGCGACCCGATCAAGGGCTGGCTCTATACCGTGCTGGCCGTTCTACTGTTCATTGTGGGCAGTGCCATGCTGTTCTTACAGATGATTGCGAACGTCACGGGCGTCACGGAAGCGAACGTGAGCCTCATCGTGATTTACGGATTGTTCGTTTTGCGTGTGATTGTGTCCTCTGGCATGGTGGCCCTCTCCTGTACCAAGCATATCCCTTTCAGTGGCATGCTCTCCGCACGAATGGAAGCGACCGTTGAGACACCTGTGACTGTCTCAACACCTTCTACAGAAGAAATTGTTACACAGGTGCTTGCACACATTGATACACTCTATCAGACACGCCTTGAGACAGTCATGGAGCGCACGATAGAGCGTGTGACTGTCTCAGTGGAGGAACAGGTGCTTGCACAGTTACCTGAACGTATCACTTCCTCTATGCAAGCAATTGCACTACCTCTACAGGGAACGTATGAGACACCTGTTGAGACAGGGGAGAGTGTAGAAAATCGTATCAGGGCAATACTCATCCAGACGCCTGACATCTCAATACGCAAGTTGGCAACACAGGCACACTGCGCTCCCAATACTGCCTCAAAATGGAAAGAGCGTATCCAGGCGGGGAGTTAATAAAGAAGGGTAGACAGTGCTGTGATAGTTTCAGAAAGCATAGCGATTTCTCGCTTGAGCTTCCTGTTTACTCGCAGTGTTCACACGGAAGAACTGCTCTCTTCCCTACACTTGTGTTCACGGCGCGATGGGCGAACTACAACGCCCTCTACATGCTCGGTGGCAAGCCATGTTGCATGCTACGTGTATTCGTGCCTGTTGCTCGCTCTGGTGTCACCTGCTTGCCGCGCTATAGTGTCTCTGTTTTACAAGAGCATAGGCTATACTACCAGAAGCGAACAGCACAGAAAGAAGAAAAGCAATAGGAGGAAGCAATGACAGAACAGCACCTGAAGGCTATGCTCGCACGGCGGGGCTACACGCCTCATATCGGCATGACGGCCATGCAGCAAGGACACCGGCACATCAATGCCCCTGCCCTCTGTATCGTGCAAGACGGGCAAGAGGTCGTTGTTGCCGCCCTCGATGAAGTGCTGTCTGCTGATACGGCAACCATTGCCGCCCTCCTTGACCGGCGACTCGGAGCAGGCATGCATCATGTACAGTGCGCGCAGTGCGGGCATACCCTTTTGCAAGGCGTGGGTGGCACAGGCAAAGGTGAGGGCGCAACGCACTGGTATGAGTACCGTGACGCGAGCCGAGGCCCACAGTCAGCAGAGATTCTCTTTTGCCCGCGCTGTGGGGCGGCGTTATTTGAAGAGAATATTCAGGAGGTGGAGGATGAGAAGAGGACAGGAGAGCATGATGCCACCATTTCATAGTGATGCTGATACCGTAGGCGGGTCATGGAGCAGTTACCAGACGCTGGCTTTTCGAGAGCGTTGTGCCTGTTGCGGGAAGAAAACATTTCTCGGCTGGTGGATGGTCAATGAGGAACGCACGCGCTTCAGAGATGGAACAGAAGCCGTGCATTGAGAACTGTTCTGTCGTCCTGCGTGTGAGCGGAAGGGAAGCGGGAATGAGCAAAATGGGTCTGTACCGGCTCTATGAAGACGTATCCGAAAAGGCGTTTCAGCAACAGGTGATACAGGTGGCACGCCTGACGGGGCATCTTGCCTATCACACGCTGCATAGTATCGGCAGCGAGCCAGGTTTTCCTGATCTGGTGCTTGTGCATCCGTTGCGTCCCTCATTGCTGATGCCTGAACTCAAGAGTGAGCGGGGAAGACTCACCAGAGCGCAGGAACGTTGGCTTGCTGCCTTGCGCGCGAATGGGGTGGAAGCGCCCGTATGGCGTCCCCATGATATTGATGAGATATTGGAAAGGCTCAAACGCTAATGCACTACCCGCCAGAACTGCCTGCGCTCAATGTTACATGGGAGCATGAGCAGGCGACAACCATCATCCACCGCTACTGCCGCGCGGGCCTCACCCTCGGCCTCTCGCGTATTGCAACGCTCTTACGCGCGGCACCTATTGCCGCAGAAGAGTGCGATGAACTCCTCTCCTGCCTTGCCCACGCGCGCCATCATGCAGAGCGGGATATGTGCCGCTATCAGGCAGACATAGTAGGGAGGCTGCAATGAGGAAGCAAGATGACCTTTGCGACCCGTATCACCTGAGCCGCCTGGATGAGTACCTGCTCGTGCGTGATTTTTGATGATGAGGATGGAGGAAATCCATCCAGGAGGTGAGGGATGCAACGAACACGAACATACCCCTTCTGGCTGCGCTGGTTACACGCCCGTTTCTGTGAGTGGCTAGAGCAGTACGAGCAGGCCCGCGCCTGGTCAGCGCGCCATTGCCCCTGCTGCGGCACGCCCGTCTCCTCACATGACGCCCGCTACTGCGCCATGTGCGGGCAGTGCCTGCTGGTGGAGGCGCGGGTGACGGACAGCCTGCCAATAGCGCGCCTGCACAGTGGGGAGTTGCTGCGCGCCTATCGGGACAGGGAAGGCCATCGGGCGGGCGTCTCTACCACCGAACACCGCGCCTATGTGCGCACGCCGGAGAACCACCAATGAAGGAGAAACCGATGCCTACAACGCCCTTGCTCTACCCTGCTGCCGTCATCGCGGCCTTTGTCTATCTGCTGCTGGTGTGCCGCCTTGTCGTCATCGTGCGGGAGTCCCTTGCTGTGCTGCGTGCCAGTAAACAGCATCACCCCGTTTGCTGGCTTGCCCCCGATGACGCACTCTGGTTAGACGCCGTGTTCAGTGATGCCTATGAGGAGTTGACCGAGTGCGACGACTAGGGATACGGACACTGTTCCGTTTGCTGGCACGGACGCGGCAGGCACCGCCCGTTGCGCCCCTGGTGCTGCGACGCCGTGAGAAGGGGCTGTCATGGGAGGAGTACGTGGCCTTGCAGCGCGTTTCCCTGGCTGCTGATGTGCAACTCTTTGACGGCTCGCTCTCCTTGGAGGAATATGTGCGCATGAGTCACCAGACACAGCATGTTACCCGTGTGTTGTACCATCATTTAGGGGCAAGTACGCTCCCCGAATATCTGCTCGATGCCCCTACTGAGAAAGTCGAGACACTATGCTAACCACCACCAATCCCTATCAGCAACTCATTACGTCCTATACCACAGCACATGGCTACACCGACAGCGCGCCCCGCTACCAGCCCTGCCGCGTGACCCTCACCCTGTTGCAGCCCTATGCCGGCTATGACCTCCCGCACCTGGACGGCCTGCTCTCCTCCGTCGTCGTCACGCAAGCCTTGCAGGGGGCGCGCCTCCCAAAGGACAATACCCTCTATACCATTCCGCTCCCGCTTGAAGTTCTCTGGCGCGACAGCGCAGGCACGCCGCTCTTCCATGCGAGCAGCCTCTTTCCCGACCCACGCCACAGCAAGCATGTCTTCTCCTGGACAAAGAAAAATGACGAGGTGGCCTCCCGCTTTGCCGAACGCAAACGCGACGGCGCGCTCTGGCAGCCCGATAGCGGAAGCGGCCAGTTCAAAGAGTACCGCATGCCCCTTCCCATCACGGCATCGGCCCACTTCACCGGCTACGCCTACGGGGACACAGAGGAGATAGCGCGCCTCTTGTCACTCCTGCATACGACCGGCAAGAAGGGCGCGTGGGGCTTCGGGCGCATTGCCCGCGTTGAGGTGGAACCCTGCGGCAAGCCGGGGCGCTACGTCTTTGTGCAGGGCGGGCGACTCCTGCGCCCCGTACCTGCTGCCGCTCTACCTGTGCTTGGACTGGTAGCAGAGGGAACACCTGTCCTCATCGGCTACTCCCCGCCCTACTGGTTGCCTGCCAAACAGGCGCAGTGCTACCCCGAAGGTACAGCAGTCCGGGAAGCGGTCAGTGCCGCAAAGCCCGTTGTGATGCCGCGCTGGTCAGTCCCGTCCTTCCTACTGTACTGCCAGCAGCAGGACGCCCTGCGCCGTCACGGTGATCTCATCCTGCTCCATGACAAATTCCAACGCGGCAAGGGGGAAGGGGCCTTATGCGCGCTCACAGGACTGCCCATTACTGACGGCGGGGCGGTTGCCGCACGGGATGCGCTCTCATCCAATATGGGCAATGTGGTCGATTTCTGCAAGGCCCCGCAGAGTCCCTGGGTAAGCAACGCGGCAGCGATCATCCTCTCACAGCCCAAGTCGATGCACCGCAACCTGGTGGCGCTGCTCTCGCCGCAAGGAGAGGGACACCTGCTCTGGCCCACCATCGCATTGGATCCAAAGCAGCCCGAGGCTGTGCGACCACTGTGGCGGGAGGTGCTACTGGTGCTGCACGAGCGGTATATGGGCTATCAGTGCGTGGTGATCTACAAGGATGAGCCGAAGTCACGAACGTGGCCACGCGCCAGGATCGGCGTGGTGGGCGCTTCTATGCCCATCCATTTTTCGGATAGCACGTTCGGTATCTCGAATCTGCTCGTCGTCGATATCGAGACAGTCGTCGAGCAGATGTCCTTTATCGAGTCGCTACTCGATGGGGGCTATGGCAAGACCCAGATACGGCTTGGTCTGCGTGCGCCTTCGATCGAGAGGCTAGCACGCACATTGCAAGCAGAAAAGCGCCTGGCCGCGATGCGCATAACGGCTGAATTTCCCCTGGCATGGAGCGCGGCCAGGACGACCGAAGATCGAACGTTACGAAAAGGAGTACAACCCGATGTCGACTAGCGTAGTAGCGTTGTTATCCGCTCAGACCAGTATTGCCCATGGCGACCCGGGGGCCTCTGGCACGAGCAATGTGACCCCGTTTCGGATGCAGCAGGTTCTCTATCCCCGCGCCAATACACAGCCCCTTACTGATGACGTGGAGGCCATTGGTGAAGAGCCTGCCGCTCTGCGTATCCGTGCGATTCATGAAGCAGAGACAGCCATCCGTGAGCTGGCCCGCTCCTATCCGCTGCCCGCCGACAGCTACCTTGCCCTTGCCCTGCAAGGGCTCCAGGCAGAACAATTCATTGCCTCCGCCTTTGTCTATTCGCTTATCAGCCAGCTCAACAGCATGAATGGCGGGGATGGTGCAGGTCTCTTCTCCGGCATAGAACGCTATGATATGCTCTTGAAGCGCCTGGAGATCGTGGCGAACCAGTACCAGACCAGCATGTTCACGCTCTACGCGGCCCTTTTGCGCCAGCTGGGCATCGAAGAGAGCCTGCCGAAGATGACGGATATCCTGTGGAGGTATGCCGCGCTGCCGCGAACGGTGCAGCAGTCCGTCATTGCCACGCTGGGCGCTGACCGGCAGGCGGTGGTGACGATTGCGCGGGCCTGGTTCGAGGATGAGCGGGCGCGCAGGCGCGGGCGCAAGGAGCAGGAAGAATGGGGGCTGTTTGAGGAGACTGACTACTATGACCCCACCGGCAAGGTCGCTGGAACCTCGCTCACCTTTGCCGAGGCGGCGATCCCGTGGGTCTCCAGCAATACGTTCCGGCATACGGTCTTCCGCGAGACGCTCTGCAATCATCTGCTGGAGGCGCTCGAATTTGGCTCTCTTGCCGAGGTGGTCTCCCGCAAGGCGCTTCCTCACTACGTGATCCAGCTGCTGTCCAATGGCGGCAACGTCAAGGCCAATGCCAAAGCCCCCGATTACAGCAATGCCATTAATCTGGCGGTGATGGGCCTTTTCCCCTCACTGGAACTGCTCTCCGGGTGCCTACCCACCCACATGATGGGTGAGGGGGCGCTTTCGGTTGCCGACTGGACGCTGTGCCTGCAAAACAATGAGAATACTGCACCGCTGGGCTACATCTCCGATGTCGATGCGGCGAGCATGCTCACCATTGAGACGCACACACGCCATACGCCGCCGGGGATGGGCAACGATAAGGAAAGTGGGCAGATGCTTTTCAGCCATACCGTCATGAAGCCGGGGTGCCAGGTGCTCTTCGAGTTCAGCGTTGCGCCATTTGCCTCCCACCTCGCAAAAGGTGCTGCCTACTTTGCGTACCGCAGCTGGCTGGCGGCAGGAGGGCAGGTCGGTGGCCACGACAATATCGGGGAGGGGCGGTTCCGGCTGGTGGAGCAGCGAGGCGTCGAGGAGGAACTGGAGCGCGCAGCCGTCGATTATCAGCGGTATGTGGATCAGCACCGCGATGCGTTGTACGAGGCGCTGGCGACCGGGACGATGGGCTGGAAGGAACGGTTGCCAGCGTGGGGGTAGCAATGCCTGATCTCATCCTTGTTATCGGGCCATGTGGCGCGGGCAAAACCACCTATGCACGGACGCACTATCCGCAGTACCTGCATGTGGACTATGAGCGGCTCATCCAGTCGCTCTTTGCCGAGCCTGCCCACTTTCGCTTCTATCCCCATGTGCGTACCTGCGGCGCGCTCCTCTTTGATGCAGCGGCCCGTCACCTCATTGCAAAGCGGCAGAATGTCTGCCTCACACTTGGCGGGGCGACGCGCCAAGAGCGCGCAAAATACGTTGATCTGGCCTTTGATACCAATATGGATGCGCACTGCATTCGCTTGCTGGTAGACCGGGATACCTGTATTTCCCGTGCAAAAGCGGACACACTGCGCCCTGTTTCTTCCCGACCTTCCTGGCAAGGCGTGGTCGATCACTGGTTTGCTGCCTGGGAACCGGTCGACGCCGTGCAAGAGGGATTCGCGTCATACCAGGAGATTGAGAATGGATGAGATGGAACGGCTGCAACATGATCTCTATAGCCGCACCAACGCTTTCAGGCGCAAGTTGGACGTGGCGCAGTGCGCCATCAATGAGGGGTTAGCCGCAATGGGAAGCACGCCCTACGTCTCATTTTCAGGTGGCATCGATAGCACTGTGTTGCTTGACCTGCTTTTCTCACAGGATGTCCGCCTACCCGTTCTCTGGGGCGATGACGGGGCTGATTTCCCCGTCACGCTTCAGTTCCTCTCAGACACCCAGGCGCGCTACGGCTTCCATCTCATCCGTATTCGCAGCATGGCCCCCTGGCGCGCGTGGTGTCAGGAGATGAGCCGCCCCGACCTCTCCGATGACCCGGAGGCCAGAGACGCCTGGCTCAACCCACGCATCTGGAATGATACCTGGCACACCCTTACCCGCGACGCGCCTGCACATGGCTACACAGGCGTCTTCATGGGCATGCTGGCAGCAGAATCGCGTGCGCGCTCCTATGTGTTGCATCAGGGACGTCGCACTCTCTATCAGGTCAAGGGTGAAGGCGGCATGTGGCACTGCTCTCCGCTTGCCGGTTGGAGTAAGCGTGAAGTCTGGGCCTACGCCGTCTCAAGAGGGCTGGCCTACAATCCTGTGTATGACCGGCTTGCTGAATTGCACATCCCACTAGCATATCGCCGCGTCGCCGCCATGACGTGTTATCGGGTACTCCAATGGGGTAGCCACGCGGGCCAGTTCAGATACATCGATTCCGACCTCTCCAACCGACTGTGCACGCTGTTCCCTCGCCTGCGCGCTTTCAGCTAGTTTCGTACGTGCAAAGAGGCGCTGCTTCCCATTCATCGTGGAAGCAGCGCCTCTTTGTTGCAAACTCAATCTGACCAGATGCGAGTTCACAGAAGATGATAGCAGATTCAAACGAATTTTTCACCTTCCCGGAAATTCGTCCCAAAACCCCTTGACAATCTGTATACATTGGTATACAATCGTATACAGATGAGGGAGCGCAAGGGACGCTCTCCGAAAAAGAAATGAACAGGAGATATTCGACATGGCAAACTACCAGCAGATTCTTGATCAGTACATTGCATCGCAGAATTTCAAAGATGGCGTGGTCTCGGCCACGAAGGCGTCATGGGGCGGTGGCGGCTACAGCGTCGAGTTATTCGAGGATGGGACCTGGCGCAACCTCTGGAACAACCAGATCGGCAATCGCTACGAGACATCGGGTATCCTGCTCGGCCTTCCTACCATCAGTGAGAATATCACTCGCGAGATGGATGAGGAAAAGGCCGTCAACGATGATAGCAATCTGCGCGACGCCTTCGATTATGAGTTCGATGATCTGGCGAAGGAGTTGCGCGAGAGCCTCTCCGACCAGCTCGCGATGATGGAAATGTAGTAAGGAATATTATGCCAAGTCCACAGATTCAGTTTCGGGCAGTTGGCCCGCTTACAGATGAGCTAGAGAGCCGCTCGGAGGTGGGGAAACCTGCCTCTGAAGTGGCACGTCGTGATTTGGGGCGCTATTATGTCCTGCTGGCGCGTAGCTTGCCCCAGTTTACATTGGAGGAGGCCATGCTGCTGGTCAATGCTCTGAACGGGCATCTGACCATGCCGGAGACGGCACACCTGCTCTGGGCGGAGGTGGAGGGGTTTGTCGTGAGCCAGCTCGGCGATGAGGATTCCTATCCGAATAAGTGGGATTCGCTGATCTTGCGGCTCAAAAAGTTGACGCCGTTTGAACAGTTGGCAGTCGCCGACGCAGTAGAACGCGCCTGGAATGCGTCGGCGTATCACCTGTCGGATATGTCCGAGCGGCTGCTTGCGGTCGGGCTGGTGCGCAAGGAGGGAGGTGCCTCCTGAGCAAGATCAAAGTCAGCTTCACGCAGCTTCTTGAAGCAATGGGGCAATCCCGCGATATGGGTTTTGCCCGCCTGCTGCTCGTGGTGGATCAGCAGGGGCAGGTGACGTTTCGCCGTGATCTCTCCTATCACGGCTATAGCGGTGAAGCTCCAGATGCTGATGGCAACCGTATCTGGGCGTTGCCACTGGTTGATCGTCGCCACGAAGAGGAGGATCTCCGCATCCTGGCGGCTGAGTGGATCGAGCAGCAATACGCGGAGTTTGCCCCTGCGCCCGATCCCAAAAAGGACGGCATCGAGTTTGTGTTCGATGATGCCCCGGTTGAAGAGAATTTCGCAAACCTGCTCCAGCTTCTGGCCGAGGTGTTTCAGCAGTTTGAAATCACCCCGGCTCTTGCGTGCTTGAGACATCCCGACCGGAAAACGCACAAGGCCATTCTCCTGCCGGTCCCCGATGAGGCAATGGGGACGGTTTTGCCCGAATGGCTGATGGCTGTTTTCTTTGACGAGGATTTAGGTCTCTCTCGAAAATCGTTTGATGCGGCGTTTCTTGCGCCCTATACGCTGTTCCCGATCTGTGAGGAGTGCGAGCAGCAATTTCAGGCGGCTATCGAGAAATTGCAAGCTATTGGTGAGGCGGCGAGGCTCACCGGCTGGCAAGGCGATACGCTCCCTCCAAAGGAATAGGAAAGAGGCAATGGCGCAGTTCGTAGATCTCTTCATTGATGATTTCGAGCGCCTGGTGTCCGAGATTCGCCGCAAGTCTGAAGGCCGCCGCGACCGCTTCCTGGATGAGGGCAATCGGGCGATTATCGAGGCTGCACGTCTCTCGAAGAAGCTCATCCTCGCCAGCAGCACGATGAAGCTGGTGCGTGAGAAGATCGACGCCTACAGCCAGGTGCTGGACGAGTTGCGCGCCGCCAACCCTGACTTTTCCCTGGTCACGGTTATCGAGCAGCTGATGGGAGAGCGCGGCATCTGGATCCAGTTCAGCGAGCCGTTCGATGAGGTCGCGCACCGGGTCAAGGTGGCGCTGCTGTTCACCCCGGCCTTCTATATGGCGACGGGAAAGGATCAGCAGCAGGTGGTGCTACTGGGAGAGGACCGCGAGTTGGTAGAGCTGCTGGAGGGGGACCGTCCAGGAGACCGACTGGAATACCTGGCGGTGACGCATACATGTCCAACCGGCGGTTGTCAGCCGTCAGGGGGGCGTGATCTGCTGCGTGCGCGCATCTCCCCCTGCGAGATGTGCAGTCGCCGTCTGGACATCTGGAATCGGGTGATCAATCTCTCCTTAATTGTCTCCGGCCAGTATCTGGCCGAGCAACTCTATCAGGAGGTGGAGGTTCACAGCGTCCGCCGCATCCCTCGCCAGCACAGCCGTGGGAAAGATCGCCGAAAGCCGGTCAAGCATGTCTTCAGCGTCATCGATGCCGACCGCTTGATTATTCCCGTAGTGGTGGATGCAGATAAGCCGGAATCACATAAGCGCGGGAGTTGGATGGAGGATGGCGATTTTATCATGGAGAAAATCCGCACCAGGCCGTTCAAGCGCACCTATCGATCGGCGCGCTATACCCGTATGCAGGGACAGACCCAGGAGTTTCCCGACGGGGTGGAGCGTATGCAGCCCCGTCGACCGCAACATCTGGGGAAACATATCACTCACGTTCGCGCAAGCAAGCATGAAGGAGGAGAAAAGAATTGGTGAAATTCACACGACCAACAGGAGTAATCTATCATCTTGTCAACCTGCTCATTCTCTACGGCTTTCTCTCGTCGCTCCTGGCCCGCGACTGGAACTCCTGTATCTGGGAAGGTATCCTTGTTGGAATCGTCGTTTTCCTCTATGGCCGGGATTTGCTCAAAAATATGAGGAAAAGGAAGGGGTAAATCTCGAAATGAAACCGTATTAGTGGCGGGAAAACCACTGGTGGAAAAGAGGAAACCACCTCCTCGATGCGCTCATTGTCCTCGGCTTCATCCAGGCGATGATCCAGCAGAGCTGGCTTTTTTGTGCCATAGAGGGGGTCATCGTCGGAATCATCATCTCCGCTTACATGCGCAAATGGTTGAATGGCGGCGATTGGTGGTTTGGAGATGATCCCGGTGGTGATGAGCCGGATAATCCGACCCCGCCAGAGGATCATGGCCTTTCTACAAAGGTGAGAGAACAGATCAATGATATCCTGGATCGCGAGCTTTCCATCAAAGTATAGGACAAGCGCCAGGCACAAGGAAAGCTGTCGCATAGTATTGTGTGAGGAGGAAATAATGGATACTATCGAGGCACAGTGGCATGCTTTTGATGATTCCAATCGGCACATTGCCGAGGATCGTATCATACGCGATCCTGCGCAGCTTGCCGCCCTCGCAGCGACGTATTCCTCGTCGCCGCTCGCTATCGATGCCTACTGCCAAGAGTACCAGCGTGTGCTGGCGCTCTGGTTTGATCCTGATCCTGAAACTACTATCCCGGAGCCGCCCGCGCCCCGTCCTGCAACAAATCCCTTCTTTTGGGAAGGACGGTAGGTCATGCCTGGGAATGGTGAACGAGTTTTCACGAATTTGTTCATATTTCCCAATTTGCCCTCAAAACCTATTGATAAATATTTATCTAGGGCGTATACTTGTCTTAGATCAAGAGTGAGTGAGTAAGGAGGATAGGTCAGGGAAGAGAGCGATCTGATAGCATCGCTACGAACTAGCTCAGAACGCTCTCTGGTGACTCACCACCAATCTCAGTATATCAGCGAGGCACCACCGGGTGCCAGACTAAATGAGGGACACGGAAAGCCCTCAAAGAAACAAAAAAGAGAAAGACAATAGCAAAGCAGTATTCAGTCTCCGACCTTCAAGGTCGGACATACATCGGGGTAGTGACAACCCCCACGCCTGCTCAGGAAGCCGCCTGGGCAAAGAAGCAAGCGGGAAAGCACTACGCCCGCGCGAAGGCAAATGGCGAGCCCGGGACGTGGCTTCGCTGGGAGGACGGCTCCGTCAGTTGGCACCCCTTCAAGTGGCTGGTGCCAGTCAAATAACAAAGTGGGTCGGTGCGAGTCCGACCCGGAAAGGAAAAACCATGAACTATCGTAACCTGACCCCGCATGCGGTGCGGATACGTATTGAAGCGGGCGACAATCGCCCCGAACCGTTGGAATCCGATATCGTGCTTGCGCCGGAGCCATTGCCCCTGCGCATTGCCGAGCGTGAGGGAGAAATGTGGATGCTGGACGGCGGCATCCCACTCATCGAGACCCGCCTCGGTGAAATCGAGAACCTGCCCGCCCCGCAGGAGGGCGTTCTGCTCGTCGTCTCCATGCCCGTCGCGGAACGGGCGTATCAGTTGGGGCGGCGTGATGTCGTCAGCCCCGATAGCGGCAAGACGGCCATCCGCTTCAAGTTGCCCAACGGCAATGAGGGCATCTATGCCGTGCGCCGCCTGCGTTTTATAGTTTCGTAGTTGTTTGAGTGAGGGCGGTCTGTCCGGTGAGGCAGCCGCCCGGAGGGAAGGAAAAATGTATAACCAGATGATAACCGACGGCTACCGTTGCCCCAACTGCGGCGTGCTGGTGTCCGTCTACGCAGAAGGCTGCGCGGACGACTGCCTGTGCAGTGCCATTCCCGAAGTGGTTTCCCTTGCGCTCTCTATCGCTCGCATCCAGCGCGGAGAAAACCACCTGCAGGACGCAGCCACCCTGCGCCGCAAGTTCGCGGCGGAGTGCGTGGAACTGGCAGAGGCAGGGAGTCTCATCTTTGATGAAATTCCAGACATCTTCTATTACGCCCTCTGCCTTGCTGCGCAGGGAGACAATTCCGCGCTCTTGCAGGTGGTGGGGGATATTCTCCCTCACTACGGCGTCACCGCCCTACAGGCCAGAGCCGCCTGCCTTGCCAAGTACCGCCTGCGCGCGGCGGGCAACCCGAAGAACTTTGAGAAAGAACGCGCCGCCGTGCTGGCAGCGATTGGAAAGGAGCCATAATGGCAATGCAGCAAGAAGCCATGTCAGTTGGCGAGGCTATCTCCTTGATTGAAGAGAATGCCCGCAAGATTGCCGCCTACGGGCGGGCGCACCCGGAAAAAATAGAGAAAGTTCTCCGCATCAACGGCGGGGAGGTTTCTGACGCAAAGGGAAACCACTTTCCGGTAGAGACGCCAGAGGACGCCTGCTGCCTGAAGGTGGCAGAGTGGGCATGCCAGACCATGCCCGAATGGCTCTGGGATGCGGCCTGCCTCTGCTTGGATATCCGTGCTATCGTTCGCGAAGAGTTATCAAAGGGAGTATCTGGTGAATCATAAGATCGTTCTCTGCCATCCCACCGACCCGCTGGTGGAATCTGCGCTCTCGCTCGTTGAAGAGATAGCGCAACTCTCCTGGGTCATTCTCTTCGGCGGGGATCGCTGGTCGCCGGTGGAGGTCGTCGCGGTGGCGATGGAGGAGGAGCAGCCGGTGGGGATGGCCACGCTGGCCCCCCATGATGAAATGGGTACGGGTGGCCCGCATATTATCGGGGTGTGGGTCTGTCCGCCCATGCGTTCGCAGGGGATCGGGGGTCGCCTGGTTGCCTCCCTTGCCGAAGAGAGTCAGCGTCGCTACGGACAGGCGCCTACCCTGGTCACGGTCACGAATGTAGGCAAGATGCTGGCGGAGGCGGCGTTGCATAACGGAATATCTATTCGTGTCCAGCATGCCAATGACATGGCAAATTTGCCGTAGAGTTAATCAATCAAGAAGGAGTGTATGATGTACCTGAAGGTCTATTATAATCCCCAAAAGCGCAAGCCATCCGTTCCAGAGGTTATATCGGCGCTTCCCGCCGATATGGCCCATCTGGAAGTGAATGATCGTATCGATTTTATTCAGGTCATCTTCCCACGCACAACGCCCTACGCTGACTACCAGCGCGTGCGCGAGGTGCTTCAGGCGGCAGGCTTTGAAACCGAGTAGTGGCTTGGCCCTGTGCTACAGTAGGAGTATATGGTATGCAACAAGAATCGCATGAGCAGTATGCGATCAATATCCCCTCTTCTCTCATCGGGCGCATTACCCGTTATTGCGATGCGGTTGGCATGAGTCTCGATGAGTTCATTGGGCGCGCTGCGCTGGCCTACTTTGAGATGGCGGCGTGGAATAGCCGCGAGCATCCGCTGAAGGTAGCGCGAGATGCCCATGGGCTCTCCATTTCCGAGCTGGCGGCAGCTCTGCTTGCTTATCGGCAGGGATCGGAGACGCTTCCCATCAAGGAGATGACGAAAGGGGCAGCGTCGCTTGCTCGCAGCATTTCTCGATGGGAGAAGGGGGAAAATATCCCTGATCCAGCCTCCGCTGCCATTCTTGCCGCCGTGTTGGAGTTTCCCTCAGCAGAGGAGGTACGGCAGCTCTGCGTTCTCTGGCAGGCATTGCATGAAGTGCCTGTTGCGCCGGGTGCCGAGTCGCCCGGCATGGCCTCGGAAGGGGCCGGAAAGGATTGAAAATGGAGCAGTGGCAAGGGGCAAAGGGCGTCTCCTACTATGGATGTGGGGAGGATTTCGGCCCGTGTGGCTGCGGCAAGGCCCGTGCCACTCACGGGCTGGAATTGCCCCGCACCTGGTGGGAGGCAGAGCAGGAAGCCTATCAGGCATTCCTGCGGGCGCATGATCTCGCCTTCTTTGCCGGAGGCTATGATTATCGTTCCATCCTCGGAGACGGGGATGAGGCAATCATCCAGCGTTCAGCTTGCGCGGCTTGCGCCCGTCAAGCAGAGGAGTTGGGGCTGGTAGTAGAGGATGAGGATGTCTCCTGTACCTAGCCCCCTCCATCGCCCCGCTGGTCGGGCTAAGGCCAGCAGAAAGGCAAAACGATGCCGATTGATGAATACGGGCGGGAATATGAGATTCCCCGCCAACACTCTATCTGCACCAGCTACGAAATGGTGCAGACGGGCGGAGGCCGGACTGAGACCGGTCAGATATGCGGCCTGTATGACGGCATTCCCGCCGCCCGCGCCGCACATCTCAACACCCTCGTCAAGTGTTTCCCGCCGCCTGCGTGGCGTTTCGGGCGAGTAGAAACCGAAGTCATCGATGAAGAGGATGACGACGGGGAAGAGGAGTAGCCAGCACAGCCAGCAACGCTCATCGGTTCCCTCTCTCATCGAGAGCATGAGAGAAAGCGGTTCACGCAAGGCGTTCAGGCGGTTCGAGTCCGCCGCTGGCTTTTCCGTCAGTTTGGGACTGACGGAACTCAAATCGCCTCCATTGAGGTAGCTGCCCGTTCATCCGTTCCGGGCGCAAATGGAACGGATTCTTGTTGCCCCATCACCTCCACGAGTTTTGCTGAGTTTCCCAAAATTGCCCCCAAAAAGGCCATTTCCCCCTTGACAATTTCTAGCGCATGCGCTATAATATTCTTAAGAGGAAACACAAAACGCAAAAACAAAAAGGAGATCAAAAAAATGGCAATGACAGCAAAGAACCCGAAGTGGAGTGACAAGGAGCGCCGTGAGGGCGCAGTTCTCGAAATCCTGTTCAGGGAACAGTTCGCAGACCACTCAGTCTGCTACACCTTCCGCGCCACATGGTACATCACAAAGCGTGAGTACCACGTACAAATTGACCCGTTCGGCAAGCCAGTGCGTTGCACTTGCCCGGATGGGATGAGAGATCAGTGCTGGCACCAGCATGAGCTAGAGGCGCTGGAAGCAGCCTACCAGAGCCGCTAAGCAGGGGGCAAAGAGAGCAGCCCCGGCAATGCGCCAGGGCTGCTCTCTTGCCGGAAAGGCATTTTATGAAGCTCTACACCACCTCCGAGGCCGCCCGCATACTGGGTATCGCCCCCGTCACCGTGCGCCGCCATATCGAGCAGGGGCATCTCCATGCTGAAAAGCAGGGGCGTGACCGCCTCATCACGGATGAGGAGTTGGCGCGCTTTGCCGCCGCGCGTCGTGGGCGGGGGCGGCCTGAAAAACCTCACTGAGCAACAAACAGCCGGTCACGGATAGATGTCAGTCGTGACCGGCTGTTTGTTGCTCACAACCGGTGCTTATTCCAGTCCACGCACGTCACGCGCCAGCGCGCATTCGTCATCCGGCTTGCTATCACCAGATAGGCCCGCCGCCGCTTGCCTCTCAGTTGCCGCTTCTCCCACCACGCCCGCACCCGCCGCCACATATCCGCCCTCTCATAACCCCAAATGCACAAACAACACGATGAGTAGCCCGTCATAGATGCCGAAGGCCAGCATGAGCAGGATGAGTGCCACCATGACGACTTTCAGCCAGAACAGGATATCCTCCTTCTGTGCCAGCACCGCCGCAAGGGAGGCCCCTGCTTCCTGTCCGTAGCCATGCACATCTTCCCCAAGCCCTGATAGCACGTTCTCTATGCGCTCCATGCGCTCTATCAGCAGGGTGTTGAGCGTAGGCGGCTTGCCTGGCGCTATCTCCGAGAGCAGGGGGCGGCTCATGTCTCCTCGCGCCATTTCCGGCGCGCTCTGCTCCGTCGCTGTTTCCTGATCTCCTGGCATCACTTCTCTCTCCATCAGGCCCCCTCTTCCAGCACCGAGAGCCAACGAACAAGCACCGTCACCTGCTCACGGCGCACCTGGTAGTAGGCATAGAGGCCGTGTTTGTATCCGCTGATGAGGCCAGCCTCACGCAGTACGCGCAAGTGGTGGGAAATGGTAGCCTGCTCCAGCGTAAAGGCATTCACCAGTTCCCCCACACAGAGACGGCCCTCATGGCGCAAGAGCAGGGACAGCAGTTGCAGGCGTGTCGGGTCGGCGAGGGCCTTGAAGCGCCGCGCCTGTGCGACTGCCTCCTCTTCTGCAAGCGGGGCTTCCAGTTGCACGGGCGGCCTCCATGACGGCTCAGCGCGAAATGTGGTATGCACGTCCATCCTCCTCCTCTGCCAGAACGAAATATGTAGATATGCCATTGCAAGAAGGATAGCACGGCAGACGGGCAAAGACAAGGGGTCAGGGCGATGCGCTCGTATCAATGGTGGCAGGAAGGCGGCTCACACGAATGGTAGCGCCATCTCTGATCGTGATTGAGTCGTCTTCGATCTCAATATCCAGGTTGCGCTGCTTCTTGAGGGTATCGATGAGCAGGTTCATCAGGGACTTGAGTTGCTTATATTCCCCCTCGACGCGCTTGATCTGGTTGCGCAGGAGTTCATTTTCGGCAGAGAGCGCCTCCCGCACGCGCGTCTGCACGCCCACTTCTGCGTTGGCAACGGCGCTACGCAGCGCAATATAGCCCCCCAATACCCCGCAGATGAGCAAAATAAAGTTAGCAATCGTCAGAATTTGCGCCCAGTTTACCATCGCGCCTGCTCCCGCCGCTCACTCCCGCCTACATGCCGCGCTGCCTGCTTGAGCAGGATGGCCCCGGCGCCAAAGAGGGCAAGCAGCAGCATGAAATTGCAGAGTGCCAACGCGCCCGCCCAACTTATCATAGATGCCGCTCCTCCACAAACTGCCGCCGCCACTCTTCTAAGAGCCGTACTCGCTCCTGCAACGCCTCGTGCGAGAGGCCATAGCGTTTAATGAAGCTGCGCAACTGCATAAAGGCAACGGGGCCAAAGATCACCAGAATGAGAAACGTGAGGAAAATGGCCCAGCGTACCAGCAGAATCACTACCTCTTGTGACACTTCCCACATCCTTCCATCATCCATCACCACACACGCTACAGAGGCAAAAATACGCGCCTCCCCCTAATCCACTACCTGCATGCCGTGCAAGGCCATCTGTTGGGCTTCCTGGTGGCAAAGAGCGGCACGTGGAGCGACTACCCCCGGCAGGGAGACACGCACTCCCTGCCGTATTGCGTAGAGAAGGAAAGTAACAAACAAGGAAACAGAAACGGAGAGAAGATATCTTGCACGGTGCTTTCCCTTCCCTTCCACCACTTCACCTGCCACCACCACGCGCCTGCGCGCGACGGGCAAGGCCGTCGCTCATCACAACCACGTCACAGTTTGCCCTTGTGGCAAGTATAGCACATCCTTCCTGCCTGTTGTAGGGAAATTGCCCCTTGTCTTTTGTGTTTGCCTGTGGAATACTAGAGATAGGGAGATTGAACATTCTCGATACAGTTCTACACAAGAAGGGAGAACCATGCCCGTGAAACACGTGCCTGTTCGTGCCATCCTCATCTCATTCCTGCTCATCCTCACTTTTACCGCCTCCGACCTGCTCCCAGGACAAGCACAGGCGGCTTTCCCACACAAGTACACCAATACCACGCCCATCCAGCACGTGGTGTATATCGAAAAGGAGAATAGAACCTTTGACGACTACTTTGGCGGGTACCAGTGCCTTGACGCATCAGGGATACGGAGCGTCCCCTGCGTCAACGGGGCCTCAACCGGACTCATCAAAATCAAGGGGCAAGTGCAGACCATTGCCCTGAACCCGACGCGCGATCAAGAAACCAACTTCTGCCATACCTGGCAATGCGCGCACAAGGCAGCAGACGGCGGGGCAATGGATGACTTCAATGCCAACCCCAATTGTAGCAAGGCCCCCTACAACTGCTACACGATCGGGGATTGCTCCCTCATCCCCAACTACTGCGCCTATGCCGACAATTACGTGCTGGATGATAACGCCTTCTCATCGAGTGAGGCGCCAAGCTTCGTCAACCACCTGGACATGGTGGCCGCAGCAGCAGGGGACAGCCAGGCCGATAGCGCCATCAACAATCCCACGCTCTCCGGCAAAACGCCGCACCAGTGGGGATGCAACGCGCCTGTCGGGACTACTGTCCAGTTATATAGCGGCGCGTTGGTCTACCCCTGCGCCGACGGGCAAGCCGGGGATATGGCATCCTTCCCGACCCTTGCCGATGAGATGAACGCTTACGGCGTCTCATGGAAATACTACACGACGCTCACACAGGCTAACACAGGCTATCAGTGGAATACGCTCAATGCGTTCCCCTCCGTGCGCACAAGCTCCGGCATTGTCTCTTACAGCCAGTTTGCCACAGATGCCGCCTCCGGCAACCTGCCCGCCTTCAGCTGGCTCACCGCTCCGCAGGCGACAAGCGAGCATCCCTCCGCCTCTACCTGCGCCGGGGAAAACTGGACGGTTGCGCAAATCAACGCCGTGATGAGCGGCCCCGATTGGGCAAGCACGGTGATTATCGTGACGTGGGATGACTTCGGCGGCTTCAGCGACCATGTATCACCACCTTCTATAGATGGTTTAGGTTATGGCTTTCGTGTTCCATTTCTGGTCATCAGTCCATTTGCCCGTGCTACTGATAACCCGAACCAACCGAACATTAGCCATGGCCAACTGAGTTTTGAGAGTGTCTTAAAGTTGGCAGAAGAGGTCTATGGGCTTCCTGCTTTAACGGCAAGAGATGCCAATGCTGGTGACTTGATGCCCTTGCTAGACTTCAGCGCCAATGACCCGCCTCTACTGCTTTCACAGCGCACCTGTCCTGCACAGACCATGCCGCTTAACGGGGATTGGAATGACTGAGGAGACGGCTTGACAATCTGTCAATGCCTGATATGTTGCCCCCTCTGTAGATGATTTACAGAGGGGGCAATTTTTCTGAGTTTCCAAAATTGGCCTCCAAAATGCCAAAAATGGCTTGACAACCGTTTGTATCCGTGTTACAATAAGAATATCAAGAGGAAACAAAAAACGGAGGAAACGAAAATGACGACCATCGACCAGCTTCTCAGCAAGCACAGCGACAATTATCGCTTTCATGGCGCGGGTGATTTCCTGAGCGACCTGATTGCTCAGGCCGAGGACGGAGCAATCCGCCTCTGGGGTCGCGACCATGATGACGCGGTGGACGGCGAGGCTGAGTGCGAGTGGGTGCAGGGCGAGGGTTTCCTCTACTGCACAGACATTCGCGGGGTTGAGGTTATTTATAATAATTTCTCCGGCAATGAGGGCCTTGTTCTCATCCTCGAAAAGCAGGTTGAGAATCCACAAGAATGGTCTCCTCGCACGGGCGACCGCCGCGAGTCCCTCATCCGCGCCGAAGAGTGGCGCGTGATCGGTGCCATTCGCCCGATCTTTGATGAGGACGGCGAGGAAGTCGATCAAGAGGCATTCTCTCTTGAAGAGATTTTGAATGAGGAGTTCTAGTGGAAGAGAGGAGTTGTTCAAAGTGTGGTGGCCCAAGCCCATTTCCCAACGGGCGGGGCCGCATCTGCAAGACGTGCCGCACTGCCTATAAGGCGGCATGGTATCAAAGCAGAAAGATGCCCAAGACGCCGCCGACAGAGGAGGAGCGGCGGCGTCTCCGCAATGCATCGAAAAACCGCTATGCACGGAAGCGGTATCCAATCGATGCAGCGTATCGGGAGAAACAATGAGAAGCTGTGCGTCGCTGGCAAAAGGCGCATCCTGAAAAGAATCGGGAAAAGGTTGCGCGCTTTCGCCAGCGACAGAAAGCGAGGAAGATTATGCAAAATCCAAAGCTTGTCCAGATCGTGCAAGAGGCGATCTCTGAGGCTCGCGCCACGGGCCTCGATGACGACGATGCCAAGTGGCTGGCCGTTGGCGCGCTTATCCGTGAGGCGCGTAAAGAGGGCGTCATCGGGGAAGTGATCTCCCCAGAGATGAACGCCGCCGCACAGGCCCTCGTCAATCAGGAGTTGAAAAATGGCCGCTCCTCGTAATAATACGAATGCGCGGGGCAAGCGCACACCCAACCCGCGCATCTCCCTCAGCATGGGCATCTCAGGCGAGTTGCGAGAGTTATTCTCCCGCTATCTCACCAATGAGGGGGTAGAGCCATCTGAGGAGCATATCAAAGCTCAAGCCCGCGCATGGGCCTATGCCAATTGGGAGGCGCGGCTCAGAGAGGGCCTTGAGCGGCAAGAACAGGCAATTGTCATATGAGTTTTTAAGGGGAGCGCAAAATTCCCCCAAAACCCCTTGACAAGCATTTGTATCCGTGTTACAATTCTTAGTGAAGGGGATGAGTTCCCCGATAGTCGCGCCCCGTCAGTGTGACGGGCGCGTGAAGGAGCGGTGAGTGCCGCCCCGCAACGTTCGCCGGGTGCCGAGTCGCCCGGCATGGCCTCGCAAGGGGCCGGAAAGGATTGATGAAAAATGAGTAAATTTTCCCGCTACGAGCAAGTCCCATTAAATGAAATCCAGTCTATCGCCCTCTTGCGGGCGAGCGTCGGCCCGCATGATATGTGCATCGAAGTCGATCCGTACTATGATGCGGATGATTGGCATGAGGCGGCACGGGGCGACGGGCGCTCCTACGGTGGCAGCGTCGAGACCGTTCACCGTCTCCCCGGCGAGTCCTTCAAAGAGTTCAAAGCCCGTGCGGAGCGCCGGGCCGATGAGTTAGACGCGGCAGAGTACCGCCGCTAGCCCCTCTCCATCGCCCCGCTGGTCGGGCCACTCAGAAGGCCAGCCAGCCAGCAACGTCAAGGCGTTCAGGCGGTTCGAGTCCGCCGCTGGCTTTTCCGTCAGTTTGGGACTGACGGAACTCAAATCGCCTCCATTGAGGTAGCTGCCCGTTCATCCGTTCCGGGCGCAAATGGAACGGCTTCTTTGGGCCCTAAATCACCGGAAGTATCACCAGTTCCTTACAGTCCCCATGAACAGGTCTGCCATTGCCATCCGTGATCGTGATATAGAGTGTCCATTCCCCCACCGTGTTCACGTCGGTACTCTGCCACTGGTACTGTGCCTTGCCGTTCTCTGCGTCCAGGATTGTCCACGCCCCACTGCACGTCTTAACACTCCCATCCGGCCCCATCTCTCCATTCGGCCCGCCCATCTTCATGCTAATGGTGACGCCTACCAGCGGGAAGGGTATCGTATTGCCGTATGCATCCGTTGTCTGGAAGACGGGTAAGAACGGGAGGGAGTCATCCCCCGCAAAAATTGGGCTGTAGTTCTCTTGAATGATCGTACTTGCCATCTATGCCACCTCCACCTGTGCCACTCCACTGCGTACTGTCACACTACTCACCCCGCTTCTCATACTGACTCCCGCAACCCCGCTTCTCACCTTCACCACAGCATTAGGCGGCGCGGAGAGCCGGAAACGCGCCGAGACATCCCCTCGTTGCCAGGCACTCATCAACCGCACTCGTAGTGCCATATCCCGTATCGTCGTCGTGTCCTGAATAACGAGCCGCGTACTGACATCCCTGAGCAAGGCAAGCGGGAAGAAGGTAAGCACGTCTTTTGCCTGCGCCGCGCTCATCAGGCGCAAGCGGAGTGCCATGTGACGCAACTGAACGGCTGACTGAATACGGAAACGACTACTCACATCCCCCTGCCGCGTTGCCATGAGGCGCAGTCGGGCGGGAGTATCCCTGTCTTGTGTTGCGCTCATCAGTCTGAGCCGTGAGGGTGTATCCCGTTCCTGTGTGGCACTCATGAGGCGCAAACGCGCAGACACATCATCCAGCACAGCCATACTCATCAAACGCAGCCGACTTGCCACGTCCTTCTGCTGATTGGCACTCATCAGCCGGATGCGCGCGCTACTGTCCTTTGCCTGATTTGCCGACATCAGGCGTAGCCGCCCCGCCCCGTCTCTTTGCTGGCTGGCAGAGATGAGTCTGAGCCGACTTACTACGTCCTTCAGTTGGCTAGCCGACATGAGGGCAAGCCGACTGGCGACATCTTTTCCCTGTGCCATGCTCATCAGCCTGAAGCGAGAGAGGGTATCCTCTAACTGGTTGGCAGAGATGAGTGTGAGCCGCGCGCCCGTATCCTTTCTCTGTGCTGCACTCATGAGCCTGAGCCGCCCTGCTACCTCTTCCAACCGGGCTAAAGCAAGCCGGGATGCTACGTCCTGCTCTCGCGTTGCCATGAGGCGCAGCCGTCCTGCCACATCCAGCAACTTTGCCATGCTCATCAGTCTGAGCCTGCCTGCCACGTCCAGCAGTTTTGCCAGCCGCAGCCGAGCAGCCACGTCCCGCAGTTGCCCCGCGCTCATAAGCAAGAGGCGGGCTGCTACGTCTTCCCGGTTGATCGCAGCAATGTGCAGGCGCGCCGCTACATCCCTCTGCCGACTGGCCGACATGAGGCGCAGCCGAGCAGCCACGTCCCGCAGTTGCCCCGCACTCATGAGACGCAGGCGGGAGGCCGCGTCCCATGCCTCTGCGACCGACATCAGGCGCAGGCGGGACGCGCTATCATGCGCCTGACTGGCGCTCATCAGGCGCAAACGGGACGCCACATCCTTCAGTTGCCCCGCACTCATCAGGCGCAACCGCCCCGCCGTGTCCATGAGTTTTGCCAGAGTGAAGCGCGCTACCACGTCTTCCAGTTTTGCCAGGGAAAGCCGGGATGCCAGGTCATGCAGTCCCGCCACCGACATCAGGCGAAAGCGGGACGCTACGCCTTTGAGCAAGGAAAGCGAGAGGCGCGTGGTGGCATCCTTTTGCCCGGTAGCCATCAGGCGCAAACGGCTAGCCACGTCCTTGAGTTGGTTGGCCGACATGAGGCGCAAACGGCTAGCCACGTCCGTCAGCACATTGGCGCTCATGAGCGCAAAGCGAGAGGCCACGTCACGGTACTGCGTCGCCGTCGTCAGGCGAAAGCGCGCACTGGTGTCCATGAGTTTTGCCAGAGAAAGTCGTGCCTGGGTATCGCGCAGCAGGGCAAGCGAGAGGCGGGAGGCGGCGTCATGTAGGGCGGCGGGAGACATGAGGCGAAGGCGGGAGAGGACATCTTTTGCCGTGATTTTGGACGGCAAGAAGGTCGCCAGGATGGTCGTGTTGCCGTTCACGCCCTTGTTGCTCATGGTGGCCCCGGATGAGGTGGCAGCAGCCCCCACGCCCGGATTGTAGAAGAGGGTGGCCAGGGCTTTGCTCGTCTCCGTTGAGGATGCGCTTGCTGCCATATCCACCACATAGCCGTTCGTCACGGACGAGTAGGAGAGCGCGTTGTTGGCGCGCACGCCCAGTCCCCATATCCCTAACTCCCCGGCGCTGGCAAGGGCGGGCGTGGTGCCGGTAGGCGCATTCGTGCCGTTGGCATTTTGCTGGCTGACTACTTGATCGAGCGGGGAAGAGAGGGCTGCGCCGCGCCACTCTTCAAAGGCAATGGCAGCATTGTAGGCATTGTCAAAGGTGAAGGTGTGTGACGTGACCCCTGCCGTTGAGTTGGCAAGATAGAAGAGGGCCATCGTGCCGTTGCCGCCGACCACGCCTGCGGAGCTTCCTGCCTGCTGCCAGCCTGCGGGCGGGGTAATCACCGCCCCCGATGAGGCAATGATGGAGACAAAGGCGACGAGCAGGTTGCCACCGCCCGTTCCCGCCGTACTCACCGTGACCGAGGTCGCATTGGCTGCCCCCACCGAGCCTGCTGCACTCTGCACCAGCGTAAAGGTGACGCCGATTTTGAAGCGTGAGGCCACATCCTTGAGGTTGGCTCCGATCAGGCGCAGGCGGGTCGCGCTGTCACGCACGAGCGCGAGGGAGAGCCTGCCCGCCGCGTCACGCAGATTGGCGACCCTGAAGCGGGAGGCCGTGTCCTTGAGTTTTGCGAGCGAGAAGCGGGAGGCGGCATCTTTCAGTTGGCTGGCGCTCATCAGGCGCAGCCGCCCCGCCGTGTCCATGAGCTTTGCCAGCGTCAGCCTGCCTGCCGCGTCCTTTTGCTGGCTTGCTGACATGAGACGCAGGCGGGCGGCCGTGTCCTTCAACTGGTTGGCAGAGATGAGACGTAGCCGCGTGGTGCTGTCCTTGACGAGCGCCAGGTTGAGGCGGGAGGACACGCCTTTGAGCAGGCCAAGCGAGAAGCGGGAGGCCACATCTTTCACCTGACTGGCGCTCATCAGGCGCAAACGGGAAGACACATCCTTCCTGTTCGTGCTGGCGGCTTTGAAGACGGCAAGGATGGTGGTATTGCCCGTCGTGCCGGAGCCGGACATGGTGCAGCCAGAAGAGGTAGAGGCCGTTCCCACGCTGGTGTTGTAGAAGAGGACGGCATTGGAGAACGTCGTCTGGTTGCTGTGCGCGTAAGAAGCCGTGTCCTGGCTGTAGCCATTGGTGACGCTGCTAAAGGTGAGGGCATTGGAGGAAGCCACGCCCAGCCCCCAGATCGCCAGTTCCCCGGAGGCCGAAAGCGTGCCACTGCTGCCGGTGGTGGCGCTGGTACTCTTGCCGTTCTGCTGCGCGATACTCGTGTCCAGCGGAGAGGAGAGGGCTACGCCACTCCATTCCTCAAAGGCAATCGCCACGTTGTAGGTGCCGCCGAAATTGAAGGTAAAGGAGGTCACGCCTGCCGTTGAGTTGGCAAGGTAGTACAGGGCAAAGGAAGCGGTACCGGTGGAGGCTCCCTGCGTCGTACCGACCTGCTGCCAGCCAGAGGGCGGCGTGATGCTCGCACTGGCCTGATTGAAGACGGTCACAAAGGCGACGAGCAGGTTGCCTGTGCCGGTAGCGCGCGTTGGGACGGCAAGGGAGGTGACGCCCGACGTGTTGCTTGCCGCCCCTGTTGATTGTACCAGCGTAAATATCGACATGCCCTGTTCCCTACAACCCCACTACAACCCTATCGGCTAGACCCCGCGCCAGCCCTGAACCTCAATGCCTAACGCCCCTAACGGGCAAAGATTGTCTCTCCAACTCCCAAAGTGGTAAATATTCGTGTGCCACTTGAAGAGGTGCGGCTTACCCGTATCAGGGCGGTAATCCCACACGAAGCACTCCGCTTCCCCACGCGCTTTGTCCAGCACCCGCCCGATGCACTGAAACTCCATGCCGACGCCTGACGCCCCTAGCATGTCCATCCCCTTTGTCTTGAACTGGAAGGGGATGAGGTCGCTGGTGATTTCAAGGATAGCGACCCGCCCATCCGGGCAGTGCAGGCGCAGTTCCTTCATACGGTAGATGTCGCCGGTTGAGCAAAGGTCAAGCGCCCAATCCAGCTTACGGAGTCCTATCAGGCCGTCACGCACCAACTGATGCTCAGAGACTTCCCGAAAGAGCGTCGTGTTCTGGCGCGAAAGCCCTGCCTCAATCATGGCCGACCAGTAGGCAAGGCGGGGGTCTATCCTATCGGCTATTGTCTCAAGTGTCGTTGCCAGTCCCATGCCCTATCCTCTTCCCGTCAATGCTTGACAAATATAGCCAAATGTACTAAAATGTAGACACTCATCCATATGATAGCGATGAGCAAGCAAAGGAGAAATGAACACATGCCACCGTTTGAGAAGCCCATCTCTATTCGCACATTTGCCGATATGGTGGGTGTATCCCCACGCACCTTGCAGCGATGGGACAAGGAAGGGATACTGAAAGCCCATCGCGGCCCGACGAACCGCCGCTACTACACACAGTCCCAACTTGAGGAAGCCATGTCTCACGTTTCGTTTCGTGTAGAGCAGGTGGGAGAAGTCTTTGTTGATGCAGGGCTTGTCTGGATTGGCGACCCCTGCTACTTTCTGCCAGAAGAGGGCGACTTGACACCACGCCCGGTAGAGAAGGAAGTGGGCAACTGGCAACAGTTCTGTGAGAAGATTGAGAAGACGCCCTATCCCCACCGCTACAACTTCGGCGGTCTGGGTGTCGCTGTCACTTCTGGCATGGGAGACGGCATCTACCCCGTCTTTGCCACCTTCAACAAGGCAGGACAGGTTACGTCTGTCACCGTGCAATTTCTGGATGAAGATGAGGACGGGGAAGAAGAGGAGTAACCCTGCCTCCCATGCTACTCTCTGCATAGAACTTCCCTGTATCACCCCTGCAATACGGTATTGCAGGGGTGATAGTATATTCTACTAGACATAACTGTACGTGAAGGTTATTACCGGTTGAAGGGTGCCACGCATTGTTACTCGCCTTTGCAGGCGGGGTACGTCATTTCTGCGTACCTCCTGTAGTTCCCTACAGGCTCAGACTGTTGCTCCATCCTGACGGCATTGTCAGGAGCCTCTCACTCAGTCGTTACGGCTGCCTTGACTTCCTTGTCATGCTTGCCACGGCGTTATCCACTTCTCTCAGTTGGGACGTTCACCGTTCTCAGAGAGGTTCTTCGACAGGGATTACTCCCTGAAGGCCCTAGCAGTTAAGGCTCATCCCAGGCCCGGTAAACAAAATCAGGGTAAAGAACATCTTGCCTGCGGTGGTCGCGGCAGGCGTTCTGCGGTGTGTCACATACGCCTGGACACCTTGCAAATCCTGCCACGTGGTCAGCCATGCTGCCGCACCCGGTGAGACGCTCCCCGCTGCGTTGCGCGTGGTGGCTGTTGGCAGCGTCCCCACGCTGCCTGCCGTCGGGTTGCCCGTCTGGTCATCCCCATACTCGTTGAACTTGAGGTAGGAGGTGATCGTGCTGGTACCGGTATCCGGGTTCTGCCCGTTCACGATGGGGGAACCACTTTGCCCGCCCGGCTGTGTGCCAGCAGAGGGGGCCTGGTGCGTGTTATCCCCGTAGGCCGTAAACGTCGGTGCGGTGGCAAAGGTACCGGTGTTGTCAAAGTCAATACAAAGAACATTGGCCTTCGTGTTGTCCCCTGTGTAGGTGGCAACCTTTGTTCCCGATGCATCGCTTGAGAACGCCCACAACTCTGGCACTGAGCCGGTAGAGGCAGGGCGGCTATACTGCGGCCAGTTGGCAGAGGCGGTACCGCCCGCGCCCGCGCCACTTGCGCACCAACGAATCTCGTTGGCCCCGGCAGAGCCGCCGAATGCCAACGCATTCCAGGTGGGACTCGCATCCGTGTTACTATTATACATGGGACGTATCGTAGTAAAATCTGACATTCTACTTATAATCCTTTCCGCTGTTTCCGTTCCCAGAAACAACTACTCCACCCCTTCCGCTTTTCAGAGAGCGAGAAAGAATGCATACGCCGAGAGGGCATGTCGAGGAAAGGATTGAAGCACCTGAAGACAACGCCTGTTCCACCACCACTTCACCACTTTCACCACATACGTCATCCCGTCGGCAAAGAAGAAGAGTTTCTACACTACTGAGATTATACCATGTTCCCCGCCTGCGCGCTTTGCTCTGAGAGCGCCAGCGTCTCCGCAAGCGGGGCAAGGCGTGGCACGCCCTTGCGGTACTGTCCGTACTCCCGGTAGGCTAGCCACCCAAACCACAGCGCAGCAAACACGTCATCCGGCATCTCCACGCCTGTCAGCCTCGGCACGGGCGGCATGGGCAACACCGGCGCAAACGGGGTGTTGCCGCGCTCATAGTGCAGAGCGTGCAAGAGCAGGTTATGCAAATGCCCGTAGCGCAAGCCGTAGGCCCACGTCACGCCCGCCTCATTTGTTATCGGGACGCAGCACTGCCAGACTTCCTTGAGGCTATAATCGGCTTTGAGGAAGGTCTGCACCCCGCACGTACAGCGCGGCAGGGCAATCACCGCACCCCGTCCACCTGTAGGCATCTCTTGCCGCGTGTCCTGCTTGCGCCCCCATGCTGGCACAAGGCGGAGAGCGGCGCGTCTGGCACGCCGGACGATCCCCCTGCCCGGTACGGGGGACTCTCCTGCATGCAGAAAGCGCGTCTCTGCGATATGGGCCGCTTTCTCCTCTCCACAAGAAAGCACTTCCCCGTCGCGGTCAGTGAGCATGCATGTCCAGTGCAGCGTGTCCTCTTCTATCGCTGTGAGCATAGTTCCCTCCTTATGGATGAGCTTAGAAGTTGGCAGTCCAGTTGCCCCCAACCGTTGCATTGTTCGTTGCCCCCGTCGAGGTAGTGTTCACCTGGAAGCCGTACTGATTGAGGTGCGCCGTCGTCGGGTTATTGCAGTTGGTTGCCCCGCCGATGCTCTGGTCAAGGGAGACGGAGCCGGGGGCATTGCCTTTGGAAAGGGTGTTCAGCCAGAGCGAGACGAACCAGGACGCGCCGCCGCAGCCCTGTGAGAGCAAATACGAGCCGTGTTCCTGTTGCCCATTGGAGCGTGAGAGTTGCCCATTGATGGAGGAAATATCACTCGTATTGGTCGTAATATTGCTGCTGTTGGTCGTAATATTACTGGTGTTCGTATTCGTCTGCGTAATGTGAGCGTTCACATCTGTTGCCATAATTTGTTGCCCCGCCTGCACGCTTGAAATGGTTGCCATGCTTTCCCCTCCCTATGGATGAGTTTAATAGGCGATACTATATGACCCGCCACACATCACCGTATTGGCGCTTTGCGTGGATGTTGTAGCGACGCGAAAGCCGTTGGATGTGAGATGATCGGCGGTCGGGCTGGCGCAGTTGGAGGGGGCCTGGTCGCTTGTGTCAATCGAGACCGAGCCGCCCGGCGTGCTGTTGCGTGAGAGGCTATTCACATACTCCCCGAAGGACTGCGAGGCCCCTGATGCGCTCTGCGTCAAAAAGTATTTGCCCGTCTCCTGACTTCCCGCTGGCCGCTGCAATACCTGCACTATCTGGTTAATGTCAGCGGCATTAATGGTAAAACCGGACTGTACTTGATAGAGTGGCATGCTTCACCTTTCTATATAAGATTTATTATATAATCACAGCTTATGGGAAACGCCCCCTTTGTATAGGAGAACAGCACGTGCGTACAGAGCGTCCCTGAATTGGCGGTGGATGAGGCACTCCCGCCGAAGAGGCCACTTTCCGTCATGACTACCTGCGCATTGGCTGCCGTCAGTTGGAAGTTGATGTCTACCTGCGACCCCTGTACCGTGTTGGCGCTCTGGAGTACGCGAAACACTTCATTCACTAACTGCGTATCGGTTGGTGAGGTGGCCTGAAGCGCGCCTGTGCCGATAGCCAGGTACTTACCGAAAGCAGAGGCATTGCCATTGGTGGCCCCCAGGTACGAGAGGGCGAAGCCACGGCCCTGAACCATCAGTTGATTGCGCGCTTCCAGCACGGTGTAGCGTTCTTTCTCTTTTTCTGAGATACGCGGCTTTTGCAGCATGCGCCCCTGCTCGTCTCGCTCCCCGCACCAGTATTTCAGGTAGTCCGCCTCTGACCACTCTTCTGGGAGTTCCCGTATGCGTAGGAGTCCGCACACCCCTATCGTCTCTTCCAGCCCGCGCAGCCGCTCGGTACGCAAAAAGACATGCACGCGCCCCCTATACTTCTCTGCTTGCTCCATGTGGGGATTGACCCGCGCCGTCTGCACATCCTCCCACCGCTCAGGAGCGCGCGCGCCGTCAAGGGGGCCGCTACTGGTACGCACCTCAGTGCGGTGACTCACAGCGCGCCCCTGCCGGTCTAGCAGGTGCGTGACGCGAATCCAGTAGTAGCCAAGTGCGACGGCGCGTTCAATGTCTTCTTCTGGATAGGGAAGGGTGCTATCAGGGATGGATAGAGTGCTTAACATGGTATCACCTCTGGTGTATACTGCTCATAGCGGCTGTAGCTTAAATGTGGCATGGGAGTTGGCCGCTCATGCCTGAAGGGGAGAGCGCACGAGAGTGAGGTGCAGGTTCGATTCCTGTCAGTCGTGGTCAACAAAACAGCATAGAATTTCCTCATCATTGATACCCCACCAGTGGACTGCCATACGTCGCCTGTGCTGAGCCATACGCTGCCGCCGGTATGCCGCCGATGCCCGTAGTGCCTGTGACCGTGACCGCCACGCTGTCCCGAAAATTCACCGTCTCCGTTGCCATCAGGTCAATGCTAGGCGCGGGCGCAGTCACCGGCCCGTAGTAGGAGGCCGTTGAGCCGCCGCCCGTCGTGCTGCTCACCTGCATACGCAAGAGCGTGGTGAGGATATTCGTCAACTCCGGGTTGAAGGCCCCCAGGTCGCACTGGCACTCATAGAGGGCTTGCCCAAGCGAGATGAAGCCCTTCAACACCAGCGTCACCTTCTGGATGATGAAGGACACGCGAAAGAAACTGTCCGTGCGCGACGTGAAGTAGACGGTATAGCCGGGGGTCATGAACTGGTTGGTAGAGAGGTGGATAATCGGGCGGGAGTAGCCGTATTCGCCTGCCTCGCCAATCCCCGCGTCAATGGCCGCCTGCACAGATGCTAAGGCGCTGTTATTCACCTGCCGCCAGAACATGCCAGAACTACCGAGGCGCTGGCTGTAAATGGCAACACTCTGCGCGTCAATCACAATGGCTGCGATCCCTGATGCCCCCGTCACATAGATGGCATTGCCGAGTTGCGTCCCGTCAATGTCACGGGTGTAGTCATAATACGCAAAGCTCACGATGTCATCCGGGGTATCGGATAACTCGAAGTTCAGCGTATTGTACCCCGGCGGCTGGTAGAAGATCGTCCAGTAACTATCTACCCCGTAGATGTAGTTGGAGTTGGTCGCCAGCGCATCAAAGGCATCACGCGCCGTGCCGTTGTACTGGTAGGAGAGCGTATTCTGGAAGCCGTTGGTGGATGCGACATTCGCCGTTGAGAACACGCCGCTAAAATACTTGCTCACGATGCTCGTGATGATGCTGCTATCCGACTGGTTTGTCCACGTGTCATTGAGTATCTGCTTTTGCAGCAGCCACGCATAGCCGGAGACCGTGACCGCCCACTGCCGGTTCGGCCCGATATGCGCCCCGGCAGTGGCTTTGGTGATGACGCCGCCAAAGAGGCGCAACTGGCGGATGGCCGTGCCGTTGGGAAGCGCCACGCAGTTCTCTTGCCCGGCGGCGCACCAGGGCGTGGGGTAGGCAAGCTGGTAGTTCTTGCCTTGCGCAAAGGTCATGGGTTCGAGCATCGCCTGGGTAAAGGTGACGCTGCCGCTATTGGTTGCCCCCGTTGCCGTTGCCAGCAGTTGCGCTTGCAGGGCGGCTGCCCCTGCTGGCACGCTGACCTGCACGCTGTAGCGCGTCGCGGTGGCGCTCACCGGGGTCGGGCCGTCAAAGCGGACGCTTGAGAGTTGATTGCCGTACTGGTCAAGCAGGAAGACGCGCAGGGAGGCGGAGAGATTGACCGGGGACGCCCCCTGCACGGTGGCACTCAGCATGTAGGACTGACCTGCGACGATCATGCCGTTTTGCGTGGTCTGCGTCAGGTAGCCCACGTTGCCATTTGCCGCGTTCGCAAAGGTGATTTTGCCGCCGCCCCCGCTACTCTGGCTGTAGGAGATGCCCGTCTGGGCTGCGCGCGCGCTCCAGGCCGTCGTGTAGGGATTGAGCGCCGGGTTGAGCAAGAGGTTATGCGTCGGCTCCGGGATTTGTCCCGCATCCACAAACACCACCTCTTGCAGTTCAGAGAGCGGGATATGGGAGGGGTCATCTTGCAGGGTAAAGCTAAAGGTCGGGATAGGGTCGGATGCCGTGCGCTCCACGGAGATGCTCTCCTGCAAGAGCGTGGGGTAGAGGACGTCGTTGATAAGCAAAAACACCGGCCCCGGCGTCTGCGTGATGACGGGCGGGGTAGGCGTCGCGGCAACGAGCGCCAGGCCGTAGGCATAGTGGGATTGCACCGCCGTTGCCGATAAGCCTTTCGCGTAGATCGCGCACTCATCGAGGGTGCCGGGGAAGAAATCACTTCCCTTCTGCGGGTCATAGCCGAGGGAGAGCGTGCTTCCTGTGTCGTCAATTTGCCCCGTGACCTTGCCCGTCGTGCCGTTTGCTTGCCCGTTCACATAGAGCGTGATGGTGGTGCCGTCCCAGGTGGCAGCCACATAGTACCACACCCCTGCCTGGAAGGTCTGCGAGAAGGTGGCCTGCCCCCACCTGTCTCCCTCCACGCCCACCGCACAGCCGCCGCCAGAGCCGCCTGCCCCAATCCAGAAGTCGATGCCGTCCCCGGAGTTGGTGGGCGTGGTTCCCGTTGCCCACAGCGTTGCCTTGTGGCTAAAGGTGTTGTTGGCAAGCTTCACCCAGGCTTCCAGCGTGAGCTTGTTCCAGCCGACCGGGGATGGCCCACTGCTACAGACGAGGTGGGAGGAGGTGCCGTTGAAGAGGTAGGCCGTGTCGCTATCCCCTGCGAGCGCCCCCGCCTGGGAGTAGGTGATGCCCGTGCAAGTGGCCGTATTGTTGTTGCCGGAGGAGTCATGGGCGTTGCCTGACGCCTCATCCATGCGGTAGTACGCCTGCGGGCCGTCCTTCAAGATACCGGTCGCGTAGGGGATGAAGGTGCCGGGCGTGCCACTACCGCCCCCGCCGCTGCCTGTGCCGCCACTGCTGCTCGTCCAGGTGGGGTACTGCTGCGCGTAGGCGCAAATCATGCCATACGTTGGCTCGAAGGTGAAGACGCCGCCAATGGTCTGCGTGACGGACTTTACGGCCTGCGACTGCGCCGGGTTGGTCGTCGTGGTCACGGTATTGAACTGCGCGTTATCGGTGAAGATGAAGCCATATGTCGCCCCGCCTGCGCGCAGGGCGTCCAGCATGGCTTTGCTGTAGGTGGACTGCACGGCTGTACTGACGGGCGTCTGTGTGGTCTGCGCGTACACCTGGATACCGGAGGCATGCGTTGAGGCAGGTGTCCAGGGGGAGACGGCGACTGTCCCATTCTGAGAGCCTAATGGATTGGTGGTAATGGGGAGCGTCGTAGCGTTCTTGGCAATCGTCCCGTAGGCATACACCTTTTCCGTCACGCCGGTGTTGCTGTAATCCACAAAGATGGGCGTGCCATCGCTGATGGAGGCAGGATGGGTGTAGGCGCTGCTCACGGCGAGACTGCTGTAGGCCGTGCCTGCGCTATAGGTCGCAGTCGTTGTGGTGAGTGCGCCGCCCCCGTCATCATAAATCGACCAGCCAAACTCGGCGCAGGAGAGGAGCGGATTAATCGAGTTGGCAGCAAAGATGGCCTGCAAGTCGAGGAGTTCCTGCGCGACACTTGGCGCGTTGATTTGTGATTGCGCGGCATCGGCAAAGGTAGATTTCGTCGGGTCTTGTTGCAGCGTCACCGTCCCATCCGGGTTGACGGTCGTCGTGCCATCTCTATAGTAGTGGAAGTCGACGCCTAAGAGCGTTCCCCCGGAGGCCGCCACCTGGCTGACCAGCCCCGTCATCCAGTTCTGGATATGCGCGCGCCCCGTCACGGCTGTCTTGCGCACCGCGCAGGCAAAAACCGGCGTTGCCGCGCAGCCCGGCACCGCCGCAATCGCTTGCTGCACCGCCACATAGGTAGGGGCTAAGATCGCCCCGCCGTTGTCCCACGTGCTGCTCATGTCCCAGGAGGCAGGCGAGCCGCCTGAGGTGTTGTAACTGCCTTGCCCCTGCACGCGCTGCTGGATGTCGGCGTTCTCGTTGTAGACCTGATAATTCTCGACGGTGCCAAAGCCGGTTTGCCCGTTGTAGCGCGTCGCCACGAGCGTCGCAAAGGCTACCATATCGGCTGTTGCCACCAGTTGCCCCGTCGCCTGCGTCGCCTCCCGCACCGGCTCGCCGGGGGAGTGCGTGTTGACCGGGTTCCAGCCGACCTGACTGCTCTTCGAGGTGGAGATGCCGATAGAGGTTGCGCCCGCCGTGTAGGTATGGTTCGGGTTCCAGATAAATACCGTCTCGGCTGATGCTAAGCCCCAACCAACCTGAATTTGATAGCCATGTGGCAGGTAGGCCCCGGCAGGCAGCGCGCTAATCGAGAGGTTGGTGTAGGCGGTGCCGTGCGTGTAGGTGCCATTGAGCGTCGCATTGGAGCCAAAGGCATCAAGGGTGAGTCGCCACGACGGGGCGTTGTCAAAGGCGAACCAGAAGCGAATGCCGGAGTAGTTGCACTTCTGCACGTGGTCATCCATCACGCCCCAGTCATAGAAGCCCTGGTAGGGTTCAATCGGCCCCCACTGCAACTGATCGCGCAGGGTCGGACTGGTGGTACTCGTCTTCCAGCCGGTGCTGCTGACGGAGTTCGGCCCCACCATATCGGTAATGAGTTGGGCGGGAAGGGGCGGCGGCGTCTTGGCGGTAAACCACGTGTTGCCGTATGGGCCTGCGGCAAGCGTGTTGTAGGCAGGCACGGTCGCAGGCGGCGGGTTATCGGTAACCGTGAAATTGTCAAAGGTCGCGCTTTGCCCGCTCGCAGTCGCCTGATAGAAGAGGCCGAAATTGCCAGGGCTGGTAAACGTCGTGTCAGCCACCTGTACCATCCAGCCCGCTGGTTCCCCTGAAGGGGTACTCCCTGCGCCCGCATTGGGGTCGGCCCAGAAGTTGCCCTTGACGTTGTTATTGTCATTGGGGTTATCCCCGAAGCCGCGAATACGCAAGTGCAGCCAGTAGTAGGTAGAGGCGGCAAAGGTGACAGTCGCGGTTTTGAGGCTTGTCGCGCTCGTGTTGTCTTTGATGAGGGAAAGCGTACTGCCTGTCACACTGAGGCGGTAGTCCTTTGTTGCCCCTGTCGCGCGGGAGACGAGTCCGACCGTAACCGCCGTGTTGCTCACTAGCACGCGCACATAGAGGTCGGTATCGGTAAACTGATTGGTGCCAAGCCAGAAGACGTTAGCGGCGGTATCACCGCTCAGTTGCCCGCGCTTCTGCGATGCAGCGGTGATGATCGTGGGGGTAGAGGCCCCGCTTTGTTGCGCCCACGTTTGCCCGCCGGAGGAGGGGTTCCAGCCGCTCGTCTTGGTATTAGAAAAACTGTCCTGAGCGTAATTTTGCAGGGTGTAGGTCATAGCACCCCCTTGAGAGAGATGCTACAATGAGCAAAAGCTCTTCCCGATTGGTGGAACTGGTACCACGTCTCACTTTGGATGAGAAGGTTGGAAGTTCGAGTCTTCCATCGGGAGGTATCTTTGCAATCAGAGAAGGAGAAGGTATCCATGAAAGATGACGTGCGTGACGCATTAGGGAAAGCGGCATATGAGGCAATGCTTGCATATCGCAGGAAGACGTACCATGCAGGTGACTTACCGCAATGGGACGCACTGGATGAAGATGACCGGGAAGAAAACCGATATGCAGCAGAGGCCGTGGTGAACAAGTTGGCAGAGATGCTCTTGCCTGTCATGGTCAATACCCTGCTCACGGCTTCACAGATAGCAGCAATAGTGAGGAGGATGGCATGAGTGAAGAGAGAGACAGCCACTTTGCAGGCTTTGCGCGCCTGCTTATTCCAGAACTGGATGCGCAAGTTGGAGCGGTCACGACGTGGGCAATGGAGCAAGGCGTCGATGATGAGCAAAAGATTGCGCAGGAACTCGCAGCCCGTTGGCGCCTGCTCCTTGCCCGCCGTGCCTATGATCTGGTAGAGCATGCCCTCAAGGAAGCCGAGGAACGTGACCTGTTTGCTGATGACCTTTATGGCCGCTTTCGCCTGAGTACCGGGGCGAAAATCAGTGAAATCCCTGACATGGGCGCCCTGCCTGACTAACTGCATTCCTTCACCGCCTTTTGCCCCGTGTGTGCCTGCCAGCGTTGGATAGTTGCTATACAGGCATCGGGGTCTATCTCCATTGCGTAGCAGGTGTATCCCATGCTCTGACAGACCACAAGTACCGTGCCACCGCCACAAAACGGCTCATAGATAATCCCGTTCTCAGGAACAAATTTCAAGCAATAAATAGCCCATGAAACTGATTGTTCCCATTCATGAAATTTCTTCTGCAAAGGCGCGTTCTCAAATCCGTCTCGCACAAAGCCACGACCTCGAGGCCATGAGCCATTCACCCACCAGACAATTGGCTTCCACATGATTTCTATACCCATTGCCATACGTGGATGAGAACCATTTGCTTGCCACATACTGATAAGCCAACGGTATTTGAGATGCTTGCCTACATCATTAAGAACTTCTGGTATGAGGTAGTGGGGTACGATAGACAGGAAGCTCCCACCATCTTTCAAAAGACTCGGAAGGTGACTCGCTACACATCTGTAAAGATGGGCGTATTCTCGAGGGTAAGGCGGGTCAGTGATACAGGCATCTGCCGTTTCCCCGCCCATCAGGCGCGTGACATCCTCACTATTCGTCGAGTCACCACAAAGCAGGCGGTGCCGTCCCAGTGCAAAGAGATCGCCGCGCTGTACTGTGACCGGTTCTGTCCACATATTCCCCTGTTGTGGTGTGCCTATCATCCCACTTCCCCCTCCCTCTGCTAAATATTGCCGAATTGCGCGCGCAGCTTATCCCCCAGGTTGCGCGCCAGTTGACTGACCTCACTGCTGCTGCCTGATGCCATATTGACACTCACGTTGAGCGTAACCGGGCCGTGCGTGATGTTCGTGGTGTGTGCCGCCTGCTGTGGGGCCTTAATCATGGCATTGAGTTGCGCCTGTAGTTGCGGTTGCGCCTGCTTCATGCCCTCTACAAAGCCCTTGACTGCGTTTTGCCCCCACTCGATGATGTGCTGGCCTTCCCCCATTTTGGCAGGAGAGTGGAAGCCCAGAAAGGAGGCAACGGTGGAGATGATATTTTTTGCGGCGTTACCCACGGCACCCACCATGCTCATGATACCCGAAATGAAGCCGGAGATCACATTTTTGCCCCACGTGATAGCGATTGAGGCCAGATTACTAAACCAGGAAGAGATGTTGTGCCAGATGGAAGACAGCGCCCCGGAGATGCCCGCCCAGGCGGCGCTAAAGACGCCCGTGATGGCTGACCACGCCGACTGTACCAGTCCTTTGACCGTCCCCCACAGCGTAGTCCAGCCTGCCACCTGCTTTGCCCACCAGGCAGAAATGGCCCCCCACAGGGCAGAGAGGACAGCCATGATGGCCCCGGAGATAGCCGTCCAGATGGACTGGGCAAGACTCTTCAGATTGTTCCAGACCCCCGTAAGCCAGGTCATGACGGCATTCCAGATGGTGACAATGCCCTTCCACTCCGTCTGTACCGCCGCCTGAATAGCCGTCGTGAGCGCCGTCCAGATGGCCTGTGCGCTGGTTTTGAGGTTCTGCCACGTGGTCGTCACCCAACTGACAATTGCCTTCCACGTGCTTTGCAGCCAGGTACTCACGCCCGTAATGACCGTGCGGATGCCGTTCACCAGATCATGGAAATAATAGTTGTGGTTGTAGAGCCAGCTAAACCAGCCCACAACGGTCTGGATAGCTGTCTTGATGGCCCCGACGATATTGCCCCATACGCTCTTTGCCAGTGAGACGATGCCGCCCCAGACGCCCGCCAGGAAGGATTTCACCTGGTTCCAGTGCGTGACGATAAAAAGGACGGCCATGCCCACCGGGCCGATGATGACGGCTAGCAGGATGAGGGCGGCGACACGCACTATTTGTACAATTACTGACCAGGCGGCAGAAGCGGCAGATTGTATCCCCGACCAGATAGCATGCATACGAGTACCCAGGCCAGAGAAGAAATTCCCGATAGCGGTGACGGCATTGTGCGCAAAGGTGCCAATAGCGGAGAAAATATTGCCGAAGAAGCTAGAGATGCCTGACCAGACGCCCTTGAGCCAGGCCGTGATTTGCCCCCAGTGCTGGATAGCCAGGATGAGCAGGGCAACGGCGGCAATGACTGCCAGGACAATGGCCCACAGTGGCGCACCGGCAATAGTTACCGCAAGAAAGCCGCCCGCCATCGCAATGAGGGAGGGTACCACTGCTGCCAGGACAATCACGGCCAGCCCTGCCAGCACACCGCCCAATACGGCAAGCACGGGGGAGTTGGCTTGCAGCGTAGCAGCCCATTTCGCAAAATTCGTGATGAGCGGGGTGACGGCCCCCAGGATTTTCCCCAGGACGGGCAAGAGTTTGGTGCCGATTTCAATGGCGGCGACCTGGACGGCGGCGCGCGCCTGATCCATCTTGAAGTTGAAGGTCTGCTGTACCGCACTCCAACCAGCTACTGATCCCTTGTTGGCATTCATCACCCCCGACACGTTCTTCATGTTCGCCTCGAAGGTCTGCAAGTGCGTCCCGGTCAGGTCAAGCAACCCCTGCATTTGCTTGGAGCCGCCCGCAATGGCCTTGAGGGCCGCCACGTACTGCGGGGAGCCGACCTTGTAGGTCTGGGCTAAGTGCTGCATAATCATGGAGAGCGCATCCGGCAGGCTCTTCTTCATCTCCGCGCTCACCTGACTGGTAGTGAGGCCAATGGCCTTGAGCGCATCCGAGCCTGCTTTGGCAGGGGCGGAGAGGGCAATCAAGAGCTGGCGCAAATAGGTCGCGGCGTTGGCAGCAGGCACGCCCTCCGCCGTCATGGTCGCCATCGCCGCCCCCACGTCAATGAGATGCACCCCCACCGCAGAGGCGGTCGGCAGGATTTGCGACATGGAGCCTGCTAAGTCCTGCATCGTCGTCTTGCCGTTTTGCACGATGGCCGTCAGAAAGTTCATGGCCGTGGCCGCGTCCTTCGCCTTGATGCCGTAGTCCGTCATGACGGTGGTGAGGGCATTCGCCACGACAGCCAGGTCGGCATTACCGACCTTACTGCCCTCGGCTGCTACCCGCATCACCTCAAGGCCCGCCGCCCCGTGATAGCCCGCGCTCTCGATCATGAACATACCCTGGATAAGTTGCTGCGTGGATGTACCCGTATCGACCGACATTTGCAGGAGGCTCTGCCCCACCATGCCGATGGCTTTGCTGGACTCACCCGCCCCCGTCACCAGCGTGGTGAGGCCACTCTGAAAATCTGCCGCCGCCTTGACGGAGTAGCCGACTGCCGCCCCGAAGGCCAGCAGCGCCGCCCCCGCCGCCATTGCCGCTGGTTGCACGGCGCTCATGTACTGGCTGAATTGCTGCATCGCACCTGAAGCGTTGTTTTGTGCATTAATGATGATACGCAACGTAATATCTGGCATTATTTCTGTACTTTCATAGGAATACTACCAGACCTACCCCACGCTGATTTTGCGTCCACCACCTGCTCCACCATCCTCACCACTTCCCTTGCGCTTCATGTCCTCAATCTCTGCCTGCTGCTGCGCGTAGAGTTCATACTCGTACTCATTGCGCGCCACGAGATACATCCGTACCCGCCGTACCAGTCTATCGGGGGGCGGCTTGCCGTAAATGTCGCGGTAGCCTGCAAAGGCATTCCACACCTGGATTTCCAGGGCTTCCGTTACGGGGTCGTCATCGTCGCTGCACTCGTTCCTGACGAACCTCTGGCAGAGGGCAAAAAAGCTTTATCTTGCTCCTCCGTATCCGGGTTGAGGTCATTGATGACGGCAATGACAAAGGCGGAAAGCCGGTCACTCATGCGCTCAATCGTCTGCTCGGAGAGCGGGATGGGTACCTGTTGCCCGCTCTGTTTGTCCAGTTTCGTGCGGTGCCACGCCACAATCATGCGCTTGAGCAGGGCAAGGTTGACGTTGCCGGGCGTCAAGTCCATCTGCGGGTTCTTCTGGCTCCCTGTCACCGTTGAGGCGTGGTTCATTATCCAGGCCCGGTCTGCCGCGCTCATCTCCGCCTTGACCTGAATGTACTCATGAGGCGCAAGCGGCCCGCCCGTAATCGTGTAGAGGTCTTCGTCGTCGTATGGTTGACTGTAATTCATAGGGTTCTCCTTTATGGCTGTGTTGTTACATCGTGCCAACTTGCGCCCGTAACTGCTCAGAAAGCCGCCCGCAGGCTTCCTGCTCTGCCTGCACCTGCTCGGCATGAACGCCACAGGCGCGCGCCGCCTCCTCCATTTGTCCCGCCACGAGCGCAAGCAGCGTGCCGCCCGTGCCATGCAAGAGCGCAAGGGCGTACTCCCGCGCCAAATCAAGGGCGCGCTCAGGGGCAAAGCCCGTTCTGAGTAGCGTTGCCAGGTACTCCTCAAGGGAAAGCGGTGTCTGTTGCATATGTTTCCCCTCAGAGGGTTGCGCACACCCTGCATTCAGGTTCAGGAAGATATCTCTTGTTGAGCGTGAGACGAGCATGGATTGCTCCGTCTCTTTGCCGCAGTGGGGACACATCATAGGAAGCCTCTTTCTTTTTGTGGAATAGGATAAAAGGGCATGAAGTTGCATGGGAAGCGGGTTTGTGGTATACTGTAGAAAAGATGTTCGCCAGCAGGGGCGTTGGTAGCACCCCTGCTAACTAGACAACGAACCTGAAGTGGAGGCTCATTGCCATGTCTGATAGTATACCTTCTGATACCCCGCAAGACAATCATACCCCGAAAACAACATATATCTACATCCTGAGAGACCCCGAAACAAATGCTATTCGCTATGTCGGCAAAGCCGATAATCTTGAGAAGCGTTTGCAAAGACATCTTCAAAAGGATGTTGATTCGCACCGTTCGCGTTGGGTGAATAGCCTGAAGCGGCGTGGTCTCAAACCAGTTATTGAACTGGTTGAGGAAGTGCCATATGACCAGTGGCCTGAACGGGAACGCTACTGGATTGCCCGCTTTCGCGCTCAAGGTTGTGACCTCACAAACACCGCAACCGGCGGCAATGGTGGCAGTGGCCCCGTCTCTCCTGAAGTTCGCGCCAAGATTTCTGCCGCAAATAAGGGGCGCAAATTTCCACCTATGTCAGAAGAGACCCGACGTAAGATGAGTGAATCCCGTAAGGGGCGTAAGAACTCCCCTGAAGCTATTGCAAAAACGGCGGCTGCTCTAAGAGGCAGGAAAGCCTCACCAGAGACCCGTGCAAAACTCTCAATGGCGCATAAGGGGCAGATTCCAACTTTCGGAAAGGGTGCTAAGCATACCCCTGAAACACGTGCTAAGATGTCTTTGAGCAAGAGACAGAAACGTTTCATGCGTGAAAATCCTCCCGATAGCCCTACTCTATGGAATTAGACTATACATGCTATGATGTATAGGTAGGTGGAATTTGTGAAGTCATACTCATCTGGAAAGCATAACCCAACTCTGTCAATGAGTACTCTGTAATGTACTTGTAGGTCACCTCGACCGGGTCCTTGCCCCGGTCACTTTTTGCCGACTCCACCTTGACCGGGAAGGTGAACTTGATGCCCTCGTAGTAGGTACTACTCCCGTAGGAGCCAAGCAGCGTCCCCTGAAACTGCACGCCGAGCGCGAACTTATTGTTCTGCTCAAAAAATGTGCGGTAATTGCCGTAGTTCTGATAAATCGCTACGGCATCCAGGTCCACGCTCGGCTCCCCGCCATAGGTCATGGCCGACCAGCGTTGCATGCCGTCCCCACTATAGAAGCCCTTGAGGCCGGTAGAAATGGCAATCTTGAGGCTAATAAATGAGCCGTCCTGCGTCGTGAAGGGCGTGCCAGGCAGGGCATCTACCCAGAACTGCGCCGGGAAGCCCGGCCAGGGCATGGCCGTTGGCTGCGCAAGGGTGGCAAAAGGGTTGGTACCGGAGGGGTAGTTGCTGACCGGGTTAGGGTCGCCTACAATCAAAAAGTCCTGCGCCTCCCCCTTGCCGGAAAACGTCAACTCTTTTTCCTTCTCCCAACTGAATGTCCCTTCAGAAAGGTAGCAAAAGGGCATGACCACGCCCTGCACGCCGTCGAAGAGTTCGATGGTCGCGGTACTCTTGGCCGTGTTGGTCAGGCCATCCCACGTGCCGGTGTACGTCCAGGCAAAGACGCCGGTTACGGCAATGGTTGCCCCCACCGATAAGCCTGTCGTGGTGAACTGGTTTGCGCCGGGGGAGGTGAGGGCGCTGTAGCGTTTGGTCGAGTAGACCGTGTTGTTATTGGCTGCGACTGGCACGGTTTCACTCACCGTATTGCCGTAGTTATCCTTGCCGGACAGCGTGATCGTGCCGGTGGCGCTGTTTCCGGTCAGGGCGAAGATCAAAAACATGCCGGGAGAGGACGGCGCGCTGGTCAGCGTCATGGTGGACGCCTTTGTCGTGGCCGCAAGCAAGGTCGGCGGGGCGGCTGGCACCGTCGTGACGGTCGGGTTGCTCGTAATGAGCATGTACAGCAGCCAGAGTTGATCGGCGTAGACCGATTGATCGAGTTTGTCCAGCGTTGCCCAGCGGTGCGTCTGCTGCACGCGGAAGTCTTTCCAGAGAATGCCGCGCCGGTCAGAGGGCGAAAATCTACCGATATGCTCTTCCGCATCGGCCTCACAGGGGATGAGGTACTTGCCGGCGGGACTGGCAAAGACCATCACCTGGCAGGGCAAGAGGCCCGCAGAGAGCGCGAGGCCGGAGGCACTCACCGTCAGGAACGCCTCTGTCGTGGTAAACTCGACAAAGCCCTGCGCGTTCTGCGGGGCGGCTGCCAGGTGATAGGTCTGTGACGTGAGCGGGGAACCGGCCACGTTCGTCCCCGTGATGATGACATTCCCGGAGCCGGGATTGCCGATGATGTAGACGTGCAGGTGCGCCCCCGTCGTTGCCATGCCTGCCTGATTCGGCTGCGTGGTCAGGCTCATCGTCGCCGCCCCTGCCGTCTCTGCTAACAGTAATTGTTCCCCCTGGTTCTGTTCCAGCGTGAGCCGCACCTGTTGCGGGATACCGGAAAAACCCTGTACGGTTGGTGGATAGGGCATTGTCTAACTTCCTCTCATCCCCACTACTCTCCTCATCCTCACCCACTGAGGAAGAAACACTTGTGTCTACTCGCCCGCAGTTTGCCCCGCTACAGTCTCAGGGGCGGGCGGCGTGCGTCCCTCGATTGCCCCGGAGGTCTCTGCGTCCTGCCCGCTTGCCTCACCCGCTTGCGGCGCTGGCAGTATCTCCGTCGCCGTGCGCGCGTCGTAGTCCACCAGAAAGGTGCCGGGGCCGTGCGAGGCTCCAGGAATACCGGGGAGCGGCCCCGGTGAAACCAGCGTTACCGTCTCTTGCATAGATATCACCTCAAGGGATACTGAGCAAAATGTTGTACTGTTGTTTGACTAAAACTGTAAAATTCCACAATAAATAGACGCGGCCATTGGGAAAGCGCGATGGTACTGCCTGATCGGTCTGCCCGTTGTCTTCTAAAAGTGAGAAGACGGAGGCAATGGGCTGACTCGGATTATTCGGGTCAGGCACCATGACGTGACTGGCAAAGGTCGGCAGCACAATGTCCTGCGCCGTGAGCATGCTCACCATCGCGGCTTCAGAGTCCTGTTCGTACTCCCAACCGGAGGTCATCTTAAACATCACCTCATCCTGCACGCGCCAGCCGATTTGCGTGCCACCTGACCCCATATGCGCCACTTTGCCGCGTGGGTCAACGACTTCCACAAAACTGCTGTAGGGCGTCGGGTCAAAAACTGCTCCGAGTTTTGCGATACCGTAGACGGGCTGGTTCGTCGCCGGGTTGATGATGCCCTGCAAGAGCAGCACTAACCCCTGCCCGATAGCGAGCCGGTTACTAGCCATAAGCAATGCGTCCAAGTGCAGTTTCTACTGCTATCTCCACATCCGTCAGCACCGCCTGCTGGTTAGCATTCATGGCAGGGATGAGATACGGCTCTGCCGGGTCATTGGGGAATACCCTGCCCAGTGCATCTGGGCCATGAAAAGAGAACTCTCGCCTGTGTCCATAGGGAACGCCCACACTGACCTGTATCTCATAGCGACTATCAGGGACAACTTCAATAGACCCCGCCAGTGTCCCCTGCGGGTTCCTGAATGCAGACCAGGTATTGGCAACGGCGGCGTTCTTTACCGTCTCCGCCCCCTTTAGCAATGCCGCCTGCACGGCAGGGGAAAGATAGGCTTCCCAACCTGAGAAGCGCGCAATCTCTGCGAGGGATTGCGGGTCGAGTGATACACTCCACGGCCCCATCTGTTCCTATCCTTCCCTAGCCCCCACTACAGCGCGACGTGGTGCTGCGGGAGGAGGAACTACTCGACTTGCGTGAGGCCGTTGAGCGTGAGGCCGAGGAAGACGACTTGCGACTCGTGGTGGAGCGCGAGGTGCTACTACAGGCCATGTTCGTGCGTCCTTTCTTTCAGGTTCATTTCGATGTTGATGATAAACAACTGGACGGCATAGACCGCCAGGATGACGATGAGGCCAAGTGAGATACCTGCCCGTAACTCCCTGCACAGGTGGCAGGAGGGCCAGAACATATCTTTCATCTCCATAGGGTTACACTTTCTCAATCCAGTGCCACGTGTGATGTATAGTACCTGCCGCATCATAGTGCGCCGATGTTGCCCAGAAGAGGCCCGGCGGGGAGACAATTCCCAGGATAGCCCCGGCGTCATTGGTACCGTCGGCAAAGACGATGAGATTGACCATGCCATCACTGCCAGTAACATGCGGGTCACTCCAATCCCGCACCACAATCGCGGGTCGGTGCTGCCCGTTGGAGAGGACGTAATGCACAATACGCCCTGCTATGAGTCCATCCATCATCTTTCTCCTTCTAGGGCGTGACGCCCGTATACTGACTGACTCTGGATTCCCAATGCGTCGAGTAGACGGCGGCGCGCCCAAACACGCTGTACATGACCTTGCTCGTCTGGTCAATCAGGTAATCCCCGCGCTCTGGGATGCTCTCTGCAAAGTCAGGCGCATCACAGTAGACCTCAAGGCTATCGGTGGGGATTAGCCCGCCCGCGTTCATGACCAGTTCGATGTTGACCGTATCTATTTGTACCGGAACATCCCGTGCAATGATGCGCCCGTTGCGCTGAAGTGATATGGTATTCGTCACAAATGCCATTACTGCCCACTCCTCTCAGGCGACGGCAATACTGCTATAGGACGATAAACACAGCAGCGCCTCCTGACACAAAAACTCATACGTGGTGCCAGCGATGTAGCGCCGCCCCCGGTCTACCTTGCGCTTGCCCATCTGAATGCTCTCCAGGCCCGCCAACCCCTGCTTGTTCAGCGCGCGTTGCCCTAAGATGTAGGACGTTTGCGCAATGGTCGCGGCGGTGACTTGATCGGGGATTTGCGCCGTGTAGTCCGCCGTCACCACGTCGCTAGAGAGCAGGGGACTGGCAAAGGTCACGCGCCCCTCGGTGTAGTTTGCGCTGTACCCACTGGCAAATACCGTGCCTGCCGGGTACGCAACAGCAGGGGTGAAACTGCTGATCGGCAGCGTCGTTGCCCCGGCACTTGCCCCAGGACTGGCAACGGTGACGATGAGGGCCGTTTGCCCCGTGCCGTCATTCACAATCAGGCTGCTCCCCTGTGTGATGGCCTGTGGCAGTGCCACCACAGGCAGTGACGTATAGGGCGTCCCTGCGGTAAGCGCGCTAGAAAGGGATGCTGCCACCTGCGGGATGCCGTTTTTGTAGATGACGGGCGGCACCGGCGGGAGCGTCTGCGGCTGGATAGAGAGGGCTTGCGTGTACGTCGTTGCCCAGAAGCCACGCGCAGCCGTGTAGTTCTTGAGATCACCGCTTGAGACCGAGCCGTTCATGGCATAGGTGTTTGAGAGCGTATCCCCGTAAAAGGGGAGGTAGTACCCGCGTTCGTAATCAAGCTGAACAATAGGTGGATCGAGGCCAAGCATGGTGAGGACGGGCGCAAGGCTGTACGTGATGGAAGTCAGTGGCACAATCTCAATGTACCAGCCAAATTGATTATAGGCCACATCGCTATTTTGAATCGTTGCTACAAAGGGCGCACCGGTATTTGACATATTTGCAACCTGAATGTTATACCTGAGCGCACGTCTCACTGGTACGGGTACATTCGGGATACGTACACGTCTTCTCTGTGGGTCCCACGGAAATTCAACCCATGCTACGCCTGGCTCGAAGCCCCCTAGACGGGGATCAAATGCCATAAATGCATCAACGTCCGTTTCTGCACGAGCAATAGAACGGGCAAGTACAGTATCAGTGATGTCAGAGGAAAAGAGTGCATCATCATATAAGCGTGCCATTGCAGGGGTGAGGTACTTCATGCCGCACCTCCAAAAGTTCCATAACCTTGCTTCTGATGTGGCATGAGGCTTGACAGGCGAGCGGCTTTGTAGTATACTTGTTCTAAATAAACAAGTGTTTGCCTCTGCGAATGTGTCACCATCCCAGAGGCGTGACGATATGAAAGTGAGTTCATACCGTGAGTGATATTGTACCACAAAACCCGCCTGAACAAACTCCTCAACTTCCAAGAACTCCTGGCATCTATCATCTGCTCAACATCATTACGGCGCATTCTTACATCGGGTCTACCACAAACCTTCATAAACGAAAGACTGAACACCTGAATTCCTTGAAGAAGAATGTTCATCCCAACATTCACCTGCAACGTGCTTTTAACATTGATGGAGAGGCGGCATTTACATTTCAGGTACTTGAGCATGTGAGTGACCCCTCCCTTCTTTTAGAGCGTGAGCAGTATTGGATTGATACACTCAAGCCCGAATACAACATCAGCAAACTAGCCGCTACTAATCTTGGAACAAAGCGCACTCCTGAGCAACGTGAAAAAATGCGCAAAGCCCAACTAGGGAAGAAGCATCCTCCTGAATTTGGAGCTAAGATATCTGCTGCTAATCGTGGACACAAACATACCCCCGAAACTATTGCCAAGATATCTGCTGCAAAGAAGGGCAAGCCCTCAAAAAGTAAAGGGAGACCCAAGAGTGAAGAGACAAAAGAAAAGATACGTAAAGCCCAGGCTGGTAAACCACGAAATCCTGAATCTATTGCAAAGGCAAAAGCCACTCGCAGGGAGAGACCATATAAGCACACCTCTGAGGCCCGTGCAAAGATATCAGCAGCATCAAAAGACAGAGTAGTTAGCGAAGAAACACGTGCAAAACTAGCAGAGGTAAACAGGGGAAGAAAGCACACTTCTGAAGCACGTGCCAGGATGAGAGAGGCCCATAAGGACAAGCCTGGCCCTAATCTTGGGAAGCAATTTACCTCTGAGCATCGGGCAAATCTAAGTACCGCCCATAAAGGGAAACCAGCCTGGAATAAGGGAAGGACTTGTACCCCTGAAGAAAGAGAGAGGAATAGTGCTAGCAAAACAGGAAGTACATGGAGTCCCTTGCGCCGCGCCCGCTTTGAAGCCAAAAAGGAAGCCAAGAAAAAGGCACAGCAAGAAAACCAGCCTCCTACTTTATGGGACAATGAAGGCACTGTATAGTCCGTCTCCGCACGGGCAATGCTGCGAGGGAGAACAAGGTCAGTCACGTCACTGGAAAACAGCGCGTCATCAGAAAGCCGGGCCATTGCCGGTGTCAGATACTTTGGCATGTCCTCATCCTCCCTTCCACATCACTCCCTCAATGCCCTACACTACCCCATCAATATAGGTGAGCGTATAATCCCCTGCCGTACCAGACAGCACGGTATAGAACAGGCCATGGTCACAGACGCACGCGAACTCGAACACCTGCCCGGCTGCTGAGGGCTGGATGACCGCAAAGACGCCCGCGCTGGCAGGAAGGTCAGAGAGGCCCGGCGCGCCATTACGCAAGGTGATCGTCACGCCACTGCCCGGCTGATTGATGAGCAGCCGCCCCAGGTAGGTTGGGCTGCGGGAGACGATGCTGTAGGCCCCGCTATGGTTGTTGGCGAAGTCGGCGCTAAAGGTGCCAGCCGAAAGGTTGACTGCACTCACCCGCACATTTTCTGCCGTCCCCGTTCCCCCTGCGATATTGAGCAGTTTACCTACCACGATGCCGGACATGCTGGCAGGGGTCACGACCACGCCCGCCCCTGCCGTAATTGTGGTGGCAGAGGTGGTATTGACCGCCTGCCCTGCGCCAACAAAGGCGCTGCCACTGGTGAGCGCGTTCAGATGGAGGGGCGTGTATTCCCCGATGGGGGAAAGTGGCTGAAAACGTCCCATGCCCTAGCCTCGCGGTTGCAGGTTATTGATGCTTACATAGTCCAACTGTACCGTTGCCGCCGGGGAGGCCAGGCCCGTCGCGTCATTGCTGAGGCGTTGGATGGTCAGCACGTCCCCCGGCTGGATGATGGTGGCACTCGTGGGGGCAAGCACCTTCAACTGGCGTGGGGCATAGGCCGTCTCCGTCACGCCCGTCCCGTTGTAGGAGATTTGTGCCAAACCCGTCCCGACAATGGTGTATGCGCCGCTATGGTTGTTGGCAAAGGTTGCGGTGAAGGTGCCAGCCGCATAGGAAACGGCGGTCACCACCACATACTCTGCCGTACCGGTGCCACCGGAGACGTAGAGGATGCTCCCGACCACAATGTTCTGCATACTGGCAGGCGTCACGACGACGCCGGAGCCTGCCGTGATCGTGGTGGCGCTTGTCGTGTTCACCTGATTGAGGACCGTTCCCGCCCGGTACTGCCGGATGAGCCAGCTATAGAAGTGGGCGCTTGCCCCCGTCACTGCCGCCTCCGGCACAATCGTGACCGCCCGCAGGGAGATGGCATTGTAGGGAATGACGCCCTTATTGGTAGCGGACAACTGCGTCAGATCAGGGATGGTGAAGAGCGCGTACTCGTAGTCATTGGCTGAGCCTGCCGTCCCTGCCGGAATGCGTACCGGCGGGGCAAGCGGCAAGTCCACATAGGCCCCCACTAAACTCTGCACATGTACCATTGCTACACCTCTTCCTTGCGGCTGGTCAGTTCATTGAGCATCTGCCGCGCTAAGGCCTCGGCCTTTTCGCGCCCAACGAGGGCAATGAACTTCTCCGGGTCAAGCATGGCAAGGGCCTGTGCCACATTGCCGGGGGCAAGCGGGTCGCGTCCGAGCGCGCGCGCAAAATCGGCGGGTTCGGCGTTATTGGGGAAAATGTGGGATTTATCGACCAGGCCGCGCTTTGTCCAGGCCAATGCATCCTTGTAGGGGATGTTACGCAGCACGCCGCCGGTTGCCGTGTAGCCGTCAAAGAGGCTCACACGGTCAAGGGGGAGTGCTGGCGTACCCCAACCCCTGAGTACCACGCACACAGGGTCATCTGGCTCAAAGGTGGGTGCGGCGGGCTGTGCGGGTGCCACCTGCTTGACTGGCATTGCCGCGTCCTGAACTGGCTTTGTCTCTTCTTTTTCTAAGAGAACTGTCATACTTCTTCCTCCCGGCGCGGGCGCGTTTCGCTGCTGCGTTGGCGCCCGCGCGCTTGCACTACTTTTTCTCATCAGACACCAGCCAATTCATTAACTGTAGACGCGCCTGACCTTGCCCATGAAGAGCGGGGCATTGATTTCCAGACCCCAGAGGCCGAAGATGATATAGCGTGAACTGAGCTGGTTATCCACGCCGGAGGGGATTTCCAGCACGGTAAAGCCGTCCTTATAGAGCCAGCGCAGCATCGTGTGACGGGTATCGATGACGTAGAGATCTTCTACCGTCGCACCCGTCGTCGGGCTGGTGTAGGTTCCCATCGTGGAGCCGGGGCAGGGCAAGATGTCCAGCAGGCCATCGGCGGCAAGGATTTGATTGGCGCGCACGCCGGGGATAATCTCATTCTGGTTATCGTTGTAGCGGCGGTTATCCTGATTCTCCTGATCCAACGCCTCTTTGGCGCGCATGGTGGACAGCACCAGATTCGGATGCCCGCCGTTATCCGCAGAGCGCGCACTGATGCTCTGAATGGACCTGGTGAGGTTCAGTGTTCCCTGGTCAAGCTGAATGGCATTGTCACTACTATAGTTTGTGCTGGCAACTGCACCCAGAATCATGCGCATGCCGTCAAAGCCGTTGGCATTGTAGTTGCCTGCCTCGCTGGTCAGGGTACCGGAAGAATAGGAGCCATTGCCCTGAAACAGGTAGTATTGCACATCACGGGACAGGACAATGAGGCCATTATTTATTTCAGTTGCCAGCGGGTTATAGGGTGCGCCGCCTGCCGCAACTGCCGCCTGCTCCTTGAAGGACACGCCACGCCCGGTGGCCAGCACCGCAATGGAGGTGGTCTGCCGCGCAAGGGTGGTCTGGTTGTAGCCCACGTTGCCAAGTTCAGAAATGGCTGTGCTGCCGAGGCTGTTTCCATCAGGTGCAGACATAATATTATAGGCATGCACGAGTCCATTTGACTGCCCATGTGGGATGACATCATATGCTGGAAACTGCGTCACGAACTGCGCGATGAGCGGGGCTTCCAGGTCTTGTCGAATCATCACCGAGCCGCCGGAGGTCCCGCCGCCGGTTGAGTCAAGGATGGACTTCGTATGCACGTTATTGCGCAGGGCGTCCTCCATCCCTTCATAGGAGAGCATTTCACCCAGGACACGTTTGGTCAACTCACGCTGTTCCTCACGCTGCTCTCTGGTCTGCGGAGTATGGGCAGCATGAACAAAGTAGTCATTGACCTGCTTTGGGGTGAACTCTTTCAAGAGAGTTCGGACTTGCTTATCCCGCTTCTGAATATACTGTGGGTCTCGCGGGTGCAAGGTTGTGGTAATAGGTTCCACCTGGCATCATCCTGACATCACTTCTAACCCATCCACTGATGCCGTGGCTTGCTATCTTGACGCCTTAGCTGAGAGGCAGCCGAAGGCGGGAATTGCGCATGCTGCACATTCTTCGGGGTATGCTCTGCCTGACACATCTATCAGGCATCACGGGTCAGTCATTGCTGTTTGCCCGTCTAGCAAAAGAATAGCACAACAGGAGAGATTCTGCAAGGAGTATGCTAGAATAGAGGCAAAGAGAAGGAGGAAGACTATGACCGACAAATACCCCGTGACGGAATGTTCCGTCTCTCCATCTGTCCTGTTTCGCTGTCGCTTCTGTCAAGGTTGGATTGAGTCACGGCAAAGCGGCCCCTATCACGTCTCAACGACGGACGCTTGTTCATGCTGCGGGGCGGGCTATCAGATAGACTGGCAAGAGGGACGTGACCAACCGGTGATCGTCATGTGGGAGCGGGAGGCAGAGGAGACAGTATGATACTCTTTTTGCCTCATCCATCCTATACAATCATCACGGTTTGTCGGGGAACTGCCTGTACCGTCTATGAGATTGCGCCAGCATATCCCCTCTGGTACGTCATTGCCGTCTATGTGCTGGCAGTCTGCGTGATTGTCCTGCTTATTGCTGTGCTGTGGGACATTGGCAGAACGCTCTGGAAAGAACACAAGCAACAGAAAGAAAGTGAGTGAGACACCATGAGAGAAGCAGATGCATGGGAACAAATACAAACCATAGAACAAGGTATGAAACTCATCCATGAGATGAACTGGAAAGACATGACTACGCAGCAGAAAAATCGGTTCATTGCAGAAGCACTCTTCGGGCATGAGATATATGCTGCCTTTGCGCCGGGAAGTGAAACGGAACTGGACTACGGGATGTTTGTTTCTGATGCTCGTGGAGTGAGGCGTATTGAGGCTATCCCGCCCTATAGCACCAGCATGGATGCAGCATGGCAGGTGTTACAGGCACTCAAAGAGCAAGAAAAGCGCCTGCCTGAGCGGGAAAAACATCATCTTTCCAGTGCCTTTATGCAAGCCCTTGACACGCACTGGCATGACGACTGGGGTTTGCCCGTCCTCGGTTTCTGGAACCTTGTTCATCTCACCCCTGAACGTATTTGCTATGCCGCCTGCCGCGCTATCGGGGTACTGGACGCGGAGGGCAACGTGCAAGAGAAGGAGACGGTATGAACTACCCACAGACCACCGCAGACTTTGAAGCCATCTACTACCCCGACGGGCAATGTGCCGCTGTCTGGCAATGCAGTAACAGGGGCGTGGTGCTGGCCTATGACCCGTTCTCACCGGAAGTTGCCATGTGGTTCTGTGAGCAGTGCTGGCAAGAGTACGAGCAAGATGGGTTCGACTGGCTGACGATTGTTGAGGACAGGAGAGGACAGGGATGATAGTCGCCTTTATTGTTGTGTTTATCATTATTATCCTCACCTGTCTCTGCATGGCACTTGCTACCCCGCCTGATGTCAAGCGGTTTATTCCGCCAGCCAGTCACACCCCACAGGTCACGCCTACCCCTGATGCCTTCCCGTTGCACTATCAGAGTCCCTATCTCCCGCCACAACACCCGCCACAGGTCATTGCTTTGCCCATCTCCCCCTACACCGGACAGGAATATGACCCGGCATGGTTCAGCGAGATGGGCGGCGGGCAATCCAACCGCGCCACGCTTGCCCTGATGAAGCACATAGAGCGGGAGATTGACGGGCGCAAGGGCGGCGTACCGAAGGATGAGCCGGAATACGAACAGGTACAGGCCCCATATCCAGAAAGTGAGCAGTAGATGAGTCTCTTCCCACAGGATGACATCCGCAGGGCTTTGCGTATGACAGGTATCGCTCATACAGAAGAGGATGTACTGGCGATACTGGCAACGGGCGGAGCGTTTGCAGGCAATATATGCCATCTTATTGCGAATAACCCGCTTGCCATGAGCGAGCAGACGCGCCATGATGCAAAGGAAGTGCTGCAACAGATGCTTGAGGAAGCGCGCACACAGGAGAAGCGCAGGGAGCGACAAAGCCGTGCTGACTTCCTCAAGCACATTGACCCGGCATCAGGTGGGAAATGCAACTGGAAGGGGTGTGATGCGCTGGCAAAGACACGGGCAACCATCCGCCGTCCTGATGCGCCTGACATGGAGGTGCGCTTTTGCCGGACGCACTGGCTGGAAGTGACGGACTTCTTCTTTGCATTGGAACGGGAAGAGGCAGATAGACAGGCGTTAGCAGGAGAGTGAGCAATGGGTGAACGCAACTGGTACCGTCGCTATCATGATGCCCGTGCCTATGCTGATGAGCAGGCAGAGGCATATGAGCGCGGGGAAACTATCCAGAACTGGCGACAGGTATCCGAACAGGGAACAGATCAGCGTCGTGAACTGCTGACGGGCGCAGCGTGGGTAGCATGGGCCTATCAAATCGCAGCAGAGAACGCCACTTCGCTGGTGCATGCACGAGGAAAGCAGTGGCAGTACCTTGTTGATGAGTGTGGGCGACTGACACAAGCCTATCAGGAGAAAGCCTCTCATGAATGATGTGCAATGCGCCTGTCCCGCCGCCGATGCACGGCTCTGTATTGCTATCCGCTATAACTGTGATCTTGAGGATGTAGAACGGGATGAGGAGTACCCGTGCTGTTGCCATAGCAGAGAAGAGGATGACGATACGGAAGAATGGCAACAGTTCGTAAGAGAAATCGGCACGGCTATTCACCAGTTGCGGGTAGATATGGGCTGGACGGTGTAGCGAAGGATAGGCAATGGATGAGGAACAGGAAGCCCGACAACTGGCAATGCAGACCATGATGACGCAGAGAGAGGCGCGGGCATTCCTCTCTCTGGTGGCTGACTGGCAGCGCAATCACCCCGTCAGTGAGGCGGCAATGGCAGAGATCAAACAGACAGCGATAGAAAGCGCCTATTGCAGCAATGACAGCCCGCTTGCGGTACTTCAGGCGCTCTATCAGGCATACAAATGGAGTTCAAAGCGGGGATGAGGCGGTTAGAACGGGAAGCAGGTCAGAGCCTTGAGGGGCTGAGAAGCATTGATTTTCAGGCGTGGCTTGATATGACAAAGGAGAGCAATAATGCCTGATAAACTTGACACCGTGCAAGAACTCGCAAAAATTCGCCATGACCTACTCGTCTGGGCGGGTTATCATCGTGGCACAGGCATCAGCGAAGAAGCCATGCCGCGCTTTCATGAGATTATTGACCATCTCTCTCTGCTCATCCCTGAGACCGTCATCGTACAAGGTGGCACGTGTTGGGCCTGTGGCATGTGGGGGCAAGATATGACATGGTGGCATGTGGGACTGTATGGAGATGACGGCAAGATGCATCTCAACAAGCGCATGAGTTATCTCATCCATAAGGGCAAGGAGTGTACGCGACTGGCAGAGGAGAAAGCGACGGCTGAGTACAGAGAGCAGGAGAAACAGCGTAGCAATGAACAGGATATGGGATATGACCAACGCCCCTGAGTCTGAACAGAGAAAGGCCCTCTTCTTGCTCTCAGGAGATGAGCAATGGTTACAAATCAGCACGCCGTTAGAAGAGGCTATCCTGAAAGCGGCACAGGAAGGGTCTGATGACCTTGATGCGCTGCTACAGGAAGCATGTGAGCAGTTGGATGAGGACGTAGCAAATGGCCTGCTGGATAAGGTAGAGCAGATTATGCGGGAGAAAGTATATGATGCACGGAAATGGAGGATAGATGAACATGGACAATAACTTCCTTTCAGCAGACCAGTTCTGGCATCTCTACCAGCAACAGGACAGACGCCGCTTGCTCTATGGAGAATGGTTGATAGAGACAGAAGAGGAAGCGCAGTTACGGGAACTGGCAGCATACTACCATACCATCTGTGACGCCTATGACCGCCGTGTGTGCAGTGGTATCTTACTCCGAACAGGTGAAGCCATGCCCATGACAAGAGAAGAAGTACAGTTGGTGAACCGTCATGCCTTTGCCGTGCGAACACAGGTCATGCGGATGGCGGCAGAATATGGTTTTACAGAGCGGCAGGTGCATGAGGCAATCAAGCGATATGCGAGGTGAGAGATGAAACTGATTGAGGCCCTTGTGGTGGCACAGCAGGAATACGGCATCTATGGGGACTGGAAAGCCATCCACGCCTACAACTACACGCTCGGACGCGCCCCTGGTGGCATGTATCTGGCCTTTGCAGGCGCGGCCCTCGTCTCGCAAAGTGAGCGACTGGAAACAGTGCTTGCCGCACTTGGGGAAGAGTACCCGCAGGTGCTAGGAGACGAACGTTGGAAAGTGTCACGGTGGGAGGAGCAAAAACCATGAAGCCCCTCAAATTCCGTGCATGGACGGGCAAGCAGATGCTGTATCAGGACAAGCAATATCTTGCCTCCTTTATTCGGCACGTGGTGCTACAAATCAACCTTGACAGTGAGCGTGGTTTTCAGCGGGCGCATGAGGCGTATTTGCCGGATGGGAAGAGTATTGATGACTACCTGCTGCAATGGACGGGCCCGCTGGACATAGCAGGCAAAGAAATATATGTGGGAGATATTGTCCAGTTCCAGACCTTTGATGGATGGGGCATTGTGCGCTTTTGCGCCCCTGCGTTTGTAGCATCAGACCACTCTTTGCGCGGCTATGAGGTAGAGGTAGTGGGGAATATCTATGAGACACCGGAACTGCTGAAAGAGGTGAGGGCATGATAGAACTGCTCTTGATGGTAAGTCAGGGCAATGATGACTATCAGGTTGCCAGTGCGCTCATGCTTGCCGTTCCCAGAGTAGGGGAACATCTCAGTGTCAGCATGAGCAGTCCCTATTCAACGGCCAATCCCATCAACGGGGCGCACTTTCTTGTCAAGTCAGTGACCTATCACCTACTCAATACTACGCCCGTTCAGGGCTGGATGAACCCGTATCGGGGCATGGAGTCTACAATGGTAGAGGTGATAGTAGAGCCATTGGATGAGCAAACAACCGCATACGTTCAGCGCGTCATCCAAGAACAGAGCGAGCAGGCACTATGAGTGAATTGCGAGACGGGGAATACCTCGATCATGGTACCATTACCGTCACCTACCACTGGCGGCATGATCGTTCTGTTGAGGATGAAACCAGCCAACTACTGCACCTGCATTTCACGCAGACGAACACCCGCTTCTTTGTACGCCATGCCACCGTGCAGGAGCCGATACGCGGCATCGGGAAATTTCTGGATGAGGCGATACTGGACTACCTGAAGCATAAACTCAGCCCGTTTGATCGGTGAGAGGCAAGAGAATGGAGAGTGACCTGCACTGGCTTCCCATTGAGCCATCACCAGAAGAAATCGCGTGGGCAAAGCATGGAAGCCGTGCGGCAGGGCTATCTTCAGGCATTTGCCCTGCCGCCTGAACGGCTTGAGGAACTGCTGGCAGAGATGGACACGAACAGGGTGTATGGGCAGCATCAGTCTATCACAAAGCCACCTTCCCTCGATTAGTGGGAAGGTGGCTTACTCGTCTTTTCTGTCTGTTCGTTCTGTTTGGCTCACTCTTCTTGTATGCCCTCTCAGCTTTGTTGGCTCGCTCTGTCTATATACCCGTTCAACACCGATGGCTCATTCACCCATGTTGCCTGCTCACACTCTTTTATTCACTCCGATTATTTGCCTGCTCAGCCTCAATGGTTCGCTCTTCTCGTATGCTCTTCATTCCGTGTGACTCGCTTACGTCTTTGCCCTGTTCTCATCTCTGGCTCGTTCACATCCCATTGCCGTCTCTTGCTCGTTGACTCATTCTGCTCCCATGCCCCTTCATTGCACATGACTCGCTTCTGGCTTGTGCCTGTTCACAACCTCTGGCTCACTCCCTTTTTCCTGCCTGTTCCTCTCTTGTGGTTCACTCTACTTTTGTGTCTGCTCACCTCAAATGGCTCACTCGCAGTCTATGCCTGCTCTGTTGATGTGGTTCACTCTGCTGATATGTCCGCTCTTCGTTTGTGGCTCACTCAACCACCATGTCCTCTCAGTGTTGTTGGCTCATTCACCTGTTCTGCCTGCTCATTTCCTATGACTCACTCACACTCCCTGCCTGCTCGATTCTTATGATTCGCTCTGACTCTCTGGTATCTCAACGCTTCTGATTCATTCAGATTGCTGCTTGCGCTGTGCCAGCCCCCGCTTGAAACGGGCAATTTTCACGGCAAGGGAGGCGTGATCGGGCATCTCCGGTGCGCTGACTTCTTCCTCATTCACTGCGTCTAGCACAGAGAGGTCAACCAGTTCTTCATCCTGTGCCACCTTCAAGTCAGCAGGCAGCGGCCAGTAGGGCGGCTTGATGAGGGCGCTATGCCCTAAATGGGAAAGCACATACGGCTCCGGCGGGGTCTCTTTGTACTCTGCCTCATACCAAACGTAGTGGAGATGCGAAAGAAAAAGTTTGACGGCAAACCGTCTGGCGCGGGCGTGAATGTGGGCGGGCGGGAGTTTGCCGGACTCATAGCAGGCGCGCGCCTTTGTATCGGTGCCGTAGCGTTTCTTTTGCAGGGCAAGGGCGGCTTGATCAGCAAACAACCCTAACTCATTAGCTTCTATCTCTTGCGCCTTGCGTCTGGCGTAGACATGCCCGTAGATGTCACGGGGTCGGTTTTGTACTTTGCAGAAACTCTCCCCGGCAAGGAAACAAACGACCTTGAGTTTGGCATTCCAGGGCCGCTTCTGTCCCTTCTCCCACGTCACCGACGGGTTAAAGCCTGCATAGGAGATAATGTGTCCGGCGTAGGGGGCCTGCGTGATGTCGATATGGGCCAGCAGCCCTGATGCCAGTACGGGGCCGATGCCGGGGAGAGCGCGCAGCCACTCACCTACAGGGGATTGGGCGCGGCTGTAGGCATCCAGGGCCTTCTGGATGTTTTTTTCCAACCCCTCGGCATTGCCATACATCCACCTGATGAGGTCATGGGGTTCGCCTGACTCAGCGAGGGCGCGCATCTGGTTGCCGAAACGAATCCGGTAGCCTTGCACGGTATAGTAACTATCGACAAGGTACCGTGCCTCAGCTTGCGTCATCGTCTCCGCCGCCTTTTTCAAGTCCTTGCTCAGTCGCACAAACGGCTCTAAAGTGGCTTCCGCTAGTTCAAGCGCGGGGTCAGTCGTGGTCATAGGTTCCTTCTCCTTCTTGCAAGAATGATACGTCTTGTTGAGAGGAGTATAGCAGGAAGAGGAGCATCGTGCAAGGGGTGATGAGAGAAAAGTCCTATGCAGGCGTTGGTTGTGCGGAGAGTGAGCAGTAGAAGCGAATCTCCTCAGCAGAGAGCGCGTCTTCCAGCGCCACCTGCTCCCACTCTGGCGGGGCAATGCCGTCTATCTCATCGGTGATATTGCCCCCGTGTCTTACGCAGATATAGGCCGATGGGTCACGCACGGCTATCAGCGTCACGTCCCGCTCTAGCAACCCTTGCAAGTAGCGCGCATCTTCCCCCCTGTTCACCTCCGCAAAACGCAGGCCATCTACCCAGAAATCACGCCAGAACATGAGCGTTCCCGCGCGTACCCCATGCCTGAAGAGGGCATCATGCACGCGCGCGGAGGGCTGCCAGAGCGTCATATTACGGGTTCTGAGCAACCTGTCCATGTGCAGGGCGCTCACTTCCCCTTCCTGACTGAGCAGGGGCGCAACTTGCACAGAGAGGCGGTGCGGTCTATAGACATCATCATCGTCCCAGAGGGCAATGATATCCCCGTGTGCTAGCCCGCAGGCCATGTTACGTTTTGCGCCGAGGGTAAGGCCGGAAAGATCGCCGGAGAGCAGGCAATAGAAGATGTTGGGTTCGACGGTCATGCTCATCATGGTAAGCGGGCCGAAGCCTGCATGTTCGTCAATGATGATGAGTTCTTTCGCGGGATAGTCCTGCTTTTTGAAAAGTTCAATAGCATGCGCAACAAAACGATGTCTGTTTTTCGTTGGCATAATGCAGCTAATACGAGGATATTCCACCACATCCACCTCTTCCACCACGTTTTAAGGCTATGATAGCACAGCCAATGACAAACAGGCAAAGTGTCCATTCAGGCTATGCATTGGATTCTTTGCCTGTTCCCTCGTTTCTATAGGCAGGGAACAGTCCCGAATAGTTCTATGAAGGAGAAAGAGATGACTACGCAACCCGCACAAGCACGCCTTGCCCCTGATACTCGTCCGAAGGAGCCAGTACTGGTACAGGACATCACCGGCTCCTATGATGACCCTGCCTCACCTGTCGCAGGCTCCCCTTCCAAACGCTATCTTGCCACCAGCATTGCCCGTATCCTCGTTTCAGAACTCTCTGAGCAGGACGCTGCTGCTGCCGATGAGAGTGCAGAGAGCGGCAAGGGAGGACTCCTGACCTACTGGTTTGCCAACGGCACCGCCGATGAGTTAGGCGACCTCACGCCTGCAAACTTCAGCCAGAAGTGGGATGAACTGGATTGGGGCGGGCCAACCTACATCATGCCCGCTCTTCAGAAAATGGAGGCCAGTTATCACGAGGAGTTTGACCGCCTGCCAGAGTCTATCCGCCCGATTCTCATGGCCGTCATCAATACTGACGGCGCGCTCGCTGACCTCAATGCTGCCACCCGCTATCTTCAAGCGGCGTCCGGCTGGCTCTACTGCTATGTCGTAGTGCTTGGCTACGGCCCAGAGCATGACCGCGCCCTTGCCGCATGGCAGCAGATAGCCGCCAGTAATCCCCATGTGCGCGTGGAATCCGTCAATGCTTCTACCGATGCCCACGCTATCGCACAACGTATCCTGGCAATGGTACAATAAGCAAGCGCAGACACACAACGGGATGTGTTGACAAACTGTCAACACATCCCTCTTGAGGCCGCCTGTAGAGCCAATGCTATCGCTTGCGCACACTCACCTGCATATCTCCCCACGTCAACTCAACATCCTGCTTCACCCCCTCTAGCAAGGAGTCTCCCACCACACGGCAAGCGAGCGCCGCCAGCACCTGCGCAAATGGCCTCGTCAACGGATACTCACACGGCCCCTCTATGCCGTCTTGCGGTATCAGGTAATCTGGCTCCCACAACCCAGAGCCATACAGCCCGTCAGCACTGAAACCCACATGCAGACAGGGGATATCATAGCACAACGCGCTTGCAGAAACCGCCTTGCGTCCTGCACGGTTATCCAGCGCGTCAATAATGAGAGCAGCACTCACTAAATGCCCGCCTGCGCTGTTCTCATCCAGCAGCACAGCAACGGGCGTGATTTTTGCAGCAACGGCGCGATAGAGCGCATTTGCCAGCGCCTTGACCTTCCATGCGCCGATATCCGCGCGGACATAGGGCTGGCAGGACAGGTTGCGCTCCTCTACCCGCCCGTTGTCAATCAAGGTCAGGCGGGCATAGCCCATGCGGGCAAGGTTTTCTGCAATCGGGCCACCGAGGGAGCCAACGCCGCAAATGGTGATGGGCATGTCACGCACCTGCGCGAGACTCCGGTATTGTTCTTCATGGTAGAAGGGGCTTTGCATGTTCATGTGATATTCTCCTTGTACCAGTCTGGTCTAGGAAACCTACCGCTAAAGGTGATTTGCTCCTCTGCTGTGCAGGTAATGTCCGTAGCATCATCCCAATAGCGTTCTAGCGGTTCCCCTTCAGGCAAGTAGGCCACAATGATAGCAAAACGGTCATCCCCTGCGGTACCCGTATGCCACCAGGGATAGGCAGGGTTGAAGACGAGCGGGCGTACATCCTCAACTGATGCCGTCTGAAAGCGGTACCGCCGCCACTGTGTACTAGTCATCGTCCTCATCTCCTTCATACTGTTGCCAGCCAGGGCGGTGTTCCATCACGCTCACTAAACTGGTTAAGTCGAATTTCCTATCCTCACCAGAGAGGCATATCCCTGATGAGATCACGGTCATATCCCGTGCGACGGTAGAGCGGTAACGGTGCGTCTCACTGCCATCGCTCCACTCAACCACCAGATAGCCCGCCTGTCCCTGTGTGGCTTCCATCTCCCGGAAACTGATGAGTCGCCCGCCCGCCTTTGCGAGCGCATGCCGGAGCATCTCCTCTACCGCCCGCCCGCGCTGCCTCGCTTGCACTCGTGCCACATCTACCTGATGGAGTTGGTCCAGTACCAGCACGCGCCGCTCAGAACTGGACAGGCCCGTAAGGGAGACGCCCGCCTGTGCCTCCCGCAGCCGCTCGCCGTGTTCCGGGTCAGCGCGCATATCCGGGCCATCGTACCAGCACGTCGCGCCATCAACGCGCACAATGACGCGCTCGTATCGCTCTGCCCCGTCTGATGGGTCACAGAGGTAGACGGGGAAGGGGTCATCGGGCATCTGGAAGCGCGTCATTGCATCAGAGGCATTGTAGGGGAGGGCGTACCAGGCACCGGCGCGCTTGCGGCGCTCATCAGGCCAGAGCAAGAGGGCGCGAAGCGCAGGGAACTGCTCTAAGTATTCGGCCCGTTGCCAGGGGAGTGCCTCTGCTACCAGCATTACGCTCCGGCTATCACGCGGGCGGAAGCACCCCCAACCCACAAAGGGGCGTTCAGGGATGAACTCATAGACCATGCCGCCGTCTATGCGCGTCCTTACCTTGCCATGAGGAAGCAGGGGCGCGATGATGGAACGGGCAAGCAGGGAACGCTCGGACTCGGCCATCTGGGTGATGAGACGTAGGGCATCATGATAACGTTTGGGCATCTTTTTTCTTTGTTCGCTGCTCTATTTCTTCCGCAAGGGCAGAAGAGACAGGGAGTTGATAGAACTTGAGGGCAAGAAGCGCCTTATCAACGGCTCCATAATCAAAACCATGCTCACTGACAAAGAGGGTTGTTATAGCATCAAGGGCTTGATGGAGTTGCATGACATCATACTCCAAACAACGGGCATAAGTACGCAGGGAACTTACCTTCTGTTCCGTTTGGCTCATACTCTCAGCATACTGACTGAAAAGCCGATCACTGTCAAATCCTCGTGTCGTCATCTGCTCCTCCCTGTTCACGCATCACGTCGCCTGCTCAAGACGCTCCTCCACTTTCCGGCAAGGGTGCTTCGAGTTGTTGTATCCTTTTCTGTATTTTCTCCATGTCAGGCCAGCACTCCATATCTGATATTTCATCAAGACGGCGTTGGATAATGACAGGAGAAGCAAAAGGCGAAGCAGAACTCAGGACATGGAATGCGAAATCATAGGCGCGGCAGGCAATGAGGTGTTGCACGCCCTGAAAATACTCCTCATAACTGGCAATCCAGGTATTTTCTCGGTAATGATTCCATGCTTCATCGAGTTCCTGAATGAGCAACGTTGCAAAGCCTGCAAAGTGGCTGTCACGCTCACTCATGCCCTCACCTGCTCTTTCTGGTCAGGACGCACTGGAAGGGGTGTCGCCATGATGGTATCGATGAGTTCTTGCCGTGAAGGAGCAGCGAGGAGTGCAAGCAGAGACGGGTACGAATAATAGTCGCTCTTCTCAACGGGAAAGGTACTAAACTCGATGCCTGCCTTGCGCAAGCCGTCCTCAAACTCCCTATTCGGTGTTCTCGTTGCCACAATACATACTGCTGGTCGGATATGCAATGCCTCGCTATACTCCCGGTAGGCATCGACAAAGCGCGGGGCGGTGACTTCTTCCTCATCCGTCACAATCACAATCTGCTCTACCAGTACCCCGTCTTTGCGCATCTTGACCAGGGGCGCGCCAATGGCAGTAGAGCCGTTAGCCTTGATGTAGCGAAATGCCTGCTCCCAATCAGAAAGCAGTGGGCGGCGTCCCTCTGGCACTGTCACCGTGATGGGGAACGCCTCACTGTCAAAGGCGTAGACGAAGAGGCCGTGCGTAGCGACTGCTGAGACCAGGGCGGCAATCTGCTTTGCCACCTCAATGGCCGCGCTCATGGAACTGCTCTTATCGGCAAAGATGGCCGTCGGGCGCGTAATCTCTGTCTTCTCAGCGATACGAGCATCTGTCACTTCCAAGAGCTTTGCTTCCGTCTCTGCGTCCAGTGCGACCTTCTCCGCCGCTTTCTTTGTCTTGAGGGTCGAGACCCGCCTGTCCTTCTTTGCCCCCTCAAGCTTGCCGTCAATAAGCTTTTTCAGGTCGGGGTGATCGAGCGCGCCGCGCCGCTTCAGCATGCCCATGCTATTGATGACCTCCTGCGGGGTCATGGCCTCCACCAGTGCTACCAGCAGCGCAGGGGTGACAGACTTCACGGCGGCAATGGCGGTAGGATAGGGGATGCTATGCGCAAGGATGAGGCGCGCCTGCTCGGTGCTGTCCTCCGTCTTTGCAAGCTTCTTGAGGGCTGCCTGTGGGCTTCCCTCCGGCGGTAGCCCATCAAAGAGGATGGCCTGGGCGCGGGGGCTTGGGTGAATGTGCAGGGAGGCATAGAGGTGCTTCATCGCAGCACGGGCGCGCAACACCGCCCCGTCGAACTGCTTCTCGTTCTGCTCACGGGTTGAGAGATAATGAGCAATGGCCGTGCGCAGGGAACGCGGGACTTTCTTGCACTCTTTCGTGGCATGATCTAACACGCGGGCGACCTCATAGGGGGCAAGCGATTGCAAGAGCATCCAGGCCGCGCCGCGAAACTCTGGATACTCAGAGGTGGCAAGGTGCGCCACAAAGAGGACTTTGTGGTCGCGCACTTCCCCACGCGCAAAGTACCAGGGGGCGAGGTGCGCATAAAAGAGCGGGTCACGGGCAAGGGCGTCGGTGTGCAGGGGTGCCAACTCTGCCAACTTGCGGTGCGGCGTCGTGAGAAAACTGTTGAGGATGCCGAGACGCACATCCGTTTCAGTCTGTTCCATCGGGTTTCTCCTTCTTCTTGTTTCGTATCACCTTCACAATGGTGACAATGGCCTCAATTACGTCTTTCGGCATGTCCAATTCTTCTAAACACAGATAGAGCCATGCCCATTGTTCTGCCTCGGTAGGGATGCCTTCGGGGTTATGGAGAAACAGGTTCGCATCTATCCTGAGCCACTCTACCAGTTTCGTAAAACTCTCAATATCAGGGAGTTTGCCACTGGCAATACGGCTCATGGTTGCCACACTCACCCCCGCCTCTTTTGCCGCTTCATGGATGGAGAGGCCGTTTTTTGTGAGATGAGATTGCAGGGTCGCACTGAAGAGGGTACGGTCAAAACTCATCCCTGATCTCCTTCTCTACAAAAAGATGGCATTTCCTTCCTGATGATGCACGAAATTTTCTTCAAGCATCTGTTTCCACTGCTCTGCCGTCGCACCATAACTCCCAAACGTGGTAGCATGCTCAGCACACCACGCACATAACTCATCGAGACTGGCAAAGACAGGGGATTGTGGGGAGCCTTCCGTCGTGGTTTCCCATAATTGATAGCCTTCCCCTTCTGGCGGCTCTAAACAGGTGTAGTTGACATACTCATTGCCATACCCATAGTTCACGGTAGGGAACTTGAGGAGTCTACCAAAATGCAGTTCCAGCCCGTGCCGTTCCTCATAACTCATCTCAGGGAAGTATTGCTCAAGCAGGCTTTCAAAGGATATCATGTACCCCGGCCATATCTTATCAAGCGGCCAGTCAAAGTCTAATGGAACACGTTTTAAGACTCGACCCATGATCTTCTCTCCTTCTCTTCAGTACAAAATTATCACCGTGACCGTATATGCATGACGCGCTTCTCCCAGAGTGCAGGCAACCGCTCAAGCACAGCCTGATTGGCCTGCCGCACCGCCTCTGTAAGATGGACGGCGCGTTTCTGGTAGTGGGGTGAGGCCAGCCAGTCCGGGTACTCCGTGCTTCCCCTGTCCTTATTGCATTTGCGACACGCTGTGAGCAAATTCTCAGGGATAGTTGGCCCGCCGCGTTCCCAGAGGAGAATGTGGTCAACGGAGAGCGGAACGCCGTCACGCCCACAGTAGCGGCAGGTGTAGTTATCTCGCTTGAAGACGGCCCACTGCATATGCATATCAATCTGGCGCTGGCTCTTGCGCAGGATAGCCTTGCTGAGCGTGCCAGAGGCGTCCGTGAGCAGGATTTCTGTTTCCAGCAGGTCAGTTTGCCGTAAGAAGACTTCCCACTCAGCAAGGGTCATGGGAAGCAGGCGCATTTGCGCGATGCCCTCTTCTTTGTCAGGCAGCAGCGTGAGCAGGCAGTCATCAGCACTGGCCCACAGCGCGCCTGCAATCTGGTAGCGCGTGCCGATGTCGTAGAGGTTGATGTCTGTCAATGTAGTTGTGTCCATGTGTCTCCTTCTCTCAAAAATGGGTACAACAAATCCGGGGCGTACAAGTTGCGTGAGCAGTCAAACAACGGTGCGTCTACCAGTTTCGCCACATGTTCACAGGAACATGAGAGGACTCGAACCCCTACACCCTATCAGGTACCTGCTTTTAAGAGCAGGAATGTATGTATGCTCATGCCGTCGGGGTACGCCCCGGCATAAAATAGCCTGGGACGCGCAAGTTGAGCGGGCCGATAACACGCCTTTACCATTTGGCTATCCGGGCAAGGAAAGAAAGCCCGGACTAGGAATCGAACCTAGATACTGCGAGAAGCAGATTGTTTGTATGCCTGCCCTGTTATGGCGCGTCCCAGAAAGATGAGACCGGTCTATTCCGTCTGAGTTGAGCGAGCCGTGTTTCCGGTTTCCCGGCAACGATGGGACTTGAACCCATTACACTAACCTTAAGAGGGTTATGCTCTACCAGATGAGCTACGTTTGTAGGCTTGCTCTGTTATGAGACGGAACAGGCAAAGAATAAGAGCAAAGAAAAAGAATAGTATGTGTATGAGCCGCGCAAGTTGTGTGGACTGTGAACCGTAGGCGCTCTACCACTGAGCCAATCCCCCTCGTGGGGGATGATGGATTCGAACCACCGACTTCCTGCTCCAAAAGCAAGGGTTTGTACGTCTACACCGTTATGGCGCGGCTCAATATGTGTTATTTACCCATACACCGCTTCAGGGCGCACGATGATAGCCGTCTGCTCGCGCACCACGACGTGCGCGGCTAGCTTGTCGGCAGGCATATCCAGGTATGCTGCCGCCGCCTGCTTCAGTCGGGCGTCGGAGGCGGCTACCGGAATATCCAGCAGGCCGTAATCGCTGATCTCATGACTGCGCCCGTCTACCCGCACGTGAACCATCTGTGTTGCCATCGTCGCGCTCCTTCCACTATCTTCCCGTGTTGTGAACAATCTTCTATGGAGAATAATACTACGGTCTGTCAATGGGGACAAGGGATGGGACTTTTGGGCAAGAAGAAAGCCTGCTCATTGATACCGGTGCGAACAGGCTCAGGAACACCGTTGAAAGGAAATTTCAATGGATACTGCGATCAGTGTTGTCCAAACCTCCCCAAAGAGGTTACTTGTAGTATAGCACAGCCTTACCCCTCTGTCTGCCGTGCAGGCTTTGCGCGTTTGCGTGGCGTCGGCTGCTCAAGCTTCTCAAGGATGGTCAGGAGACGGGCGTCCATCTCCAAAATGCGCGCGTCCTGAGCATCTAAGTGGTGGACAATCTGCTCAATATCATGGTAAGAGCGCATCGTCGTATGATACTGCTCATCGGCCTGAAGTTCCTGATGGCGGGAGAGAACATTCTGGGAAACCATGATGACGGGCAAGAGCGTGAGTTGGATGAGCGTTTGGGAAGTCCACGCGACGAGGAGCGCCACCACCGGCGGGAGAATGCCTAAAATACCGAGCAGGCCGACAAGGGCGAGCAGCACAAAGAGATAGGCGGTTGGCATCGTCCCAACGGTGGTTGTCAGCCAGAGGGCAAGGGTATCATTGAAACTCTGCCGCTCCTCTGCATGCATCTCATTGACGTTGACCGCCCGGTGAGGGTGTTGAGTATGCACATAGAGCGTCTTTTGCTTTTCTCTGTCTTCATGTTCCATAGTCTATCCCTTCTAGTCGCTTCCATTCCTTGCCGTCAAGGTCATAGCGCCACTGATACCACGCCCGCACGGGCGGCAGATGCGCGTCTTCTGAGACGGCAGGGATAGCCGGGTGTTCCACCAGCACAAAGAGCGTCTGCTGTAGTGGCTGGTGTTCGATACTGAAGATGCGACACCCCTCCGGCAACTGCAATACCCGCGCTAACTCTGCATAGGAGAAGCGGATAGAGCCCTTGCTCATGCCTCACCTCACCACCAACGCCAGTACCAGCGCAATAAGGGCAAACAGGGCAAGGATACCGTAGATGACCGCCCGCAAGATGTCCCGCCTGACCCCTGCGCTGATGGCGATGTCCCCCGCCCGCACACAGACAAAGAGCAGGACAATCACCGGAAATTGCAAGAAATGGGTCATACCTACCTCGCTTTCACCAGTTCCCAGAGTCGCTTGATATGCCGCGCATCATCTATTGCCCGGTGGAGTCCTGCTTCCTGTGGTGGCAGCATATCATCCGTGATCCCCTGCGCATCAAGGATAGCCTGAAGCTCATGAATATAGTGCGGCAAGCCAGCAGGAACGTCTAGCATGGTGCCAAACACCTGAGCAAAGGCTACATAGTCATAGGCCGTAATCCAGCCCCGTAACTCAATACCTTCAGGGGTACCGGAGGAAAAACCGAAGAAGCCGAGAAGATCACGTCTCATTTGCGCCCGTGTGCGCCAGGGACAGCGATGACGCAGGCCGTAAATCTGGTCTACGCATTGCCCCTTCCTGTGCTGTGCTTGCGCGCCGTAGAGCGTTCCCAGAGAATAAAGCGGGCCGGGAGGTTGCTGGATATAGGGGCAAAGGTCAAGATGCATGATGACATTATCCTTCACCCACTGGCTGGCTTTGTCGATGTTGAACTCGCTGGATTGCAGGTAGAGTTCGCGTCCATCCTCACACACAATGCCAATGCTTATCAGATCAACGGTTTTCCCGTCATCAATGAACTCGCTGTCCACATAATAGATCGTTCGCTTCATTGCTTGCCCTCTTCCCGCGCAATCTCCCGCTCCGCCTCTTCATAGGAGACGCCTGCTATGCAGGCCCTCCGCTCAATGCCCTGCATCCGCGCCTTATACGCCAGTTGCCGGTTCACCTCATCGGCAACACGGCGCACGTCGCTCGGCGTAGCATTCTGCACCGTCACAATGGTTGGTGCTACTGGCATATCGGCAAGGGCGCGGCGCACCTCTTGCCGGATGAACTGCCGGATAGCCTCCACCTGCTCAGCAGCAAAGGGTGACTCAGGGGATGGGGAATAGTCGTCTGTATCTGTCATTTCAATTCTCCAGATAGCCGTTGTGTAAAAAGCCATGATAGCGTTCCGTTGCAATGCTTCCCACACCTGCGCCACAAGTTACCCCGGATTTGTCTACCGTGACAGTGGGGGCTTCACCGTGTCGTATCCAGCAATGGTGTTTCTCCTGTTTGTGGTCATCAGGCATGGTACAGTTGTTTGCCTGACTATCGATAGCCCAATCACCGCCGGGTGTTTTCACCATCAGGTTATGCTTGCCCTGTGGAACATGAAACCGATCAAGCCAGGGTGCTTCCCACATCGCCCCGGCAGGAGCCTCCGCTATCGTCATTTCCTCTCCGGTATCCGCCCGTCGCCAGAGTTGCTCATCAAAGCGTTGCCATGCATCACTCTCCTGAAAAGCGTAGCCACAGGTACAGGTAAGCGGCCAGCGCGGGTCATCATGCGCTGGAATGGGCTTGAGGCCGTTGATGATAGACCCCTCTTCATTGCGCTCTATTGGCTCTTCACACAACGGCGTACTGGCTGAGTGATAACTGTATTTGCCGGGATAAGCAGAGCAGCAGTCCGGTGTATTGTTGCGGGAAAAACGGCGCAACTTGACCCTGACTCGCTCCGTCGGCTCCAACAGGAAACACGGAATACGTCCCATGCTATCCCCTTCCATATGAGCGATGCTCACTATCATTTTCATTTGTCGGGTCGCCAGAGAGCCGCTTTGCTGCCAGAAGCAGCAGGAGCAGCGCCAGCCCGATCACTACGAATTTTCGTGACTTTTGCAACATTGCCCCAAATTCATACCCAAAACCCTTGACAATTTCTAGCGTATGCGCTATAATAAAACTATCAGAGGTGAGGCGATGGGCCTCCCCCAACACCTAAACAACCAAATAAAGGAGGTCACAAATGACCACATCCATCAAAAACCCTACTCTTATCATCACCATCCAGCCCCGGTGGGCAGGGAAGCGGGACACCTACGAAACCTGCCTCTTCACCGCCGAGGAAATGGAGGAGAAGTTGGAGGAGAGCGGGCGCAAGGGAAATCTCTCCTGGGCCAGCATCACCCCCAAGAAGGGCGGGGAAACCCGGTACCTGTACTTCGACAGGTACCACTACTAAATCCCCTTCAAGCCCCGGCAAACGCGCCGGGGCTTCTCTCTTTGCCCAAAGAAAGGATATCCCATGAAACGCTACACCACCAGAGAAGCGGCAGAGCGGCTCGATATCGCCCCCGTCACCGTGCGCCGCCATATCGAGCAGGGGCATCTCTCCGCTGAAAAGTGCGGGCGTGACTACTTCATCACCGATGAGGAGTTGGCGCGCTTTGCTGCCATTACTCGCAGGCGCGGGCCACGCCCGAAAGGGTTGCCTGCTACTCAGTGAACGGGTCATCAATGAACGGGACATCCACCACGCCCGTTGCCTGCTCATAGGCTTCCCAGTCATCCATACGCATATTCGTGCGCTGCTCTGCTGTAAGCGGCGGGCGTTGCCCCTTGCCGACACCTACGGGCCATCTGCGATAGCGGGCGGGCATCATGCCACTCATCGTTGGCACCTGTTTGGTGATGAGTTGGGTGAGGGCGGCTAACTCTTCCCTGCTGTACTGCTTTGTCTCACCGCCCGTCTGAAGCAATTCCTCAAAACTGGCGATATTATCAATTGCCATGCTGGAAACGGGCGTCACCGTGCGGCTAAAGGTGGTGGGACGGCCAAGCGGCATATCCTTGAGTTTGCCGACCGCCTCCAGCGTGGCGCGTACCTCGTTCTGCAAGCCTGCGAGCTTCGTGCGCGCCTCCCCCATTGCGCTGTCCACGGCTTTTGTGACGTTGGCGGTGATGATGTCCTGTGCGCTGACACCGGCAAAGGTCTGCTGGATTGCGGCCTTGATGGCATTGGAGAGTTCAGCAGAAGCGAGCATGGAGTAGTCGGGGCCTTCACCCATCTGTCGTGCCTCCGCCTGCGCTTCCTCGACCGTGGTGCCGTTGCCCTGGTGCGCCGTGCCATCGCCTGAGACACCCTTGCAGGCGTCAGGATGCATGGCGGCGACCATATCATGAATGCTCTGCAACCGTTGCCGGTTCGTGGCATTGATTTCACGCCCCTCTTTGCGCTTGACCCCGTTGGCATCCATGCTGTAGAGGCCGTAGGGAGCCGCCTGTGCCTGACCTGCGCTCTCCTCATCGTCATCACTATCTGCGTCGAGGTCAGGCACGTGCATGAGGGTCATCAGGCCGTCCACGTAGCCGTCAATGCGCCCTGAGAGCATTTCCAGCGCGTCACTACACTCATCTAACTGCGAAAGCGTGGAGATGACCGTCTGCGCATCGGCGTCATTCTGCACGAGGTTGCATTTGGTGGCAAGCATGGCAGGGGTGACTTCCAGCAGGCCGAGGGACTTGCCGATGTCATTGTAGAGGCGCAGGGCCGCGTGCTGAATATCGGTGAGTGCGGGCGCAGCTTTGCCGGTCAAGGCCATTTCTTGCCCTTCTACAGGGCTTCCAGGGGCATGTGTGAGAGCCTTGCTCGCTGTGCGGGATTCGCACTTGTCACAGCAGTCACAGTCAGGCTTGCCCGTGCAGGCATCGCAGCAGCCACAGCCGACAGCTTTGGTAGCGTCTGGCGGGTCTATTGTCTTCTCCTCATCGCTATGGTGATCGTGCTGGCTATCATTGGAATGCCGATGGACATGAGAGTGCTGGTTATCTCCTCCCTGGCTTGAGTATGCATGATGAGAATGCTCATGCTCACCAGTAAATGCAGCGTGAGAGCCGTCTTCATTGATCGTGACGCTGCCCGCCTTTGTCGTGTCTTCCTCCTCCACGATGTCCTGCCGGATGAGGGCCTCCCCATTCTCCGTATCCAACACACCCTCTGCTTTGCTGGCAAGCCAGGGAATCCACCCGCCGCCGGACTCCTTCACGTAGAGGATGCCGCCATGCTCCTCCGTCTCAAAACCGAGCGCCTGCATACAGGCCGTTTCCTCAGCATAGAGGGCATCCATACTCTTGTCTTCCTTTTCCCACGGAACCACCCATTTCGGGTCGGGGGAAAATTCGCTGTTGATGCGCCCGTACATGGTTTTGACTTTTGCTTTCATCGCAGCGTCATCCCCGCCAAATTTGCCGCCGCCCATGCCCCCACTGAGTACGCCCGCACAGGCCCGGCAACCAAGCGGGACAATCTTGGGAGAGCCATCTGAGACGTAGCAGAAGGGCATCTTGAAGCCGCTCTGCTTATCGCTATTGTCGGGGTCATACCAGAGGAAGCACTGACGAGCCTTACTTGCCACAATGTCCCCATCATCATTCTTTGCCCAGGCGAATATCTGCTGCTCCGCTTTACTGCCTGTCCACTCTGTCTTTATGTCCATGAGCGGCCATGAGGTTTTGCCCGATGCCGCCTTTGTACTATCCAGATCATCATTATCAAGGGATTGCTGCTCTACATCCATTGCGGTAGTATCCTGTGGAGTTGCTGTTTTCTGCTCTACGACATGCTGCGCTAAGAGGGAAGAGACTTCATCACGGGAAAGGGATTTCTTGGTACCGGTACCAGCGTCGAGGTAAAAGCCCTCTTCTCCATCGAGGGTATACATCACCCGCGCCGTCTGCGCGCCACGCGCCTTGATACGGGAGAGGTCGCTTTTCAGGCCATCACTGGTGATGTTGTCAACAATGGAGGCATAATCACGGGAGAAGAGGGACTTGAAGGCGGGGGCAAGTTGCTTTGCCGTCTCAGCATCACCATCTACCAGTGAGCGAGCAAAACGGCCTTTGATCGCGTTCTCAACCCAACAGCGTTGATTCGCAGGCAAAGAGACAATTGAGAACTCAACGGCCTGTACGCGCTTGATGATAATGGGTGAGTTCGGGTCATTGGGGTCAGCAAAGTCCCATTCCAGTACCAGACAACCAACGGATGTTCCTAAGCGCAGTTTCGATTTGATGATGAGGTTATAGGCCCGTTCCGCCGGAGGATGGTCAACCGCCATTTCGGTTGCCAGCCAGAGATCAGCAATATGGTTTTGCAACTGAATCATGGGTTGCCCGTAGAGTTTGCCCATGATATTGTCGAGGTTATACGAGTGATCAGAGAAGATCAAGAAATCAGGGTCAAGGTGCGTCATATCCTCTAATGCAGAGAGGGCCATGATGTCGCCTTGCAAGTCCATGATGGTAGAGGAGCCGCGCATCTGCACGATGGGGCGGCTCCTATCTGCATCTGGAATAGGGATAAGCCCGGCTGTCTTCATCGAGCCGGTATAAATGCTGAAGTCTGCGCCCACCAGTTTGCGGGACTGCGCAAACTCCCGCGAGAGTAAAGACGTATCTACCGCCACATTCACCACCACTTTCACTACCCACCACATCCCATGTGGCATCCTACTTGACAGTATAGCTTATTTGCCCGCTTCCTGCGAGACCTCAATCACGCGCCAACTCGGATGTAACGCCTGCTCTGCTGACACCAGGGAAACACTCAACACCTCAAAGTCCGTGATAACACGCACACCTTGCTCATTGACGTGGCTTTTCTGGCGCATGCCGCTCAGTGCCAATCCTACTTGTGGCGCATGCTGACGCCGATACCTGCGATGCGCTTTCATGTGCTAGTCCTCATCTAATGCCCGCTCATGACAGTTCGGGCATGTCCAATCCGCCATCTGTCGCTCCATCATAGTACGGTATTGCATATTCCTGATCTTCTTTGCCGCCCGTTCTACTTCACGAGCAATCACTTCCCGCAGTGAGATATGCTCCTGTTCTCCTTCACCATACGGCATGAGGGTATCGAGATCATCAGAAAGCAACTCGTCTTCCCAATTGAGCAAGAAGCGGAGCGGATTGTAACTCTTGCTCCAATAGTCATCCTGCTGCCAGCCACACTGATGGCAATGAAGATAGGCCATTAGCCATTTCCCCCATCCGTGATCATACTATTCTCATCCTTGTGTAATGGCTCACAGGACAGGAAAAGCCGGAGCAATGCCTGCTCAAACCGCTCACTACAGAGACGCTCTGGCGGTATCGGGTCATCCAGTGCATCATGGAGTTCCCGCAAAAGAGCTTTTCTCTTCTCATCCATTGCTGGTACCCTCTGTACTTGCACTCTCACTCCCCTCCTTCTTCCCGTTCGTCTTTGCCGGCGTCGGGTCAACACTCTCCCCACTACCCGCATCAGCACTCACTGGCACACTTGCCGCCTCAGCACTCTCCAGCACGGCCTGCTCCGCTTCCGGTGGCTCGGTAGTGCTGGCAGGGGCAACGGCAGGAAGCTCCACCGTCTCCTCGAACATGAGGCTGTCCTGTGGGTGTTCGGGGTAGAACATGCGCGGCTCACTAGGGAACTGGATGAGCAGAGCAAGCGGGTCAGGGTCATAGGCGCGGGATGGGTCAAGCCGAAACGCGCAGGAGTAGACTGGCATGCCGTCCACCTCGATGAGAGAGTGCGTAAGCATGCCCTGGAAATCAGATGCTTCAATGATTTTCGGATTGTTCAGTGTCATGGGAATACCTCCATACTATCTTGTTCAGGACACTCATCGGATGCCTTCCGTGAATAGTGTGCAAGAAACCGCTCTGCTACCTGCATGCTCACTTCTCTTCCCCAGTCTTCCAGTTCCTCCCATGTCCAGAGAGGGGGAGCGCCAGGGCGCGGGACGGTCGCAAGAACCTCATTATACAGATCATGCAGCACCTTGCCATGCATTTCACGCTCATCCACGGTAATACCTCCACTACTTTACAAACAACAAACGGATTGCGCTAATGACATGCTTCATATCAGCTAGCATGGCGGCTTTCAAGCGCATACAGGCAGCTTGCAGGTCACGCACCGCGCCATTGAAGGTATGCGTTCGCAGATATGCCTCAATTTCCTCATCATTCATGCTTTGCCTCCAATGGTTCCAACACTTCCACATAAAACGGGCCGCGCACGCCCGCGCTATGCCGCTCTGCTCCAGCAAGGGCTAGCTCAAGCCGGATCAATGGCTTGAGGGTAGGGGTGGCATAGAGAACGCCGAGCGCCACATCTTCCCCACAGCCAACGGCATCATAGCCGTCAAGGGATTCTCCCACCTGATAATCTGCATCAATGGTGAAGAGGTGGCCTGCAATGCCTACCAGGAAATGCCCCGCCGACTCCTGCTCATTGTTTTTCTGTGCGTAGCCGCCAGATTTCAGGCATTCCCGCACCGCGTCAATGAAGGTGGTTGCCATGAAGCGTTCGAGGTCAACTGTACTGTCATATACTGGCGGCGTGAATGCAAAGCGGAGCAATTGCAGCATTCTAAACGAGGTGGTCGCCCCGAAGAGATAGCCGCCATTGTGAAACACCTTCCTGTCTTTACGGATGGTGAGGCTATAGCCACCCACGCCCGCGCTATCACCGCCGATGTAGACACGCCCATCGTCATCGATTAGCCCAACAATACATGTCATACGCTTCTAATTATCCTCTTCTATGGCAAAATACGTCATCTCTCGATACAACGGTTCTCCCACCAGCATCTCCGTCCGTTCCCCTATCGGCACGACAATAGGAGACACTGGCATGATGTAGCCCTGCTGTGCCTGCACTATCCGGCGTAAGACGAGCGTCACCGACGGCGGGAGGGGAATGCATTGCCCGTCTTCAGTGCGTAGGGCAAGGGTTTCTGGCAAGTTCAGCATCATTTTCCTCTTATACCTGAACGATATCATAGCCATGCGGACAGCCGCCGTGAGCGGGCATTTCGGGCAATTCCGACCATTGTGACAGGTCAAAAAGCTGCCCTGCCACCTCAGCACAGATATCATTGCTGGCGGTGTCGGGGCTACACAAGATGGCGTAGTCACCGCCTTGAATAACTTCCCCCGTCTCGCTATCTACGACATCTCCGCTCTCTACGTCCATGATAAACGCATCAGTCCCATCGTAGTTGCCCTGCCCGCACGTATAGTTTGCGACCTGTTTGCTCTTCCACAGAGCAAGCCCGCTCACAAATGCGCTTACCTTCCCCACCAGATCACGCACCGCCTCTCGCACACTGCCATAGAGATCAGCCCATCCCGCCGTAAGCAACCCCTTCTGCTGCTTCTCCACCTCTAATACCCGCTCTAAGAAATGCGAAAGAAGCGTCTGGTACGTCTCTGCAATGCTCTCTGCTGCCTTATGCGCTTGCTTTTGCGCCCGTTCAATGTCACGCTGAGATGGCTCCCAGATGGGAAGGGCATGGACGGTGTGCTGTGCTTTCCGGTAGGCGCGCTGCATGGCAGAGAGGCGCGCCGTTGCCAGATGACTGGCAAGGATGGTCACGTCCTGCTCGGTCATGGCATAGGCTTTCATGATAAGCGCAATCAAGGCAGCATCGGTCATGGGTTATGGCTCCAGTTCCCCTTCTGCAAACGCCTGCTGAAATGCCTCTTGCTCCTGTGCTGGCATTTCTATCACCTCAACACCCTCATCAGTACGCAGGGCAATGCCAATGCCATTCACACCCTGCATATGCAGCATCCTCATCAGTTCAGTGATGGCTTGCCGGTCGAAGTTGCCCTGAAAGATGAGCAGATATTTCCTGTCAGGTTTCAGTTCAATGACATTGGATACCGCCCGTAGTGGGTCGGTAGTCATATGCTCACTCACTCCTGTTCTCCTTCCTCGCAGCCAAAGCCGCCCTCTTCTGTCTCCCCTGCTGCGTATTGCTGCTTTGCGACCTCGGCCAGTTGCGCCAGGCCCGCCTGCACATGGGGCTTGCTCCACGTCTCATCCCATGTCTGTTCCTCCTCTCGTACCAGCCGTTGCAGCGTCTCCCGCTCTGCCTCTAGCCATGCCAGCAGATTGAGGGCGGCTTGCGGGGAGAGGTCAAGGATGCGCGTGCGACGGGCATAAGCAGAGGCCGGAATGGTCAGTGTGACTTTCTGCCAGGAGCGCACGGTATGCGCGTCTCCATTGAACCTACCCCCATAATAGGCGTTATACTCGACTTCCAGGGGGCGTGTGTCATCACTGATGCGCGTCGTTTTGTGGTCAATCTCCTGCTGTAGCGGGATCATGCTGCCTCCCTACTATAGCCGTGTATCAGGGGAAGTCAGCACGTTGTCAATAGCCTGACATAAGGCATCTACCAATGCCAACTCATGCGCTGAGAGTTCCTGTTGCTCTGCGGGCAAGGAGAGCGAGAAGGTGACAACGACGCGCTTACTCACCTCCCCGTCACGCAGGGAATGTACACCCCGCCCCACCGCACCGACAAGGCGCATAGCTGAGGCTGTCTCTGTGGAAAAAGCGGTAGAGAGCCGCTCAATCTCTGCCTGTAGTTCATCTAGCCGTGTGGTTGCTTTCATGTCCATGCCTATGCTCCTTCTTGCTCTTTCAAGGCGTGCGCCCCGCGCCGTTCCACATCTCCAAACAAGGCTTTGATCGTCGCTTCAAGCTGCGCCCGCGCCGCCAGTTCCTCACTGCTGCGCCGGTGTTGTGCTGCTCCTTCCTGTGGCACGGCGCGCCCATCAGCTTTTGCCAGGTGCGCGGGCGACCAGGCGACACCGGGGCGGCGCAGGTCATACGCACTTCTCGTATACGAACGCTTGAGCAGGGCCTTTGCTGTGCTTTCTGCGCCAGCCTCACCAGATGGGCTACTTCCCGCCTCACCCCCGCCTGTTGCGCTGCCTGTCGCGTCTGCCTGCGCGGCGGAGGTAGCGGCTCCATCATCGGACTTGCCCATGTCATCATCACTGGCGTCATCACTGCTAATGCCCTCGTCGCTATCTGCGTCGATGCCACCGGAGGCGTCCTGTGTGCCAACGGGCGGGGCATAGGCACCGTAATCTCCGTCATAGGAAAGCCAGGGAATTGGGCCATTCTTCGAGGGGACGTAGTAGGTGTTGCCGCCAGGAACGGGTTCCTCCCCGCGCATGAGCAGCATTTGATTAAGCGTCGCGGCAGGAAGGCCCGCCAATCCGTCTTTGGCAATCGCCATATCACGCTCAAAATGCATGCGCCGTGCGACTTCCGAGACCTCTGGGAAGACGATGCGCAAATTGAGGCTATCAATCCCCTGTCGCCACGCCGGGCCGTATTTACGCGGCGCAAAGTCGGAGAGCAATTCCAGGTTGAGATAGACTTCAATCAAGAGCAGCAGGGGGATGTAGCCCTTGTCATTGGAGATTTCCTGCTGCGTCTGCGCGGTGGCCCGGTTGACGTCCCCGACAAAGCTGAGATCAGCCAGCGTCAGGCCGAAACACGAGGTGATCTTGTGTACCATGTACTCCTGGTAACTCATGAAGAGTTGGTCGCTCATGGAATAGATGACGGGCAGCACCTGCGCCGCCTGCGGCCCGCCTAAAAACATCAGTTCGCGCCGCCCGGCAATCTCGCTTTCATAGATGCTCTGCAATTGCCGGATTTGCTGCGTCGAGGCACCGGGCAGGTTGACGATATTAGGCGGCGGCTTGTCATCCACCATGCGCATGGCCCGCTCGGTGGCTTTCAGGTCGCTCACAATCGTATCGGCCAGCACCTGTACCGGGCCTAACCCGAAGCGGTAAGACGTGGGGTCATTGAAGGCCACAATCGCCTCGTCATTGCGTAGAGGGACTTTCTTGCCAAGCCCGCTATAGCCCGGCTCCTGGTAGAGATAGCGCGGCTCGGCAGGGTCGCCTGACCAGGCCGGGTAAATCTTGATGTTGGCGGCGTCCTCACAGTAGATGGCCTGCGGTACCCGTCCCTTGAGCGTCATGCTCTTGGTGAGGCACCCTTGCCCAAGTGTCAAGAGGTCGCGCACGAACTCCCCGATCAGCATCGGCCACGTATCCCTGACCTCATTGGGCTGGTCAAGGAGCGCCTGTACCTGCTTCAGCACCGCCTTGTTGTAGGGCTTGCGCTCATCGGCGGGTAGCACCGCCAGGTCAGCACGCGCGACTTTGCGGGAGAGAAAGTTGAGCGCGGAATTCACCCAGACATCCCCCTCTGACCAATCTCGCAGGCGCCGCGCATTGTTGACACCGACAGGGTTGTTCTTATCCGTCTCAGTACCCGCCCAACCGGAAAGCGTGCCTTGATTGCCTCCCCGGCTCCCGCCTGTGGGGCTGGCAAGGGTCACATCAGGGCTGCGTAGGGCCGCTTGCCGCAGTTCTTCACGGGAGGCAATGTCTTGCAGGTAGTGCGCCAGTTGCGGGTACTGATGCAGGAGCCGCGAGGCATAGGTGAGGTCAGGCAGCGCGGGCGTCTTTGTGCTGAGGGCGCGTTCGTCGGCGGCGCGCTGGGCAAGGGCAAGCGCACGTGTCAACTCTAGCCAGCCTGTGCGCAGCGCCGCGTCGTCATAGAGGGTCTGCCAGTTGACTTCTCCCCCACCGGAGGATGGCGCAATCGCTGGTTGCTGTGCCTGTCTTCGCTGCTGCTGTTTGCCCCTACGGGCATGTTTGCCGCCCATTGTCCACCTCTTCCACTTTCCATGCCCCTGATTGCACGTGCTTCAGGGTCTGGATGAGTGCGGGTATCGCTTCCCTGTCAATCAGTGTATTGCCGCCCGTATCATCACGCAGGGTAATAAGCCCATCGTCGTATTCGGGCGGGACATCCTCCACCACAACCCAGAATGACGGGTTGACCTCAAGGATAACCTCACTCATGGTCATGCTCTCCTAGATAGGAACGCCACTCAAAGGCGGCATTTTCGAGATGCCCCATTGCCTCAAGTAACTCCTGCGCCCCGTGCAGGATGTCCCAGTACCGCGCCCCATCCGGGCCAATCTCTTCCATGACTGCCGCAGTGCGCAGGAACGCATCGTGCAGGGGATGGAGCAACTGCTCAAAGGCATCAGGGTCACGGGGTAGTGCTAGCATGCCTGCCGCCCCTTCAAGTGTTGCCCCTGGCGCTTTATCTCCCGCCACTACCTGGGTAGCATTGCCACTCTTTTCCCATTGCAGGGGAGCGATGGGCATATCCTGTATATCCATTCTATCCTCATCCATACTTGTTAATCACACTTGCCCCGCCAGTCCGCTCACAGGTATGCCGAAACGTGCCTCTGGCCTGTACGGGGAGCCAGTAGGTGCGGTGGCAGGAGAGGCACGTGGTCTCGATAGCGATAATGCGCCCGCCCTGCATCTGCACCCGACTCTTGCCAATCATGGTGATGGTGATAGCGTCTTTATTCTGCTCAGTGTCCATAGTAGGTTCCTCCCTGTATTTGACGCAATACCCGTGAGAGTTGCGCCTGTCGCTCGGCTATGCGCTGCCCTTCCTCATCATCAGGTGTCTCGTGCATGGGGGGAAGCGTCTCTGTGGCATGAGAAGAGGCGGAGACGAGGGCAATCTCTGTCCCGGCAATAGCCAGTTCTGTGATTGCCCACACCAGCGCGTCCATGCGGTTGGGGGAGGGCTTGCCAACTTCCCAGGTACATTGTTCGTCCTCTAAATAGGGCAAGTTACCCACGTGATGCGCCCTGTTCTGCTCATAGAGCGCCACGACAGGTTCTGCGCGCAGGTGCTTGCCCCGACTGGCGTGTACGGACTTGTAGGAGACGCTCTCATCAATAGTACGCAGCACGGTTTCTATCAGGTCGCCCCCGTTGTTAGCTTCCCCTACGACGCGGTCGGCCTTGAAGAGATAATAGGCTGTGATGACCGCCTGCGCCCAATCGAGGGGCGAGCCTTTGAGGGTGTAGTCGGCCAGCACATAGGCATGCCCATCGGTGCCTTTACCTGCGACCACGATACCTATCTCATCGGAGCCTTCATTGTTCGTGACCGCCGGGTCAACGCCAACGACGATGCGTACCAACTCAGGAGCTTTGACGACTCGTGTACGCTCTAAGAGATCACGGTTCCAGAGCGCGCCCTCGACATCTTCTAAGAGTTCCGCGAGTAATTCTTGTCGTCCAATCCGCGTCCCAGAGTACCTTCCTACAACTTGCTCTAAGAAGGTGGGGGCAAGGTTCTCCTCATTTTCATAGGTTGTCCCGTGTGTCACATGCGTTGTTTTGTGTGAGAGGAGACGCTTGATGAGTTTCGTGACTTTGGGCGTCGTGGTCGCGCATACCTGCGGGTTATCCCCTAAGCGCAGCCCGAACATGGCCTGATCCCATGCATCTTCATATTGCCACGCCCCTGGCTCATCGGCCCAGAGCTTTTCATGCTGCGGGCCGCGCAGGGAGTCTGGCTCATCGGCGCTATAGGTGGTCGCCTGCGCCCCGTTGGGCCAGACGAGGCGGCGGCGTGACGGTTGGTAGGTAGGCCGTTCCCAGACAGGAGAGATCGCCAGGATACCGGACTCACCCTCTACCATGACATCGCGCACGTCAGCGGCGGTACGCCCGATGAGTCCAAGCCTGCTGTACGTGCGGGCCTGCTTGCGCATCCATTCCGCGCCGCTTCTCGTCTTGCCAAACCCACGCCCGGCCATAATCAGCCACGTTGTCCATTGCCCTGCGGGTTCCAGTTGCTTCTCTCTTGCCCATGCTTCCCAGAGATAGCGCAGTTGCAGGGCCTCGGCATCCGTTAGCGTCCGCACAAACGCGGCTTTCTGCGTGCGAGAGAGGCGAGCAAAAGCCCGCGCTGCTGAGAAATCCAGTACCTCACTCTTTGCGGGCATGATCTTCTTGCTCCTGTGGCAGTGCGGTGAGTTTGTTGAGTAGTGCGTCACGCGCCCCGTTCACGTCAATGCTGCCGCTATGCTCAATCTGCTGCTTCTCACGGTACTCCGGGAAGTGCTTTTTGATGAGCATGGCGAGCAGGTTATCTGACACCACGCGCTCCATCATGGGTTTTGTGCGGCGCATCACGGGATTGCCCTTGCTATCAATGACCGGCTCACCTGTTTTGCTATTGGTGACTGGCACCTCTTCCCACACGATGCGGCCCATGCTGATGACGGGCCGCTCATACCCCTCCATCGCGCGCTTGCGGAACTCAGCCAGCGCCAGATCAGCAAAGTCGCGCTCGGCCTGATGTACGGCAAAACTGAACTGTTCGTCCTGCTCCATCCAGATGTAGTAGGTGCTTCTATCGATGTTCGCGCGGCGGCAGGAGAGCATGATGTTGCCGTTCAGGCGGTAGGCTTCAATGAAGGTTTCTTGTGCAAGGCGGCGTTCGGCTTTCGTCAGGTGCCTGCCACTCCTACGACTGGATGTGCGCGTAAAGGATGTTGGGCTGTTGACCTTTTCAGACATACCTCACCTCTTCAACCTTGCTGAGAACGGTAGTATAGCAATGCCGTGCAATGCTTTCCATGAAGCGCGGGGGAACAGAATTGCCGATTCTATCCCATGCATCTCCAATTTTGCCGACAAATTGAAAGGCATCAGGGAAAGAGGCAAGGCGTTTACATTCATTCAGGGTAATCACCCGCTGTTCTGTGGGATGCCAGAAGTGATAATGCCCTAGCCCGCCTGCACGCTTCAGCGTGCAGGCGGGCGCGTTCCATTGCAGCCGGGTACGAGAATAATGCCCCGGTTGCGTCTCTCCCTGCTTGACCATCTTCATAGCCTGATAAATCTTCGTATGACTCCCTACCCTATCCCCCGTACCATCATCCTTCACGCCCTCAAATGCTTCTCGCACGGTAGCAGGTCGCGTCTCTGCTTGCGGGTGACTCGGTTCTATCCCCAGATCATTTCTCACTCCAATGAAGATGACCCGTTCCCGTGACTGCGGCACCCCGAAGTACATGGCATTCATCAACTGGCATTTCACAGTATAGCCAGAGGCTTTCAGTTCTCGCATGATGATGGCAAAGACATGCTTCATATGTCCCTTGACCATGCCAGAGACGTTTTCCATCACAAAGACTTTCGGTTGTAGTCCTCGTATCAGACGTACTGCCTCTTTGAAGAGGGTATTGCGCGGGTCATCAATTTGCCGCTTTCCGGCAGTTGAGAACCCCTGACATGGTGGGGATGTCTCAAAAATATCCAGTTCTCCGGGCTGTAAGCCTGAAAGATCAAGCAGTTCCTCTACTGTAACCGTGCTGATGTCTCGATGAAGGACGGGTGTTCCCTTGTGGTTCAGTCGGTAGGTGGCAACGGCATTCTCATCCCATTCAATAGCAAAGAGGACGTTCGCCCCGGCCCACTTCATGCCCAGGCTACTTCCTCCACATCCACTGAAGCTAGAGCCGCAAGTGAAGAGGCGAGGCGTCTCAGGATTGATCGGCTTGTTGATGAAGTCTAATGGCATGGGCTGTAAGTCCTTTGCTGAACCTCTTTGCAATAGCTCAGCACATCTGTGCTGAGCTATTGCAGCCATAAAACGGGGCGGGACGCTATTGCCGATGCGCTCTCTGCCGTGTCGCGCATCAGTCCAGCGGAAAGCATCGGGGAAAGAGGCTATCTGAGTTGCTTCCTCTATGCTCAGATTGCGAATACCTGTCTTTGTCTTGAGTTGAAAATCTGAAGAGGTCCTGGTAAGCGTCACACAGGGGCGAGAAGCAGAAACCCAGGGATTAATTTTCATACTTCTGCTGGCCATGGCATCAGGGATGATAGTTTTCAAGGGGATAGACTGCATCTGTGCTTTGGGATGAAAATCTACCATCACTTCTTCCCCTTACCTGTCTTCAAGCACACCTTCCCGCACTCCTGGCATAACTCGGTATCCATGCCCTCTTCTATGGACTCATCAAACTCTTTGAACTGCACATCAGGCCTGTCAGATTGCTCATCTTGTGTAAGGTAGTCATTGCCTAATGATTCGAGCATCTGCCTGAGTGTCTCATCATCCGTGCCGAGGGAGGCAAGGTCATAGCCTGCATGCTTTTGCTCTTCTAAGAGGGCGGCAAGGGCCGTTTCATCGTCACTGCTATTCTTGCTCAGTTCATTGTCAGCAATGAGATAGCCCTTGATTTGAGCAGGTGTCCAGTCAGCAGGAAGGACATCGGCGCGTAACTCCGTGTAGTTCAGTCGCTTTGCCGCCTCAACAATACCATGTCCAGCCACGATGAGATACCCTGTCGGGCCATCCTGAACCACAATAGAACGCCCCTGTCCAAATCTTGACAGGCTTGCTACTAACTGGCGTACCTGCTCATCAGGATGAGAACGGTAGTTGTCTGGATGTGGTCTCAGTTGTGCAATCGGGACAATCCGATTTTCTTTGATGACACCCTGCTCGCTCATCACACCCTCAACTATTCATCCAGTTACCAGTACCCGTTACCGCACTCACCTGCGCCGTCGTCGGCCCGACACTCACCGGCGGAGGCGCGGGGACAAGGGGCGCAAGCACTGCGGGCTGCGCCTGTGGATGTGCCATCCCTGTCGTCGGTGATGCGCTACTGGTGGGAATGCCCGTTTGCAGAGGAAGAGACGACTGCGCCGCCTGCTGCATGGCCTGCTGGATGAGGGCGGGGAGCATGGCCTGCGCCCACTGTGGCAGGACGCGCAGCATGGTCTGCTCAATGGCCTGTGTGATGGCAGCAGGGCTGCTACTGGTGGCTCCGGTGCTATCGGCTACCGCCTGCTCCACCTGTGGGATGAGGGCGGGATAGCCTTTAGCAAAGGCGGCAAAGAAGGCGGCAGCCAGCACGGTGACGAAGTTTTGCCAGTTGATGAGCGTGCCGTTTGCCGAGAGGTAATGCTCGGCGGCAGCAAGGAGCGCAATCACGATGCTGATTGCCAGGCTTTCCAGCGTATGCAGCACGACCGCCCAGCTGCGGGTCACGTGAATGTTGAAGAGTCTAGCCATTGCTTCCTCCTGTGGATGGTGATGAAGACGGTACAGGCGCACTTACCCGCGCAAGGGCCGCCTGTAACTGTGCGCTTGCGCCGCTCACATCGCGCACAAATGCCTGGTAGGTGGCCGTGTCGGGCTGCTGCTCTAGCGCCGCTTTCTCGCTAGCCAGTTGTGCGTAGTTGGCCTGAAGCGTGGCATTTGCAGATTGCGCGGCCTGCAACTGTGCGCTGGCGGCGGTGAGTTGGCTTTGCAGTGCGCTATTCTGCGTCTCTAATTGCCCGTTTTGAGCTTTGAGAGCGTCTGCATCGCTACTCAACTGCTTATTGATGTTGGTCAGGGAGATGACTTGCGCCTGTGCGTCAAAGAGGGGGTCAATGTGGGCAAGGTAGCAGTCCCCGACCGTACCGGTGGGATTGTCCATCTGCCTGCGTGGATCGAAGACGACCACGCCGCGTTCGAAGCGTTGATAGGCCACGTCCTGCTTGCCGGGGAGATACGCCTCGGCGCTTACCGGCAGGCCGAGGATGGAGAGACCGGCATAGTGGCCCTGCGCGTGCGTCGGGTCAAGGGCGCGGTAGAAGGCCAGGATGCCGTGCGAGACGTGAAAGGCGTAGTGCTTCGGGTTTTTCGGGTCAATGATTTTGCAGTACCACACGTCGGGGGCTTCCTCGGTGAAGTAATTGAGGGCCTGGGCAAGGCTCAGGGTAGTGGGTGCGGTGCTTGTCGTCACAAGGGGTATTCCTCCTTCTTCTAGCAGGGCAATGTTGGCATCTGTGCTACCGACCCCCGGCGTGTTGTACCTATCTGTGAATTGCCAGTAGGCGTAGCTTTTCCAGGGGAAGGGCGCAGGCGGGCGCACGTTGGGGTTGTTGTTCCATGCAGCAAGCCAGAGCGGATATGTGCCGAGTGCGCTCTCTTGCAGGCGGGCGGTGATGTAGGCGGAACTGGCATAGATGCCGGGGAGCCTGCCGTAGTGGGCGGCTATGGCTTCTAGCCAGGCAAGCGCCCATGCAGCGGTGGCCTGCGGAGCCGAAACTTCATAGTCGAGTATAATGAGATCATGCGCGCCGATAGCCCCTCCGATAGCGCGGGCGGCAAATGCTGCCTCTCGTGCTGGGGTGTTGCCAGAAATGTCGGGTCGGGCAAAGTGATAATGGAGAATGGAGGTGATGCCTGCCGCCCGTGCGCCTTGTAGGTAGCCGTGATAGTGCGGGTCAACGATGCCCGCCCCTTCTGAGGCTTTGAGGGCAACAAGGCTCAGTGCGCTGCCGTTTTCTGACCATGCTTTGTATTGGCCCCATGAGACGGCTTGCGGGGGCGTATTCCATCCACTGAGGTCTGCGAAACGTGCGGTCATGCTTCCACCCTCTCCTCTTCCATCTCTTCATCCAGAAAGACGGGATAGCGTTTGGCAACCAGATCACCCTCTTCGCCAGAAAGATAGCGTTGCACGCGCTCTACCGCCGTTGCCCATCCTTCTTTGCGATGCTGGCTACAGGAGCGGCAAACGGGAACCACGTTGCCCTGTATGACGCCCTGCACGTGATGCATGGTTTCTAGTCGCTCAAAGGGGCGTACCAGGCAAAAGGCACAGGAGCCGGAGAAATCTGAGAGGATAGCAAGCCACTCTGGCAGGGTAAGTTTTGCCGGAAGCTTTGCGCGGCGGGCAGCGGAGAGGGCTGTTTCCAGCCGGTCAAATTCCCTGAGTGCGTCTTTTGAGATGCAGTGCTGGCAGAGACCATAAGACGTGCTGGCTTCAAAGGCCAGAAAGCAAAGGGCGCAGATAGAGAGAGATTTACTCATGGACGGGCCTCCATTGCTTCTACCCATGTAAGAAACTGCTGTATCGGCTCCCCTAATACCGTCTCATCCCTGTAATGCCATTGTCGGATTGCATTGCCAACCGCCTCATACTTTGCCCAATCTACTGCCAGAAAGATGCTCCATGAACCATCAGTATCTTGCGCCTTTTTCTCCCAGACACCGGACTGCTGAGTAGCAAAGGCTTTGTAGGCATAGGGAATAAGTTCATGGGTATAGGCAATTGCCACTGAAAGCAAATTCCCTGTCCGCGCCTTTGTGATATATGCCTGTACCGTGATATGAGGATACAAATAGCCCTCATGACGGTGTTGCAGTTGCCAGAGACGTTTCTTGAGTTCCGTATCCGTTCCACTGCTACGAGACTTGCGAATCGTAAACGTCCCCCAATCCTTCTCCCCCCACTGTATCCGTGAAGCAATGCCGCGCATCACGCCCCGTTCAGGGCGTTTCTGAAACCCGTCAATGCCAGCCAGGATGTCTAAGTCCTGAGCAAGAGAAATGTCAGCTTTTGTCTCGACAGGGCAATATTCACCGCCGCCACACCATGAGGAGATGGCAGGCCAGACAAGGCGTTGCATATCAAAGGCACTATCGCCGAGGTTACGCACCCGAATTTCCCGCATACCCCACCTCACATCCCCGCACCTGCGCTATCTCCAACATTTCCCGCGAAATATCACACCCCCGTGCTACCCGTCCTAAGCGATGGGCAGCAAGCACAAATGTCCCTGTTCCGGCAAAGCAGTCAAGAACCGTATCCCCTGGCTTTGTGCTATGCTGAATGAGGCGTCTTGCCAGTTCATCAGGCTTTTGCCATGTATGGTATCTATCGCCCAAACGTCCATCAGGGGCATTGATCTCCTGTACGGAAAACTGCTCATTCATCAGAGGGCAATCCAGACGGGGCGCGTTCAGACCAATATAGTACAGGATTGCCTGCCAGTTCTGCTTATATGTATTGACAGGAGAAGGGCCAAGTGTATTTTTATATGTCCATACCAGCACTTGCAATAAACGCAAGTGAGCAGGCACAGGCACATTCAAGTATGCTCGCAACTCATGGGGATATGCGCCTATACAGACATACGCCCTCCCTGATGTCTTAACCTTAGATAGGGCAAGAGGAAGCCAGTCATGAGCAAAGGTATCAACATCCTCAATATCTGTTGAATAGGGAGGGTCAGTGATGAGCAAATCACACGGTGACTGCTGTGGAAGCCACGCCTTCCATGATGCATGAGCAAGTACAGGCTTAGATGGGGATACCTGCGCCTGTGCATCTCTCTCTGTCATCTTGATATCAAGAATAGCCGCCTTTGCCGTTTTCGCTTTGCCCGATGCTACTCTATTGACTACTTCACGACGTTGCAGTTCTGGCAACTTTGCAACAACCTTTGCTTCTGGGATAGTAAGCGTGCCGCTCAGTACAGGCTCTTTCAGTTCAGGAGCCTGCTCTACAATTTTCTTTGCCTCTTTGACATAGGTACCACTTGCGCCAACCATAGCACCTGCCTGGTTTGCTGCTTTTGTTTGTACAACGGGCATCTGATGCGAAACCTGGGACAATATTGTCCCAGGTTTCGCATCAGATGCATTTTTTGCCCTTATCATTTCAATCTTTGATGGTCTCCCACCAGTTCTATTTTCAGCTTCCCTTGCCAACTGCTGCTCTATCTCAAGAGCAGACATGGCCTTTTGACTGCTAGTAAGGTGCCGCCTCTCAAGATTAAGGTCAACCACGAACAGCACAAGTGAACCATTCCCGCTCCATTCCCGATAGCGCGGCTCAATGCCCGCATCTAAACAGGCTTTATAGCGGTTACGACCATCTATGATCTTGTCTTGATACGTCCATATCGGCTCACGAAGTCCATTCATCTTGATACTCACAACAAGACGCTGGTACTCTTCATCTCCCATCATCGGAAAGATGTTTGCAACCTCATGAAATTCTCTACAAGTTGGCGCTACAGTAACCGTCATCCCCCTGTTTCCTTCTCTTCTTGCTTGTACTGTGCTGCCGCATACTCCCGCAGCATCACGCCCTTCCATGCCTGATATAAGCCCATCTCCAGCGGATGTACTTTGGGCAAGAGCAGGGCGTCCAACAGTTGCTCATAGGTGAGACTTTCCACATGGCCCTCCGGCGGCGTGATCTTCCCGAACTCCGGGCTATTCACGGTGATAGCCTCTTCCGAAGGAGGTGTCGTTTTCACCTCACCTGTGCGCCGTTTTGCCATTTCTTCCTCATCTCACCTCATCACACATACACAAGAACGGGAGCGCGGGCGGCGGGCCTGTCGTTGGCGAAGCCTGGTACCAAATGGGGTTGGGTATAGGAGAAAATCGGACTTGTCCACATCATCACACGTGCCACCGCCCACGTCCTTCTCTCCAGTATAGCACATCCCCCGCCCGCTTACCGTAGCAGCATCACCAGCAGATACGCCGCCAGTAGCACACTCACCACAATTGCTACATACTCCCGCACCCGTGCCACCATGCCCTCACGCTCCCTTTCTTGCTCAGTGGAACAGGCGGCATAGCCTGAAGGAGAGGCAAGCCATGCCGCGCCGCCAACGTACTCACCACCACCAGGGCCACCGCCACACCCAATTGAGTACGTCTGCCTGTGTGACGATGCCCGTTATCCTATCGCTTGCCCGCCAGCACTTTCGCCCGCTCTCCATAGGCCCGCGCAAGCTTCCTGTCAGGGGACGGCGCGGGTGGCACGCCTGCGTACTGACACTCGGCATGAGCCTCCAGAAATGCGCGCCGCTTCCTGTCCTGCGACTGTTCATGCAGGGCAAAGGTGAGTGTTGCCCCGCAAAAACAGCGCACGCCGTCAGGGTAGCCCATACGCGCCACAACGGTAAAATGTGGCGGGAGGCTACCACGTTTCTGTATCATCATCGTCTCCCTTCTCTCATGCACACAAAAAGGCACGAATGACCGATAGTAGTCATTCGTGCCTGCATTACCCGCAATGGGTGCTATCAGCACAGAAGAGAAAAATGTCCGGGTGCCGTGATGCAACGTGAACCCGCCTCAAGGCCCGGACTCCCCAACGGGTTTAGCTCCATCACTGCGGTCATTTGCTACGCCGGTTTCTTCGGCTTGTTGAACTTGCGATAGTTATATTCTATCGACGGGTTATGTCCATGCTGCAAACGGAAACTGATATAGGCCTCTGCCATCTTGCGCGCCAGTTCCCGAAAGGAGAAGAGTTCTCGCAGCATGTCCTTTGCCTCCTCATCCCTATCCAACTGGCATGCAAGTTCCAACGTATCTTTGCTGATACGCACGGCTGGCAGGTTCCCATTGGTGTCTTGACACGTCGGCATCGGCATTCCCCACAGAAAAGACGCTTCTCTCAAGAGAATGATACCATGAGCAGGGTATTCTAGCAAGAGCGCGGCTTGCCCCGCGCGTCCCGTTCCTTTGCCGCCCGCTTTGCCTGCACGGCGAGCCGTCTTGAGGAACGCTGTTTCGGCAGATGGCAGACCCTTCTATAGCGGGCATAGAGGCGGTAATACCGTTTCTTGCCGATGAGCCACTTCATCGTTTCGGGCGGGTAGATGAGCAAGAGGGCCTTTGCCTGCACGTCTGAGAGGTGACGGCCCCATGCCTGCATAGCACGCCCGCATTGGCGAATAGCAGCAAGCAACTCCTGAAAACGTGGCTGTGCCGCCTGCATTGCCTCGGCAAAGGGAAGATCAGGCATTACGCTTGCTCCTCAACTGGCTCCCATCCCTGCTCTATCGGGAATTGCCGCACCGCTAACCACTCATACAGTTCGTCCCTGCTCATGTTCAGGCTGATATAGTGCGCCTCCTGTGCAACTACCGGCGCGCCCATGCCCTTGCCTGCTTCCCGGTGCGGATACGTCACGGCAAAGACGGCCACCTGGTAGGTCTGTCCACCCTGTGTCACCAGCACGTGATAGCGTTTGACGGGAAAGAGGACGAGCAAGCCCGTCACATAATCCCACGTCTCTGCCTGCTGCTTGCTGGAGAGGGTGAGGGCGCGTTCCAGCCCTATACTCATGCCTGCTCTCCTTGCGGCTTTGTGCGCGCCGCCTTCTTTGCCAGATTACGCGCGTAGCACTCCCCGCAAAAATAGATGGTCACACCGCAGAGGCCGGCAAACGCGCCACTCATGCGGTACTGAAGTTCTGCCTCTGCTGTACAGTCCGTAGTCGCGCACTGCCGCAAGAGGCGGGTTTGCAGGTCAATGACGGGTGCCTGTGCGGCAGGGGACTGCTCCCGCCTGCTCAGAAAGGGTAATCGCATACATGCCTCCCTGAAAGTGGTATTTCTTCATACAACGAACGGGGAGGCGCGGGTAGCACGCTGAATGCTTGTGTAACTTTATGGATGAGTTACAATCTGATGTAATCAACGGCATTATCATCAAGATTCAGTTTGCGCTTCTGATAGCGTTCCGTCGTGCGCGGGTCTTCATGTCCGGCGGCATACTGTACCTGCATGAGACTTGCCCCCTCTTCCAGTGCCAGTGTAATAAAAGTTGCACGCAGGGCATGAGGGCTGAGGTGCAGGATGCCGATCTTTGCCCCGTAGTGCTTTACTAACCGCTCAATAAACTTGTCGCTTATCTGCGCCCCTGTCGGTTTCCCCCAGCGGTCATAGCCGGTAAACAGTGGACTCGATAGGGGTGCGTCCTGTCTGCCTGCCGCCACAAGATATGCAGTAATGGCCCGATGGACGATCACAGGGAGTTTCACGATGCGCCGCTTGTTGCCCTTGCCGTGCTGAATACTCAGGACGTGATACCCCTGCTCTATTGTCATATCCCCAATGTGTAACCCCGCGCACTCAGTACGCCGGATGCCGGTGTAGAGGAGCAGGGTCACAACAGCATAGGCCAGTACCCCGCGCTCATGGGTCATGTCAATAGCGGCAAGTAACGCCCGCGCCTGTGCTTTCTCAAGGGCAATGTAGGGCGTCTCATTGGCAACCTTGAAGCCCTTGACCCCCACAAACGGATTTTTCTCCCGCTTGCCTGCCTTGATCTGCTCCTCAAGAAGTCTTCGCGCAACAGAGAGCATACGCTTTGCGGTAGCAGGTTCATATCTTTCCGAGAGGTATGCACGATAGGCAACGGCATCTGAGTACAGGAGAGACGCAGGAGAGAGATCACATTCCAGCAACCAGAGGGCAAACACTTTTGCGTCATGCTCATAAATGCGTTTAGAGCGTTTGCTCAGTTGCCCCGTCGCATCTTGAAGAGACTGTGAGAAATCAAGCATTGTTGGAAGATTGCTCATGACGTACCCTCTCTATTCCGTCTGACACTCGTTTGAGCAGGTCTGGATGATGCCTCCCTTTTACCACATTGCATTCTCTACAGGCAGGAACGCAGTTATCCTGTGTTGTCCCTTTTGTTCCATGATGGAGAGGGACGATATGCTCTAACTCCTCATAAGGCTCACCACAATAGGCACAGCAATAGCGATACTTCTCAAGAGTTGCCAGCCATTCTGAAAGCAGCAGGGTTGCTGGTAAGAGACGTTCCCGCGCACGGGCATTCGCCAACTGGACAATACGCGCCTCACGTTTATAGCGAGTACGCAATGCCTCTTCCCGTTGATGCATTTCTATGATACGCTGCCCCGCCTCGATGACCTTCATCAATCCATCGAGAAACTGAAAGAATCGCTCAGACTCAAAGAACTGCTTGATTTTCTCTCGCATCTTTTTTACCCTCTCCTGTCTGTAAACGCAAATTTACGGACGCTACATCGATCTATTTTTACTCATCGATACGCCTGTGTCAAGCCCCTCTATACAACAATCTCGCTGCGCCTCTCTCACCCTCTCACCCGCAACCCCTTCTGCAAATGCAGCGACCTGTGCCAGCAATGCCTCTCTCTCCCCGCTGTTGTCGATAACCGTGCAGGGAACCGTTGCGGGCGGGGTCTGCACGCGGTAGTAGCCGGTGAGGATGTCCTGTGGGATGAGGTGACCGCCGCGTGCGGCGCGTTCTGTGCAGCGTGCCGTACAGCAGGCAAGGGGCGCATCCACAAAGAGGGGATGGAGCGATGCGGCAAAGGCAGGCGAGAAGCAGGAGAGCGCCGCGTCATAGTCGGCGTGGGCAATTTCGAGGAGCAGGTGAGAGGCATGGAATACTGCCAGGCGCGCCGTTGCCATTTGTTCCAGGCGGAGGAGGCAGGCGGGGTAGATCGCGTAGTCCATCACGCGAAAGCCGCCGGTGACCGGCTCCCACCAGTCAGCAGACTCGTAATGCATTTGTTCAAGGGCGGCATACTCACAGAGATGCAGGCTCTCCCCGGCAAGCATCCCCTGCAAGAGCGCGGCAATGGTAGACTTGCCGGAGCCGGGGCGACCCATGATGAGGATGTTCATGGCTGTTTGCCCCGGCTTTCCCGCTCCTGCTGTTTGCGCAAAACGATATACTCCGCAAATGCTACCCATCGTTCCAGGATAGCTTCCCATTCTTTCTTACGGGCATAGCGTTCCCGTCGTTTTCTCTTGCGTTCCTCTTTTGTTTGCATGAATTATCCTTTCATGAACCTGTTTAGTTATTCGCCTCCGGTATGGGTAATGGCCCCACATGCCCCGCAGGGAACGTACAGGCGATGCCACTCCCGACACGCAAAACAGAGCAGCACGCCCTCATACAAGGCAAGGCACTCCTCACAAAAGCGATGCCCGCAATGGGCGCAGGCGCGTATCTCTCCTGGGCTACCAAAAATCAGGCAGTTGTGGCAACCGAGTGCCAGGATATACTTCTTTGGCATCATGCTTCCTCCTCTACTACCAGTCGGTAGCGACATGCCAGATCGGGCAACTCCTCTATCAGCCCCTTGCGCTGCAACTCTTCCAGCGCGGCGTCATAGACCGTGCCAGGTATCCTTGTATGGAACTCAGTGCGGGAGACGCCGAGGGCATCTGCCATGTCCCAATCCGCCAGATACGCCGCCTTTGTGATGAGTAGGATACGCAAGATATCCCAGGCTAGTTTGCTCATGCCTGCTTCTCCTTCTCTGCCGCCTCACTGAGCAGAGAGACCACAAAGCCCAGGTTATTGCAGCAGATGCAGGCCACTTCCCGCGCATCCAGCGCCGCCTGCACGGCTGCAAGATTTTCGCTCTGGTCATCGACAAACAGCACCTCATCCACTGCTGCATGCCCGTCAAGGTACTTTAACACCTCTTCTGTTTTGAGAACAGGTGACTTGCGATAATCCCCGTCCTTGCGCATCAGGAGCGTATGCCACTGTACACCCGCGTCAATGAGGCATGCTCTTGTGGCCTGCCGCAGTTGCTCAGGGCGTCCTGTCAGCAGCACGATCTGATAGCCCAGATGATGCATGAGGCGGGAAAGGGCCTGTGCAGCACCGTCTATAGGGCTATCCAGTGCAAGCAGGGCGGGGTCAAGGAATATCTTCCAGTTGACTGAGGCATCAGGCTTGCGGGCGCGCTCAAGACGAGCAAATATGTCACAAATCACGCCGTCAATGTCAATGAAACAGACCTTCGTCAAGACGGTGCTCCTTCTCTCTTTGCAAACGGTTGCCATGTCTCTAGCAGGATGCGCAACTCCTGCGGGATGTGGTCATAGGCTACTGAACCGTCAAAGTCATAGGCCACGATGCCGACATCCTTCACAAAGCCGTTCACGGCATGATGGTTCGGGTTGATGGCATCAATACGCACCTCATGGCCGTTCTGGGTGCGGTAGATGCCAGGACGTAAAACGTTCATGTTTCTCCTTCTCTCTCACAGACAAGGGCAGCATCTCCTACCCCTGTCTCATCCTACTTCACTACTGCCGCCTGTTCTCACGCCTGCTCTGCCGCGTACTCCGCAATGGCTAACTCGACCATATGCACCTCATCGGGGCTAAAGGAGGAGGCGACGGCTGATGCCAGAATGGGGCGATCTAAGACTTCCCCGGCTTTCTCCGCAAAGGACTCCGCCGTATTCTTACACCAGCCTGCCTTCACGCCCTTGTTGAAGATGCGCAATACGTCCTCACGGGAGGCGGGAGCCTCTGTTGGCTGTACCGGTGAGGGCGCAGGCTCACTCGCTTTGCTGGCGCGGTACTCTTGTGTCAGTTGTCCGATGAGGTCTTTTGCCTGAACATAGGTGAGGGCGTTCAGGTTCTCCGGTTCCGGCTTGCCGAGCCGCTCACAGAGCTTCAGGATACTTGTCTTCTGTTGCTCTGTTGCATCAACCGGCTCAGGCTTTTCAGGAGTAGGCTGTGGGCGGGATGCAGGGGTGACAGTAGACTCAACGACCGGCCCCGTTGGCACGGGGTTATCTGCCTGCTCCATCTCTTCCTGTGTATAGACGCCTGCCATTTCCGCAGGGAAGGCGCGGCGCAGGGCCAGGGCCTCACAGACCTTTGCCAGCATGAGGTCGGGCATCTTTGCCCATAACCCCTGCGGTTGCCCGTCTTTCTTGCGCACCACGTAACTCTCGTACTTGGCAACGGCATAGAGGGGCTGCGCAAAGTCACGACGCAGCACCCCCACACGGGCGGCGGCAGGCGGTGCGCTTTCCAGCCAGACATCGAGCCAGATGCCGTCTCTGCCGCACCACTGCGGCCCGATTTGCCCCGCGTACTTGCCAGAGCGTTCTGCGAGCAGACGATAGCCGTCTATAGACGTTTGCACCGACATCTTCGTGCCGCCAACTGCGCTGTCATAGCGGGAAATGGCATAGATTTGCCGCGAAATGGGGTCAAGGCCCGTGCGCTTGCAAATCTCGATAAAGAGCAGAAATTCATCATTGGTCACCGTGGGCGCAATCGTCTTGCGAATGAGCGTCAACTGCTCCTGGGTAAAGGGATTACTACTACGAGTCATGACCGCCTGATTTGCCATGTACTATACCTCTTCTTTCTCTTCAAGTCTTGCCCATTCTGGGCGTCCGTCAAGTCTGCCGCGCACTTCTACTTCAATCGGCTCGCTACTAACTACCCGTCCATAGCGCCGGTCAGTCTCCCGTCCCAGATAGTGCGCAAATTTCAGGGTGAGAGCGATCTGCTTTGCCGTTGTCATGCTAACCCCTTCCAGCACCACATAATGCACGGGCCACTCTTGCAAGTAGGTCGCCCGCACGCCGTAGGTATGCAGGAGCGCGGCGGTGAGAATCTGCGTCTCCTCAAACCGGAAGGGATACGGATTGCGTATCCAGATGGTCACATTCATGATACTTCTCCTACTGCCTCCGCAATCAGGCGCAACTCATACGCCTCATCCTTGCGCTTTGCCCCGCCTGCACGCCAGCCATACTTTGCCAACGCAGCACGCTCTGCCTTATCGGGGTCAATGGCATGGGCGGCAAGCCAGTGCAGGGCTACCGGATACGTCTCATCCTTGCCCTCTGCCGCATCAATACAGGCGGCGTAGTACAACACATCCGCCGCCTCATGCAGCACGTGCAAGGGCGTCTTCGTAACCCCTGCTTCCAGCAACTCTTCCTGCTCATGGCGGTACTTTGTGAGCAGGATATGCAGGGGTTGCAAGCCGTCTACCAGGTCAGTATAGCCCCGGTAGACGGCAATCTGGCGGGCGTAGGTGACGAGGGTTTCTTGTGTATTCATCATGTCCTTTCTGAGAGCAGATCACATCTGCTCCCACATGTGACTATGCCTCATGCTTCTCATGACAGCGGCGCGTCCTTCCCACGACCATCGCAGAGGGCGGCTGCTGAATATGGCGGGCATAACTTGCAGGCGTGTAGCCAGGATAGGGTATCAATCGCTGCGCATGGCCGCAATTGAGCGAGACAATCACGGCGCTCTCATCATGGGTAATGCTCGTCACCTTTGCCATTTTATAGCCTTTATGGTCGGTGTTCCCCGGATTTGCCATTACTATGCTCCCTTCTCTTGAGATTGCAAGGCCACGTGAATATTTGCCAGCGCCAGCATGATCTGGCGGTAGTACCCCTCGTCAATGCGCCCCGCTTCCAGCCCTCGTTGCAGGTAGAACTCGATTTTGTACCGCAACCGCTCCAATTCCTGACAGGCTTCTACCAACGCGGGCGCGCTGAGAAAGGCAGGGAGCAAATCACTATTATCCTCATAGACCAGCGCCGCCACATCGATGCCCTTTGGAGTGTCGCGCATAATGGCGCGGGCGGGTGCGCTATTCAATTCAGAGGGCTTGTAGGTTTCACCCACCCACAGCAACGGGGAAACCTCATGTACCTCATGCTCTTTGCCGATGAACCGACGCCCCTTGTAGGCAAAAGTGACGGGGAAATCACCCGTCTCAAAGGCACTTTTGCAGGAATTGCACACTTTGATAACGGGAAAGCCCCGATAATGCGAACCGAGCAACGTATAGCAATCGGGCTTCTCATCCGGCCCGAAGGGCTGCCATGCCCACGCCGCCTCTTGCTCTTTACATGCCTGACATTTCACGTTGTTTCTCTCCTTCTCTCTTGAGGAACTACTTCACACAGCCCCTCATACTATTCTACCATTCTTTATTGCCCGCTTGCTTGCGGAACCTTACCACACCTTTTTCTGTACATGAGAGGGCATGATGTAGGCAACCGTATTGCCCTTGCCCATTGACACCCGCACCGGACACTCCCCGACCGACTTATCCCGGTAGTCGATACTCTCAAACAGGAAATTGCTGAGTAGCGAGGCGCAGTCCGCAAACACGTCGAGGTACGCCTGTTCCACGTACACACTGGCCTCATCCTCTGCAACGAGCAGGCGGGCATTTTTGCCGCTATCCATCTCCCGCTTGTCATTGCTGACAGAGAGGCGGGCGAGTGCGGGCAAGGCTTCCAGTTTCGCCCACTGCTCCTGCGTCTCGGTGACCAGACGGGGAATGTCGGTCATGGGATACCGGCGCAAGAGGTCATCCGTTTTGAAGGTGCGGTAGAGGGCGGCAGGTACTGCCACGAACAGCACCTCCTCATGATAGCCGGAAGGGATGATGCGCACAAAGCGACTGGCCTTGAGCATGGCAAAAAGGGCCTTTTCACGGATGCCGAACATATTGGCGCGGACGGTCGTAGTCAACTATTTTCTCCTCTCTTAATAGCCGCGACGCCCGCGACCATACATCATTTTCGTATTTGCGGCCCGCTGCGCGCGGTGTAGGCACGAGCTGCACAGCCAGCGCGGGAATGCCTTTGACCCGGCATTGATGAGTCCTTTCCGGCTCCGGCGTCGGCATTTCTCACAGCACTCCGGCGCAACCGGCTCAGGGATATCCTCGTCAGATGTATACGGGCCACTGAATGGCCCTACGTCCTCTGGCATGGCCTGCTCCTTCCTACAATTGCCGCCCATAAAAGAGATTCTCTCCCTCAAAATCAGTCAGCAGACCCGCCGCTAGCGGGAGATTGATGCACTCCTGAAAAAGCGCATCATCTCGATGGCAGGGACAGGCAAGATCGCTACAGAATGGGCGGGACTCGCTGTGCAGCGGCGCATCCCCGTCCTCATAGGGGATGAACCAGACTACAGGGGACATATCCATTACAGCACCTCCCGTCGCGTGCAAATGTAAAGACGGCCATCCCTGACCGTCACGGCGTGACACGCGCTACACTCCTCTGCATTGCCGGTACTCTGGTAGGTGTAGGTGTAGAGGACGGTCACGAGCCATACCGGCTGGCTGACTTCCTCCAGACGCTCTACGCGCTGGACTGAGTGATTGCCGGTGCGCCGTATATTACGTACCAGCGCGAGGACATATGCCTCAATGTCGGCGCGGGAAAACTCTTCCATGACTTTCTCCTCTCAGAAACTATTGACCATTCAGATCGGCTTGATATTGCGCCTCTTCCGCTTGCCAGCGCGCAAGGTACTGCTCTAGCGAGAGCAAACGGATATGACCGGTGCTGGACACATCAATGCCGTGCTTGCGGCAAAAACCAACGGTCAGGCGCGTGGGAAAACTGCGCGCCCGCCAGAGATACTTTTCCGCCGCTTCCTTATCCAGCCAGGATGCAGGGGAATACGGATGCGCCTCCATCGCCAGCCTCAATTTCTTCTCTGCCATTTCAATACACCTCTCACTAAAACGGCGGCTCTCCGATCTCCTCATCAGAGAGACCATCACTCCAACAACTACAAAACGGCGGATCGGGCTTGCACACGGCCTCTGACCAGCCACAAGCAGAACACCGCTCTTCCGCATCGATATCGAACGCCCATCCGCACTGCGGGCAGCGCCCTTGCCCTGTGCAAGCCCAGCACTTTATGGGCGGCTCATCGAAGTGGACGCTGTCTTCCAGCCCACTCATGTGGCAGAACTTGCAGCATGTCACGCCGTAGCGCGCCTCCCATGCCTCATAGACCGCTTCCTGAGCCGTCATTTGCGCGTCACATTCGGGCGTGTGCAGGCGAATGGGAAGCAGGCCAGCATGAAACTCATCCTCGATATGGGCAGGGAGGTCATCCACATGAAATCTATCCATCACCTCACCTCCCCCTACGCGCCATAGCACCGATAGCAATAGCCAGAGCGCGAGAGCTTCCCGCAGGACTGGCAGTACACCGGTTCGTCCTCAAAAGACTCCCGCCCCTCTTTGAAGCGGGAGATGTAGGACGGCACGCTCATGAACTCTTCCCATGCCGCCTGTAGGGCCATCTCCTCGGCGCGGGCATCATAGGCCGCGTCAAGGGCGGCATGAATGCCATCCTGCATGGACACATACATCTCTGTGAGCGCGGCGGTAATGCTTACTTGCCCCGTGCGATGTGCCAAACTGGAAGCGGCGGGGGTCACTTCCAATTGGCGCATCTGCTCCGCCGTATAGTAGGAGACACCGCCGATTATCATCGGCGGCTCGTCATAGGGGGCGGGCAGACCGGCGGCTTTTGTTGCCTGCGCGGCGGTAAGGAAGCGCAGGGGGTCATGGTTGAAGGTGGAAGCGTGACGGGCCAGAATAGCTTCTGGCTGGTACTGCACGCGCTCTTTGCAGACCTCTGCTATGGCGCGGCAATGCTTACAGGACTTGACTGAGGGGCAATTGCACTCCCATGCAAGGGAGGCATCATTCCAGCGCACGATATAGGAGTCTGCTACCGTATCGCTATTCACGCGGTAGAAAACCTCACCTGCCGTGATGGTGATGCCCTTCTCCGTGAAGGAGCGGCGGGCGGTAGAGCGGAAAATAGCCGCTGATTGAATTTCGGCTGGCTTGCGAACTTGCGTCTTCATGGTCTAGGAAGCCTTTCTTGTTCATGGTCAGTATCCATCTGACACTTCTTATTGTAGCATGAAAACAAACAGTTGTCAATAGTTTTTTACAGTTTTCTGTCTTGACAAAGAAAATTCCTATGTGTTATAAACTGTTATAGACATTTTGCGAAAGAGGTGAGACATGGAAGACAGGGCAGATTACATTTCAATGGAAGAGGCAGCAAACCAACTAGGAGTAAAGCGGGTGACGCTCTACTACTACATCAGAACCTTAGAACTTGAACCCAAAAAGTTCCCACTGGATAAGCGCAAGTATCTGAAAGTGAGTGATGTTGAGTATATCAAGTCACTCAAACATGCGGCAACAGAGGGAAAACAGAAAAAGGATGAAGATGCAGCATAGCTGGAACACGCGCTCTCTGGCTTCCTAGACCAATTAGCAGCGCGTGTTCCCACATTGAGCGCCTTTATTATAGCACACAAGTAAGTACCGTAGTATGGAAGAGACACAAGAATCATCATTTCCAGGATTTTATTATCCTGAAGACGACTACTTCACCCGTATCACCAATGACTGCTATATTGAGTTCGCAAAGATTGACAACATTGCTGAACTGAAAATCATTCTCTATATCGCCCGTCACACGTGGGGATTTCAAGAGTATGATAAATGGAAAGAGATTTCTGTAGATGAGTTCATGTATGGGAGATATTCAGGTGATGAACGCTTGGATGATGGTACAAGACTCAGTGAGCAGTCAGTACGCAATGGACTCAGCAAAGCAATCAAACATGGTTATGTACTGGAGAAAGTGATTGCTCGTGATCGGGCCAGAATTCGCAAGTTTTACAAGCTCAAAATGTACCCTCGCAAGCAGTAGGTCTAAAGTTTGTGCCTATCACCATAAAGTTTATACCTATTTCCCTAAAGCTTAGGGAGAATGTTATAGCTTTTAGACCTCGTACTATAGGAGAAACCTTTAAGAGAAACTTGTTGGAGAAACTGTAGGGAGAGACGTGTTCAATTTTTCTGAAAAATTGAACACTGCACACACTATGCACATGATACGAAAAGCCTCTCTTTCTGACCTTGATGCCATTAAGCATATCGCTGACACAAACAAAGATACCATCGGCTTTGTGATGCGCCCCGCGCTCCAGATGGCGCTAGCAAAGCACTGGCTCCTTGTAGCAGAGCAGGAAGGGCGGATCATTGGTTTCTGCAATTATCGCCACTGCCGCAATGGACAAACCACGATTTATGAACTCTGCGTCTCTGAACAGTACCGGAGACAAGGAATAGGGCGCGCCCTGGTTGAAGCAGTAGCAGGGGAATGTGTATCCTATATCCAGTTAAAAGCGGTGGCTACAATCTTAGCAAATGACTTCTATAAGCATCTTGGTTTCGTCCTTGTAGGGCAAGAGCAGGGACGAAAACGCCCGTTGAATGTATGGAGATACTATGCTCAACCTGATTTACTGTGCTGGTGGGAACCCCCTTCTCGTTGATATTGCCTGTGAAGAGGGCTGGCTACTCGGAATCCGTTCTGATGCCTCCCCCATGCGATACCCGCCCATCTTTATTGATATTGACTACAAGCACCCCGACTTTGAAAAGCATCTTGCACTAGTCGCTCACTATCATCCGCAATATGCAACCGTCCCCGACCTCTCTGAGCAGGAAGTAAGCAGGCAGGACGTAGAGCGAGCTATAGCACAGGCAGAGCAATTACAGGCGTATTGTGAAACGGTACTCATCATTCCCAAGCTCTCAGGACAGATAGCCCTGCTCCCTGAATATATCGCCATCGGGTATAGCGTCCCTTCCCGCTACGGGGGCGCACAATACCCATTATGGGAACTGGCGGGGCGGCGTATTCACCTGCTCGGCGGCTCTCCGCGCAAGCAATTTCAGGCATACCTGCACCTCTCGGCCATAGCAGAGGTGATGAGTGCAGATGCAAACTATCATCAGGCGCAGGCTATCAACTATGCGATGTACTGGCAGCGTGACCAGTGGCATTACCATCCCCGCAAGGGAGAGCCAGATGCAAGAGACCTCTATCCTGAATGCTTTCGCTGGTCATGCAGAAACCTGATGCAAGCATGGAAGAAACTCATTTGACATCCACCCCATGCATAAATGCAGGGGATTCCTGAGCCTCACGACTCAGGTTCCTGTTTCAGCGAGGCGCGCCCGACGAGCTTTCGCCCGTCCTGGTCTTACCGCCTCTCCGCAGGCATTGACGGCGAGTCCCGCCGCAAGAATATTGTTCGCGGCATTGATATCACGGTCATGGGAAGTCCCACATTCGGGACACGTCCAGTACCGGATATCCAGCGTTAAGGAGTCAAGGACATGCCCACAGGTATGACAACGCTTAGAAGAGGGATAGAAGCGATCAATCTTGATAAGGCCCGCAAGCGCATGCCCTCTGTCAGGGAGGTGCGGGAGAGCCTGCCCGCCGATATGCGGCATCTGGAAGTGGTTGACCGGCAGGACTTCATCTGCGTCCTCTTCCCGGCAGGCACATCTGCTGCTACCTGCCAGCGCGTGAGAGGCGCGCTACAGGCGGCAGGCTTTGAAACAGAATAACGTGAGGTGTTGCCCGCCGCGCTACATCCAGAGATGCGCCACATGGGTAGGTCTGGTGATGCGGGCGGGCATTGTGAGAGAAGGAGAGAGCATTATGTCCACTGCGATTCAGGTAGGAGATCGCGTCTCCTACGACGTGAACGGGACGCGCCGTGAGGGCTACGTGCTGCGCGAAAGCCCCGGTCAGTCCATCCCCGGAGACCCCGCGTTTCTGGTCTCCAATACCCACGAGGTCGGGCGCAAGTATGCTATCCGGGCCTCCCTGCTGACGAAAATCCCCGACTATGAAAGGGATGCGAGGCATCATGACGAGAAGAAGCGGCACTTCAGGCAGGACTGGTGACATGACTCACCCCGACCTTGCCCGCTATCACGCTCTGCTCACTGAGGCCCATGCCCTTGCACGCTCCCTCTTCTGGCGCGTCATGCTCACAGCAGAGACGGTAGATGCCATTGCAGAACGGCTGCGCGCTCTCCTTGTGGGGCGCGCCTTCATCATGAGAGACAGCGTACAGGTCTACCCGCGCAGCCGACTGAAGGGCATCACCATCGGGCGGTGTGAAGAGTTTGATGAGGCATGGGTAGACCTATTCGTGCAGATGGAGAACGGCCCGCGCTTCACGTTCTCTACCGCTGCCTACGGCATGTACAGCGCGCCCGTCTTCTGCTTCGGGTCGGAGTCCGTTACCATAGAGCGGGTCAAACTGGCGCGGCCTCCGTATGGCTACCCGCAGCGGATTGTGTTTGCTATCGAGGAAGAAGAACATCTATGAGGGGGCGACGAAAAGTTCATCGTGAAAAGGCGTCACCTGAAGCCTATCCCATCTTGCAACCTATCTACGGCGGACGCTGGCAGGCGCATGGAGACGGATGGGCGGTAGATGGGGATAGCAAGGAAGAGGCAGTAGCAAACTACTGGAAGGCCGTTGCGCGGCATAAAGAAATCCTGGCACTGCCACCCTGGCATCACAATCCTGACAATCCTCATCATACCAAAGATTGATAGACAGAGGGGCGGGAAGTCAGCATCTTGACTTCCCGCCCCTCTGTCTTCCTCATCTCCACGTTTCTAGCACATCCTGTACCCGGCTCGCATCAGCATTCTTCACATCCAGCACTTCCAACCGCTCACTTCCCTGCCCCCTGAAGGTGAGTTTCTTCCTGCCGATGAAATAGAAGCTGCTGTCCATGCCAGTATAGGCCGACTTCACCAGGCTACGCCGCCCAATCAACTTGCCCTCATAGACAATAGCCACATCTGTGATCGTCAAATAGCCGCCAGAAACACGAATACGCAAAAGTTCCGTTGCCATTGATAGTCCTCCCTGCAAAGAAATATGAGAATAATCCCTGCATTGAAGTCTATCAATATTGTCAAGGTATTTTTGTTCTAATAGACACAACACCGCCCGTATCCAGAGCAAGATACGGGCGGTGTTGTGAATCGTCCGCTGGTTGTGCCTTATACATTATGCAGACACCCCTTCAGACCCACATGCCTGAAGGGTTCACAGGGCAAGTATAGTACGGTGCTATGGAAAGCAGGGCGGGATAGGAGAAGTGGGCTATCAGATGCGCACAACCGGTCAGGAAGCGCGCAAGTTTCCTGACCGGTTGTGGTGTTGATCGTCGTATCCCTGCTATTGAAGCCATTTCATTGCAGAGGCACATCCCCTGCACAGAGAGTATAGCACAAAACGCAGTTACGCGCATGGGTGGGGGATGCCCATGCGCGTAGTTGCTGTGCATAAACGAGGTACAGCCCTATCCTACCAGAGATGCACTCCACTGACAACCTCCCAGGACGATCAACTTGCACTTCTCCCATCCTCACTCATACAGACGCACAAAATTGCTCATGATAAAAATCTTTCCCATCCGTTTCCCACGCGACAAAGTACGTGCCATTCTTCCACCTCATCCATTGCAAAAGTCATGACTTTCGCGTATTGAGTGAACATGAACAAACTGTCATACTTCTCTATTGACACTCATGAATAGACTCTGCTACTCTTGAGAGAGGGGTACATCTATTCACCTATCCTACTAGCATCATGTGCATGCCGGTTGCGGTTTCTTTACTGGAAACGCGGGAGATGTTGCGATTTCTTCACCGCTCTGGCTATCCTGATGCGATCTCTGGCGCGCTATCTTTCCGGTAGAGGCTTCTCAGGCGTTTCTCAGCTTTGTATTGAGAGAATTGAATATGAGGCAGAGACTTGAAGAAAGAGAGAGCAGGTTGTAGTTTCTCCATCTACTTGCAATTGCAGAGAGATTTGCAGGAAAATAGAGAAAAGGCTTGACAAAGCAATGCCTGCATGGTATGCTTGCTTATGGATGTTTCGGAATGCTTAGGAAACATCAGGAACACTCAGAGGGAGAAACAGAATTTATGGGAGTGCTTATGGCAGAAGAGCGGGAATTGACGCTGACTCAGGTTGCCGCTCGTCTCGGCGTGACGGTTGAAACGGTGCGTCCTCTGCTACAAGACGGCACTATTCCGAGCAGGAAGCAGGGCAGGCAGTGGCGGGTGTTGGAATCGGATGTCGAACGGTACATAGAGGCGACCCGCAAGCGGGAACGCAGGCAGTAGAGGCGGGAGAAAGTAGCCGATCCCGAACCGCGAGAACAGTATCGGCTACCCAGGACGACTCCCTACTAAAGAAGCACCGATGCGTCCTCTCAGGGCATCATTGCGCCTTTTTAGCTAGCAGTAGTCTAGCATGAGCAAGGCCAAAAGTCAACAAAGCAGACGGAAGTTGACGCCTGTAGCCAGAAGTTGAAAGCTGCTGACGGATGAGGTACTATTTCAAGAAGTGACTGTGTATATTCAAGCGTAGAAAGAAGATGTTGATGCAGGAAGCAACGCAGCAGAATCCGTCACCGCAGCAGGATTGGCAACACACCTATCTGAACCTGAAAGAACTCTGTCAATATTTGCACGTCTCCCCCTCAACCGTTGAGCGCATGATGCGAGAGGGCCTGATACGAGGGTATCGTATCTACCGGCAAAACATCCTGTTTAAGCGCGCGGAGATTGATGAGTATATCGAGCATCACCCGATTGAGGAAGAGCGGCGCCTGGCCCGCCGTCCGCCGCTTTCACGGAAGACGAACCGCAACCAGAGCGTCCCGTAGGAATATCCCTGTAGTGCGGGAGATGGCTACAGGATGTAGCCAGCGCCAGAATGAGAGCGAGCAAATGCTATGCCGCTTGCGTTCGAGAGTGAGGGTGCCTGGGGGCAATGCCTCACCTATTTTCTGGCAAGTTGTCACAGCCCGGCCACGCGCCGGACATATCAAGTTGTGTTGAAACAGTTTTTTACGGGGGAAGTCATGCCGGATATGGTAAGTAAGCAGGACGTACTCGCATTCTTGCACAGGCCGCGCAGCGAGCGAGAAAGCATCATCGGGCCGCGCAAGATGCCGCGCCCGGCCAGCGCCTCGCTCTACAACCTGCGCCTGGCCGTCCTGCGCAAGTTCTACGCCTTTGCACGGGAGTACACCGTGACCGGCGAGGGCGGCGCGCCTGCCCCCCTCATGACACGTCCTTCCCCCTGCGCAGGGATTGCCTACCGGGAGACGCCGCGCAGGTATCGCTACATGAGCGAGGAAGAGGTGGTGCGCTTCTTTGCCGCCATCCCCGGTGACACGCTGGAAGGTCTGCGTGACCGCGCCATCTTCCTCTTCTACTTCTGGTCGGCGCGCCGCCGCTCAGAAATTGCCCGCCTCGTCTGGGGCGACATTGAGGCCAGCAGCGCCGTGCCGTCGGGCTACATCTATCATTTTGTGGGTAAGGGACGGCCAGAGGTGCGCGACTCTGCTGAGCTGCCTGCCCCGGTCTACCGCGCGCTCATCAAGTACCTTGAGGCATCAGGCCGCATGGCCCATATGTGCCCCGACAGCCCGCTCTTCGTGCGCGTTCACCCGATTTCCAACTACCCCCTGCGCTACCACAACCGCCCCCTGCACGGCACGACCATCAACCTGCTCATGAAGCAGTATGCCCGCAAGGCAGGGCTGGACGACAGCCGCATCACGCTCCATTCTTTCCGGCACACGGCGGCACGGGAGCGACACGCAGCGGGGGCCGATGTGCTGGATGTGATGCGCCTGCTGCGGCATACGAGTTTGCGGCATACCTACGAATATCTGTTTTTGCTGAGCGGGGAGGCTGATAGTACGCTGCCGCTCATTGCAGAGAAGTTTTCAGGGTTGGAAGGGGGTGAGTAGAAAATGAGGTGGTATGTCACCAAGCCAACGGATAGCCGGGGACGTGTTTTAGCAGACCGGCACTATTCACGTCAGAAGCCGGGAACGCCAGAATATGCCCCGCCGGGGCGCAAACTGGTACTGGTGGATACAGATGCGTATGCCCCTGCGATCACCGCCCTCTGGATTACCTCGTGGCCGTTTGCGCAGTTCGTCAACCGTGACTATAAGGACGCATGGCTCTGCTGTCTATTCCGCAACGAGAGCGCAGTGCTTTCCAGTGAATTGATTGTGGAAGCCATAGCCGCAACACGCTGGAAGTATGGTACACCGCCCGTCTCTGGCATGGTCACGATGATTGATGCGGCAAAGGTGACAAGCCGCAATCCCGGTTACTGCTACAAGATTGTTGGTTTTGTGCATGTAGGCTACACAAAAAGCGGCCTGCACATGCTGCAATTGAAACCGGAAGACATGCCAGAGGCAGCAATGCCAGGTGGCACACGAGCGAAGCAGATAGAGGAAGCGCGCCACTATGAGCAGTTATCTTTATTCACAAGAGGAGTATCGTAGGCACGACGGGCAAGCGCGGTGATAGTTGCGTTAAGGGTCTATAAGTTCATTGATGCCCGTTTTACCGGAAGGGAAGAGTGAGACATGAAATGTCTTTCCATTCAGCAACCGTTTGCATGGTTGATTGTCAACGGCTATAAAGACATCGAGAACCGC